ATTTTATATTGGAATATTTTTTATCTATATATTTTTATGGTAAAACTTTTATTTATATGTTTACATCGTATTAAATAATTAAATATATATAATATGAAAACTAATGTTGTTATGATCTCCAAGGATAGGGATCTTTTTGGTGTTACTATCAAGCAAGACACTAAAACGTCTTTCATGTCGTTGACTGATTTACAGGAAGCCTATACCAGGAAAAGGATTCAGGAAGGATGGAATGATAAGAGGATAGAGAATATACTTTCTAACAAGGAAAGTGCTGAGCGAATATACTATATTCTTGAAAAACAAGGATATATGATAGAAACAGGATTTCCTGTTTTTATGGAAATGGTTGAAAAAGAGTCTCTTATAAAAGTAATGAAAAAGTTTGGCGCTTATAAGACTGTTGGTAGGGGCGAGAACAGGAGAACTATGTGTAATCCTTATATATGGGTTCTTGTAGCTATGGAATTGAACCCTATGTTGTATGCCGAGGTTGTTACGTGGTTAACTGATAAGCTTATTCTTAATCGAATAGAGGCTGGTGATAGGTATAATGCTTTGTCTAGGGCGGCTTCTAGATTTAAGGATGTAGATTATGTTAAGATCGCCAAGGGTCTTAATTATATTGTTTTTAATATCCATGAAAGTATGATCAGGAATAAGGCCACGGAAGCTGAGCTGAAGGAATTGGAGCAAACACAAGGCAATCTTATATGGGCTATAGATATGGGTTATATAAAAAGTTTCGATGAACTTGTTGATATGATGAGGAAGATGTATAAGAAAAAGTGGCTTAAATAATGTTTTTACAAAAAATGTAATTTATTTATATGCCTATACACTCGTGATTGTGTTTTATTGTCGTGAACTTGTTTATTATTATGTTTGCGTTAGGTAAATATCCGAAATAACATTAAAACAATATGATTTAATCAAAGTTTTAATGTACCCGAAAGGATCCGGTTATTAGCCTAAGCCTTGAGACAGAGGCTACGTTATTTGAGAATATATAGTTACCAAGGAATGTTTGCCCAAGTTCCTTGCTCTAAGGCAAGTGATTAAATAGGAGTAGTGTATTTGCGAAACAGTGTTGCTTGCGAAAAACCTCAAAATAACATTGGCGATGGGTACTAACAGGGTTTTACCCTGACTTATGTTGAATAAACATTGAATTAGTTTGTAAAATGGTGTATGTACAAGACATAGATGGTAAACCGATGATGCCTACGACAAGGCATGGGAAGGTTAGACGACTGCTAAAAGATAACAAAGCGGTCGTTGTAAACACATGTCCTTTTACCATCAAATTAACGTACAAGACATCCGATTACAAACAGGAAATTGTGTTAGGCGTCGATGCCGGAACCAAGCATGTTGGTTTATCCGCTACGACGAAAAGCAAGGAGCTTTACAGCGGTGAGGTTATTCTTAGAAATGATGTTGTAGAACTTTTGTCTACAAGAAGAGAGTCGAGAAGAGCGAGACGAAATAGGTTGAGATATAGGAAGCCTCGTTTTGAAAACAGGGTGAAAAGCAAACGTCTAGGATGGGTAGCACCTTCGGTGAGACACAAAGTTGATGCTCATATCCGTGTTATCGACAACATCTGTTCTACCCTGCCGATATCCCGTATCATCGTCGAGATTGCCCAATTTGATACACAAAAGATCAAGAATCCTGACATCTCCGGTAACGAATATCAGGAAGGAGATCAACTTGGTTTTTGGAATGTCAGGGAATATGTCCTGGCAAGGGATGGGCATAAATGTCAACATTGTAAAGGAAAGTCGAAAGATCCGATCCTGAATGTTCATCACATCGAATCTCGTAAAACAGGAGGTGATTCACCATCCAATCTCATTACCTTGTGTGAAACTTGTCATAAGGAATATCATAAAGGGAATATCGATTTGAAGGTGAAACGAGGCAAGTCACTTCGTGATGCTGCGGTTATGGGAATCATGAAATGGAAGTTGTACGAGGAGTTGAAATCGAGATATCCAAACGTTTCAATGACTTTCGGTTACATCACGAAATACAATCGGATTAAATACGGAATAGAAAAATCCCATACATCCGATGCGTTTGTCATTTCTAGGAACTTCAATGCGAAACGAATTGAACGTCAATACTTGAAGCGTTTAATTCGTAGACATAACAGGCAAATACATAAAATGAAAATTTTAAAAGGAGGAAAGAAGAAAAACAATCAAGCTCCTTTTGAGGTTTTCGGATTTAGATTGTTTGATAAAGTATTGTATAACAATGAAATATGTTTTATTTATGGAAGAAGAAAATCGGGATGTTTTGACATTAGGGATTTCGATGGTAAGAACTCTAAAAATGTTACATATAAGAAGCTAAAACTCATTAGAGGAAAGAGATACCCAATTATATTAAAGTAAATGAACTGATTTAATAATTTTAATAAAAAAACGAATTATGTTGCACAGACCGCAAGACCGGGTACTTTTCGTATCCCCACACGCTAAGATGGTGGATGTTGATTCCATCTTATTAAAGGAAGGACAGATCGGTATTTACGATACTAAAGATACTTCCGAGAACGGTTGTAAGGCCGTGATTGATTTTACCGGTAAGCCTCGTAATGATAAGCGTTATGAGATTCGTATCGGTCGTAATGAACAAGCGGCTTCCCGTTCTATATATGACAAGGATTTTTCCACGCCTCTGTTCTCGTTGAATGAGATCACCGAGATTTACGCTTCTTGGCCGAAGAAGGATCACGCTTATGTCGATGACGTTATCTTAGGATACAATGGTGTCTCTGACGACACGGCTTTCTCCGTTTCCAAGGGCGACCGTATCGTTATCCGCTTGATTCTCGCCGGCAGGGCTTTCGAGCTTCTTGGTTACGAGGAAGGTCGTGTTGAGATCAATGACGCTATCCTTTTGGATGATTGTGACAATACCCCTAATCAATGCGAGGAATGCGATCCTTGCGAGGAGGTTGATTTGTTACCCGCCGTATTGAAGTGTATCGAGCGGATGAAAAACCAGCCTATCGCCGGTGGTGGTAAGGTGTCCGATTATATTGATATCACTCCGGTCACAAGATGTACTAACGAGGCTACTGAGCCTGATACGGAGGATGTCAATTTCTATTGCATGGAGGTATGCGATACTGGTGATGATCTGGCGTTGGCTGAGGTTCGCGCTCAATATCCAGGATTGAAGATCGTACGTGAGACTATCGAGGGTAGCATGTCACGTTATAAGGTGATGAAGAAAGGCGCTAAACCGGCTGATTATACTCAACGTCTGATCTCTATCATGAAAGGATGTACGGATTGTCCTCCTAACTATACCGAGGTTAAGGGCGGTTATCTGTATTCTATTTCCTTGGAGGATGACGGTGTTGATATGTCTACTACGGTGGAGTCATTGCCTAACGTTGTAGCCGATACGGTTAATAAGATGAGTCAGATCAAGGGATCAGGTTTGTATATTGCCGCTACTTCCAAGAAATTGACGGATGAGGAGATCTCTACTTTCGTGGAGGCCAATCCTACGGCTATTATCTACTATGTGGCTAAGACATCCGATATGTGTGAGAATCCTACGGTTCGTACCGCTTCTTGGTCAGCTTGTGGTTCTTGCAAGGTATCCACCGAGAAGTATTATATCACGATCCCGGATGATGAGTGTGGAAACAGTGCTTTGGAGGAAATCAAACAGGCTTTCCCGGAACTGGAGATCACCGACTACGGTACTCCGGCGGCTTGCCAGCATAGCTTCCAGACAACGGTATATACTAACATGTTGTGTGATGAGTGCGACAAGGTGTTCGAGGGATTCTTCACCAGCAAGGCTCCGGCGTCCTACCGCAACCGTATGTGGAAGAAATTGGAGTCGGCTCAGGAACTTGGCACTAACTGCAAGTGCGGTATCCGTTTCCGTGGCAAGGAAATGTTGTTATCTCCATCAGAGTGCTTGATGGATAAAATGACTTATATCGAGGATAGTGTTGAGATCGTTGGTGCTAGCGGCGGTTATCCTGATTCTCTTGACGAGGGGTCTCCTATCTGGTGGGATCAACTTCATTTCGAGAGACTGTCTAGCAAAGCTCCGCGTACTCATGTCGGCGGTAATATGATGGATGACGAGTTGAAGGGCTACGCTCATTTCAACGGTTTCCCGAAACATCAGGATTTCATGGGGCGGACGTTCATGAACGAATATAGTCGTGTAGAGCAAACGGCTCAGTACGTTGACTTCCAGATTACGCTCAATCCTCATAGATACGCTCAGGGATTCGGAAAGGTTATCGCTGATGATCCTATCAACTTGATCTTACGTGTACGTTACGGCGCTCATGAGGGCGTTCAGGAGATGATTAACATGATCGGTGCTGCTGCTGGTCTTGGCCCGGCCATCGTAACTGAGCCGAAATAAAGAACCTTTTTTGCGTTCATATATTTCCTAAAGGGGAGAGATTCAATTCTCTTCCCTTTTTTGTTATCTTTGAGGCAGTAGAATTAAAATATGATATTATGTCTGCGATAAATGAGTATTTAAAGAGACTGGCCTCTATATTCGGAAGCATGGGTTTCTCCGTTCCGCCAGATGACTTCTCAGGTGTTGTCATAGACGGAAAGACGTATCCGGTCATGATGAGGAATGACGGGTGTTACGTGTACTTCGATGATAAAGGAGTAAAGAGACTTGTAAGCGAGGTTCCTAAAAAGGACTATCAGTTCATTAACATCAAGGACGCCCGTGTGTCGATCGTCAACCAATGTTATCGTACTCCGGGAGGTCAGGTAGAGGCTCGTATCCATACCTATATGAATAATAAGGGTGAGATATTGGCCGAGAAGATATTTATCATCAACTCTTCAGATGTTGATACGCCTATTGGTACGGAATTGGATAAGATTCCTGCCGAGTGGGTAGCTATAGATTGTAGCATAGCGGAGATGACCGATCGGGAGTTGATATTCGTAAGTAAATGTTACGCCACGGAAGGGGGCAAGGTCCAGATCGAGGGCGTTGAGTCGGTAGACCCCCGCCTGAACCCGGAGGTATCCCATTATGAGGTGGTAAATACGACTGACGATAGCAATCCTATCGGTACGGAGTATGATAAGATACCCGATACATGGAGTCGTATAGTATGTGATTTCCCGGACATGACCCAAAGGGAGATAATACCGGTGCTTAAATGCTTTGATACCGGAACCGGAAGGGTGCAGATAGAGGGATATAAGATATTTGATTACGAGATGGGTACCAGAAAGGAATGGTATCGCGTCAAGCAAAGTACCGATCCTGAGAATCCGGTAGGTAAGTTTATCACCAGCATAAGCGATGACTGGGTTGAGGTCGTTTGTGACTTCACGGATATGGAGGACCGGGATATTGAGGTAACTGTAGAATGTTATAAGACACCGGCCGGTAAGGTGAAGCTGGAGGTTCTCACGTCATGGGACGGGAATATAGGAGTTAGGGATAAGAGCTATAAAGTCCTGGAGACTACCGATCCGTCACAACCTGAGGGCGCCAGCTTCAGTTCCTTGCCAGATACGTGGGTAAGGACTGTCTGTGATTTCGACGATATGGAGGAGCGTGACATCCGGTCTTATGTCGAGTGTTATGACGGAGGCAATGGCAATGTCAAGCTTCGTAGGCTGGTTTCTTATGACTCCAAGATAAAGGCAAGATACGTCCGCTTCGAGGTGCTTGAATCGGATGACGCCGGCTTCGTTCCGGGGGCCGAACTGGCTACCCTCCCGGACGGATTCTCTTTGGTGTCTTGTGATTTCACGGATATGGAAGATAGGATGCCTATTGATATCGAGGAGTGTTACAAGACATCAGCCGGAAGCGTACGCATGAGACATGTGGTGTCTTATGACGGTGATCTTGGGAAAAGAAACCAGTTCTGGGAGATTGTGGACTCGTCTGATAATAGGTATGGGCTAGGAAATAGGATAAATAATATCCCTGCGGATTTTATCCGTGAAAGGTGTGCTCTAGAAAGGTTGGATGATCGTATTACCAGAAATGCGGTAGAATGTTACTCGACACCGGGAGGATCGGTAAGGATTAAATCCACTTACGTTATCAACCCTTTAAATCATGTTAGGTCGTATAATCATCATGTATTGAGTTCTACAGACAATGATATCCATGTTGGTACTCAATATACCTCTTTGCCATCTAATTTCACTCGTATCGAATGCGAGGAGCCGGATTATATGGATCGACTTATAGATACCACTGAGACTTGTTATGATACCGGAAAGGGTACGGTGAAGATCAGGAGACAGGAGTCGTTGAACGGAAATCTGGATGTAAAGACTTTCGACTATAAGATCGTTGAGTCTACCGACCCCGATCATCCTATCAATACTACCCCTACGCAGACGGTTATTAACGGCTGGACGGTTATCAGTTGTGATCTTAATATCATGGACGTGGATGATTGTTATGAGATCGGTGGTCATAAGATACATTTGAAGGGATTCAGGACAGTCAATCCGGCATTGCAGGATATTAAGTCCAAGTTATACGTCGTATATTCCGATCATCCTGATTATAATGTAGGTGATGAGCTTACCTCCATACCTGATGGAGCTAAGGTAACGATCTGCGATTACGCGGATAAGAGCCAAAGACATATGGTTCCGGTGCGAGAGTGCTATGAGGTGGCCGATGGCCGGTTCTATGTGGAGGGGAGCCGGTTGATTGATAACAATATGGTCGTAGAGCGGACGTCGTTGATGGTGATGGAGTCATCCTCCCCGACCTACCCGGTAGGGACTACGCTGACCTCCATCCCCGATGGCGCTACTATCGTGGCTTGTTTATGTCAAACCTGTTAATATCAAGGCTATGGTTAAGGTATGTAATGATTATTATATGATTGACGCCCTAGCCGGCGGTGAGGTCATAAGGAAAAGGAAATATCGTCGTGAGAATACGATGATAGGATATAAGTGGTATGATTATAATGGGGTCGAGGTAACTGACCCCATTGAGATATCACGTCTTGACGGATTGGCTACTAAGCATCAACGTGTTGATGAGGCTTATGATGATCATGCCATTTTCATGTCGTCAACCAATTACGTTAACAGCGTTTCCGGTATACCTATGGATAAGCATATGGTTGTCGTTGAATGGAGGCCGGATAGCGAGCAGGGCTTTGTAACCATGGCTCATGATGAGGGTCTTGATGGGGACAGCTATTATATAGTTGTTATCAATGCCGGAGATAAGCAGGCTACGATCTACACCCCCGTGGACCCTGAGGATCCAAAGGATGGGACTTCCCGTGCGGTTGATGGCGATAACGTTTCCGTTGGCGGATCATATGTCTCTATATCCCCCAAGCAAGTAGAGAGGATAAGGGCTACTTTCCGTGATGGTAAATGGTATTATGAGTTAGTCACAAAAACATATCCTAGTAATACTGGAGGCATTAAGATCGGGGATGTTGATTTTGTGACGTTCAGATATTTATGGGAATCAAGTTCCGGAAGGGACTTGGACACGATGACGGAAGCCCTTAATTCTAATGTTCCCACCATAGATAATCTTGCTGTAGGTTGGTCTGGCCCCGGAAATGGAGATAGCTCTGTTAGAGAAGTTCTTAAATGGGGTGGTGATAATACCGGTTCTGGTAAGGAATGTGTTTGGATGTCGGTGAAGGATTTAAGGGCTAAATATTATGATATCCTACCTGAAGAGACGTATTTCATGGCCTACGCTACATGGTTTGGATCTAAAGGTACGGGTAAATGTTCTTTTGAACTTGTTGGATACAAGGGAGGTACGATGAGCCAAGATGGATATAATTTCATCAATACCGGTGGATCTGTGGTGTATCAAAATACGTATGATTTTGTTTGTCATACCAGCAAAGGCTCATCTACGTATAAGACATCCTACGAGAAGGTGGCTCGTGTTACCTACAATAAGCTCACTAACGAGGTTTATATGTCCATCGGTGACGCTATAGATCAGGAGGATAATTATGATAAGTTAGAGCGAGAGATCAATAATATAAAGGAAAGACTTAGCGATGTCGAGAGCGAGTTGGCTGTCGTAAGACGTATAGCTGAGGGCAAGAACACGGCGTATATCTTTGATACGGTCGATGCCATGAATGAGTGGCTGGCGGTTCCGGAGAACACGGCTAAGCTCCGTGTGGGGGACAGCTTCTGGATCAGGGAGCAGGAGGTACCTGATTATTGGTGGGATGGAACTCAGGCTTTAGAGCAGGAAGGTCCGAAGGTTGATTTATCTCCTTATTATACGAAAGACGAGATTAATAATATTGTCAATGATATCAATCAGAAGATAGAGGATAAGAGTACGTCTATTATCTTCGATACTTATATCCAGATGAAGTCTTTCGTGGATGATTCAACTAACGCCGATAAGCTTAAGGAAGGTACTATCTTGTTGATACGAGAGAAAAACGTACCTGATTATTATTACGATGGTGCTGGGATAGTTAAGATGGAGGCCGATGTAGAGCAATGTCTTTACGTTACTTTGGCTAATAAGCCTACGGAAAGCACTATAAGTTATACTCAAGATCGGGAGGTGACTAATTTCGCTCATGGAGCTATAGCTAGATGGGTTGACGCTGATGGTAATAACGTTTTTTATAAGCTTGTAGAGATAGTAGGTGGTAAGGCTAAGTGGATTACGTTGATTGATACAAGATATGGTAATGTTACGTTGCAAAGCACTTATGACAAGAACTATGAGATCGTGAATATCGTATCTGGGTCTAGGTTACAGGCTATAAATAGCGAGAAGAATGATATCAAGTTCGTTAATAGTGCTACGGGTAACGTGACTGTCGTGTTGAATGGGACCGTATCAGGGGGAGCCAAGAAGCTGGTGAGTATGCTGGCGGTTAACGAGGTAGTCTTGACCCCAGGAGCGGCGGTGTCGTTTACCCGGAACGGTGATGAGTTCGTGCTCACGGAGTTGTTTGGCGTTACGATCTTCCCCGATCTGGCGGATGCCAATCGTGAGGGTGAGTGGGTCATGAGTGTAGGCATAACCGGTAACCCGATCCTCATGGAGGTAAAGGAGATGCGTAAGTGGGATGAGAGCATAACCAAGGAGCTTACGATAGATGAGCTTAACGAGAAGTTTCCTAATGTGGATATCGGATTCGCTGTCGTATGTAAGACCATCAACAAGGTATATGAGATGGTTAATGGATACAAGGAATGGGTGTCTTATGATATAACATCAATTAGCTGATATGGGATTTTTGGTAGGATATGATACGGTCTTGTCCTCGGTGACGTTTTACGTTAATGAGGACAGGTTCCCTTGTTATAATGGGAGGAATGCTGATTATGTGCCTGATCCGATAGTAGATTTAGGTAATTTTAATCGTAATCTCAGGTTCTCGGCAAACAATCCAGGATTCGTGGACGTCGATTGGGGTGATGGGACAAAGGATCAATACCCTTTGGTCAAGATATCTGACGGTAGTTATAGGATAGTATTCAGGTCTTTAGATATTGAGTACAAAAAGAATCCTGACGATACTACATGGTGGTATAGGAAGGAGGATGGATCTCAGTATATACCGGTTCCTCCACATAAGTATAGCGATATCAGGCGTAGGAAGGTTACGATGAGGTTCTCTAACGTAATCAATGGGGAGTTCAATATGGATGGTATTGTCCTCCATGAGTTTCCTGTAGTTAATCTACCTGATATAACTTATTTGGCTATGGTCAGATCCGTTCTTAAAAATGGCGATATCCCATATGACAGGATAAGTAAGAGCGTTAATCTTCGTAATATACAGATGGGGTCTTTTTCTCATCCTGGTGTATGGAGTAATTGGCCAGAAAGTTTTTTGAACATGAAAGATCTGAGGTATTTCGGATGCAATAACATTTTTAACTTCGGGGATGATCCTGATTCTAATTGGAGAAGATTCTCTGAATGGAAGAATCTTACAAAGTTTAACTTCAACTGGTGTAACATTCCTTCTTATGATCCGGCTTTTAATTCTATTCCGGCAAAAGATATAAGCATTATAAGCGATAGGAATAATATACCTGTATTTGATGAGGTGGATAAGGTAGGGGATGATAAGACAGGCGTTACCTTTATGGGTGGTGGTAGCTCATGGAAACAAGATCTGGTAGGAGGGAAATTAAATAAGATCCATAATACGTATTGTTATTCAAGTGTGGTGCCGGTAGATGATCTTCCAGATTGGTTGTATGAGGTAAGGGAATTTAGGATATGGTTTTTGCGTGATTATGGTAAATTTATAAATACGCAGGAGAGGGCTGACACGTTCGTTAACACGTTTTATGATAAGATAATGTCGTGGAGTTATATAACGATGTCACAGACGGCTTCTGACGGCAACAGGAATCAGTTTTATAAACTTACCTTAGATTTATATACTGCCGCAGCTCCTACTAATAAGAGACCATCTGGCGTTTATCAAGCCCCTGAGGGGTTTGTCAAGGGGGTTAGTAATGGTAATCCTACGACGCCTATGGAGAAGGTGTATGTGCTTACCAACAACTACGGGCAGACATGGGTCTTGGCCCCGGCGCCAGCCTCCAAGGCCGCCCTTACGAGGGCAAGGCGGGCGGGGAAGACTAGGATCGCCCCGTTTGTCCTTGGCGTAAAGGACGGTCATGTATCAGTATTTAGCGGAGACGTATTGGATGATAATATGAGTAAGTATAATTTCGCCGACAAATACGAGGCTATAGATATCTGTAACGATCTGGGATTGGACAGTTCACCGGTTGTCGAGTATTTCAGGAGAATAGAGGAGGGAGAGGTATGAGGCTGATATGTAAGGATACGAATAAAGGGTCTATAACCTTTTTTACTAAGGGTAAATACGCTTTTAGGGGCGTTAACAGGAATGATACTACTGATGATGTGCCTGATCCTATATTGGATGGTAATAATTATAATGAGATTATAGGATTTTATTCTAATGCTCCCGGCATGTGCAAGGTTGATTGGGGAGATGGGAATAAAGAGCAATTCCCTTTTGTAAAGGCTAGGAGTGGATCTATATATGGTCAATATAGGTTGATGTTCAGGAGAAGGGATATAAGTTATCGTAAGAATCCCGACAGTCACCCATGGTGGTTTTATAAGGATGACGGGAGTGAGTATATCCCTGTCCCCAATCATACTTATGATGATGGCATGGATAAGGAGCGTGTGATATCCATGTCTTTTACCAATGATGTTACGATGATGGAATCCTATAGGATTATGATGGTAGGTTTCCCTATACTTGATATGCCTAGCCTTATCAATATAATTATAAGTATTCCTGGGGATCGTACCATAACAGATATACCAAAGGATAGGATAATGAGATCGGTAAATATAGAGCGTATAACATTAAGTGAGTTTGGTGTGGATACGTTGACGTCCATCCCGGAGGATTGGAATAGACTAACTAAATTGAAAGGTCTGAATTTGTCCAAGTCTATTGACTTTAGTGATACCGAAGCTTCCAATATAAGGAAATTCCCTTCCATGTGGCCTAATTTGGAGATGTTGGGTTTAGCTGGTGGAAGGGTTAGGGTATATCCAAGGGAATGGCTGTCTTTTAGCAAGCTAAGAGAATTATATATATCCCCGGGAGTGGCTATGCCATCGTTTGATCCTAATACATGCCCGGCTATGGATGAGGTGGATAGGATAAATTCTAGTTTAAAAATTTTCAGTCATATAAACAGATGGTATGGATCCGTTGTAAGTTGGCATCCGTATATGATCGGCAAGGGGCTGGAAAATATCACTAGCCTTATCGCCTCATATGGCTATAGTAATATAGATGTAAGTAATCTCCCGGATTATATATATGAGATGAGGTCTATGAATAGCTTTTATATGTATTGCGGCTTGTCAACCCAAAGTCGATGTGATACGTTTATATCGACATTATATGAGAAGGTGATGGGATTTGATTATCTCACTATGTCTTCCTCTGCTTCCGATGGCAAAAGGAATCAGTTTTATGGATTGTATCTAAGTATGTATTTAGCTTCCGAGCCTGATGATAAAAGACCTAGTGGCGTATTACAGGCTCCCTCTGGTTTTATAAAGGGTCAGTCTAATGGCTCTCCGTCGACTCCTATGGAGATGGTTTATGTGCTTATGAATAATTATGGATGGAGGTTTAGTATGGCACCAGAGGCTTCGGTGTTAAGGTCAATACGATCTTCTGATATTGACACGAGGTTGTATAAGCCATATAAGCTTATCGTATTTGACGATGGGCGTACCTTTGTAGGCAATGGAGATGTTTTAGCTCATGATACGGATAAGGTATTATCGTTTGGGGGTCAACCAGAAGGGGAGTTTTTATGTGATTCTATGGGATTGGACAGGAATGTTATTGTAGAATATTTTAACAAGATAGGTAATGGCTAAGACATTATATAAATATGAGGCTTCATCAAATAAGTTCGTGTGGTTCACTACATGGGATAGGGCACTTAGAAATTATTATACCGATGATTATAATTATGTACCCGATCCTGTGGTTGGTAATCCTTATAATACGTTTGTTGAGTTTAGATCCAGAAAGCCCGGTATGGCTAATGTGGATTGGGGGGATGGAATAAAGGAACAGTTTCCTATGACCAAGGTACAAGGGCAGGATAATTATCGTATCATATTCCGTTCTTTGGCAATACAACACAAGAAAAATCCCAATACTACGTGGTGGTTCAGGAAGGAGGATGGATCGCAATACGTACCTGTGGATAATCATGCTTACGCTGATGGGAGGAGGGACGTACAACGGGCTGTGTCGATAGATTTTACTTGTGATATTTATTATGCCAATATCCAAGTTTGCAAGATGACATCTTTCCCGATTGTGGATATACCAGGACTTGAGTTTTTGGTCGTATCCCATACGCTGTATGTTAATGACGGTATACCTGTAGACAAGTTGTCAAGATCCAAAAAGTTAATTTATATCGATCTTCAAAATATAGGGCAAAGAATGACCGTAATTCCTGAGGCTATAACCAGCAAGACAGAGGTATATTATTTAAATATGTTTAATATGCTTGATCTTAGGGATATAGAATCTAGCGGAATAAGGAATATAAAGAATATGAAAAATCTTCAAACCCTTGAATTGTCTTCATGTTATTTGGATAGGTATATAAAGGAGTTTAATGATCTTCCTAAATTAACTTCGTTGAAAATACATCCTGGCCCTTCTGATATGTGGAATTATTTTGATATAAATACCCTTCCTTTTTTCGAGGTAGATAAGATAAATCCTAATATTACTGATTTTTATTTTTTAGATGACTGGGTAAGTGGAGAAAGGAGGACGGGTTGGAATGATGATAATATGTCTGGAAGGGGATTGGAACATCTTACTAGTTTCATTGCAGCTCATAGCAATAGTCTTAGAATGGATAAGCTTCCGGATTATATTTATGAGATGAGGGCTATTACATGGTTTAACGTGAATTGTTCTACTCATAGCCAGCAACGATCAGATGATTTCGTGGATTCTTTTTATAAACTGGTTACGGAATGGGATCAGATAACCATGACATCGGTAGCTAATGACGGAAAGAGGAATCAGTTCTATGGTCTTTTGGTAAGCATGCATACTGCTGCTTATCCAACCGAAAACCAGCGTCCTTCCGGCACGGAGCAGGCCCCAGAGGGATTCGTGAAAGGCTCGTCCAACGGGTCTCCCGCTACACCTATGGAGAAGATATATGTATTAAAAAATAATTACGCCCAGAAATGGACGATAAAACCAGCTTGACATGAATAGGAATGATATTATAAAAGAACTTGGATCGTATTTTGATATAGTGGAATTGGTGTGTCCTCATACGTACAATAAGTGGAAGGACAGATCGTGGCAGTTTCTTGATACAGCGTTTCTCCATAATCTTCTTATATTACGGAGGGATATAATTAAACAGCCTATGTATTGTAATAATTGGGACAAGCAGGGGCAGTTTTCCCAACGTGGTCTTAGATGCAACATCTGCCAGATAGTTAAGGATAAGAAAGATGTTTATCTATCCGCTCATGTGTTGGGTAAGGCTGGGGATTTCGATGTCAAGTCAATGACGGCGGAACAGGCCAGAGGCTTGATTTTGGATCATCAAGATATGTTACCATATCCTTTCCGGCTTGAAGGGAAGGTGGGTTGGTTGCATTTTGACAGCCTTGATACGAGGAACGGTATACACGCCGTGGTGTTTTAGGTACTTAACGGTATAGTGGTTAACTTTGCGTATATGGTATAAAATGAAAGACAAAGACATGATAGAGCGAGTGGGGGCTTTATGGAATATAGCGCTTGCGTATGGTGCCTCTTGCTGGGCTTACTTCCAGCCAGTGCATCATTTATTGACCGTATTACTTATAGTATTAATAGCGAATTTTTTGGCTAGGTTAGCGCAAAGCGTAAGGGGCTGGAAGCTCCGTAGAAGCCGTAGGAGGAGGTTTAGTTTCAAGAGATGGCTTAGGGAGGTCAGGTTCACTGATATTCTTAAGGAGTTCGCTTTGTCTTGTTTTATAGTAATGACATTATGTGTTATATATAAGACGTTATACCCGATCGAGGAGGAGGCTAGCATGATACTTACCGTTACCAAATATGGGGTGTATATAGCCCTTGTTGGATATGTGATGCTTTTCTTGAATACGATAGGGGATGCTTTCGCTGACGCTTATTTGGTTAAGGTGTTCAAGGCTGTATTCAAGAGAATAAACGTGTTCAAGATGTTTAGCTTCTCCAAGAACATACCTGATGAGACGTTTGACGATATAAGGAGGATTGCCGATGATGAGGTTAAGGATAAGTCTTAAGGCTGTTTTTTGTTTAGGTCTGTCGCTATTCCTGTCCTCTTGTGGAAGCAGGAGGCAGGTTAGCGACACGTCTATAGATAATCGTTTGATAAGCAGGATAGAGACGATGATAGATGAGGTCATGGACCGGAAGATCGTAGAGATCAGGACATCTGATCTTAATGCTGATATTGTCATAACTGAGAGGAAATTCGATACTACGAAGGAGGTGGATCCATCCACTGGGGAGCGACCCGTGTCCTCCCAGACGGACGCTCATATCGTCATAGGCCGGCGGGACAGCACGGTGACGGCCGATTCCGTTGGCATTGATAAGACGATCACCGGTATTGAGGATATTGATAAGAAGACAGACATCGAACATAAGGATGTAGATGACAAGAAAGAATCAAGATGGCCAATAGCTATCACATCAATTAGCGTGTTGTTGATATTATTGGGCTTAATATATTTGCTAAAGAAGATGAAGGTTTTATGAGACGAAGAATGATTGAATATACTAGGGGGGGGGTGATTGATGATTATACTAGGTTTTTGATGAGATTCAATGGTAATTTTAAGGTAGAGGGAAATCCTACTCCCTCTGGCAATCTCTTTATAGCCAATAACGCCAATCTTATCACCGATGGCTCAATACAATGTGCCCAATATAACAAAACGGATCCTTTTCTTTATACTATCATAAACACCAAAGAATCGTTATTGCCTGAGCTGTTTTATGACGGTCATCCATTTACTATAGACTTTTGGTATAAGTCAACCAATCTTGTTACAAGTTGTTTGGTTGAACATGAATATCCTAATGGTATTTTTTATTTTGGTGTAGTTTTAACAGGTACTGGTTTTTATTTTTTATTTCAAGCTCAACAAGCTGGTTGGCATGTTGATAGAGTTGAGGCAAACAAATGGTATCATATAGCTATAGTCAGAAGCAGTAATGAATATGACATATTAAGATGTTTTGTTAATGGTATACTTATTATTAACACGAAAACCAATAATACGCTTTCCCTTAGGTCTTTTAACCTAGGTATTAATACACGAGGTGATGGTATGGATAACGGAAATTTTATGATGGACGATTTCAGGATAAGTGATATAGCTAGATGGGATTCGGATTTTGAACCTCCAAAAAGAAAGGGATTATGATCTACCATAATCCCTTGCCATTCATCCTTACCCACGTATCAACCAAAACCAAAATGAGGTCAGTCCCGGATTCGAACCGGGGTATATGGTTTTGCAGACCACCGACTAAACCGCTCATCCAACCGACCGCATCGCGAATATAAAATTTTGTCTTTGACCAGACAACTTCTTTGACCAGATTTTTACTCAACTAGAAACTGCCTTGAAGAAAATCCCTTATCTAGTAAATACCAGGTGAGGCAATATCTCTTTGAGGTCTATCTCTGTTGACACCAAAGGAAATGTGGCGGCTCCGTAAGGCAGGGCAGGAGGTATTCCCACACGGCCGGCCAGGAGCGGAGCGACTCGTAGCCCACCTCCCTTTTCCCCTTGGCGTATTACGCTTAAGCGTTGGAAAGAAGTAAACATATCAATGCATTAACGTCTAATGTAGGTAGTTGTTTGTCGATTAAAGATCCATTAATAGCATAAGTAGATGTCAAAAATACACTAAACTAAATTATTGATATAAGTTATTGTTGAGATCTTGATTTTTCAATCTACTATATATTTTCATGTTAATGTAATTAAGTTATATACTTTAGATAATAACAAAGCGTTAGCTAACTCTTTTTAATCAATAGACTTATGAGATAAATAAAGAAAATCTTTATAATGAGACTCCCTTCTTAAGGGGGCGAAAGTTTCTTATATCACATGTCACAAAATGGACAACAGTATTTATAAAAGAGGGTGGATAAATAAATTCATCTATTTTCTTAACTATCCCTACGATAGTCTCCCTACGCAATGTCTAAGTTAAATCTAGACCATGGCGATCGCCGTAAAAAGCCGTGATCATAAACAAAAAAATGAGTACTTTCACAAGCACTCATTTTGAAACGACAAAGTTTTTAGTATCTTTGTACTATACAAAAATCAAACATATGGCAAATTTAACATTAATATTCGACCAATTCGTATCTTTCTCTGAAAAAAAGAGGATGTCAGAAGAAAATAGGGCCTTGAGGAGGGATTCAGGCAAGGTTATCCTACCTTATTTGTTTAATGACAATGCTAATCCTTGTTGCGACAACCCTAGGATAAAGCGTCAATCATCATCCAAGTCAGAGATACTTGAGAAGCCGATATCGGAGACACTGATAGGCCTTCTTATCATATGCCTTGACCCTATAAGGTTCAGGGTGTTAGGAGTACAGTACAATATCAAATGGTTTTACTATTTTGTTGATGAGATAGTGCGCTATTATATCAAGCATCAACGTCTTGGTGGCGATAATCTCGCCTATCAGGTAAGGCTTGTCAGGTGGCTTCTGCTTAGTTACGTGAACGTGGCTATCGTCCATGGCTATTATGCTATGGTGAGGAAGGCGAAGAAGGAGCATCCTGACCTTTTTGTACATAGTAATAAGGCGAGGTATTATTATTGGGAGAGTTGCCCTTCCGAGTATAAAAAGCTAGAGGATGAGAGAAATACAAACAATCCTACTTATAAGGCTCATGAGTGTAACAGAAAGCGCGCCGAGGATATCAAACGTGTTGTTTATGACTCCATGGATTCGATCAGGAAACGTGACCTTAAGGATTTTGTGTCTTCCAAAAACAATGGGGTGAGCATTTATTTTAAGGAAAAGGTTCAGAACAAGGTCAGGAAGAAGGGCTTTGGTAATGTCAGTATCAAGACCATAGAGAGGGCTATAAAGAGCTATTTAGATGAGCGTGGTGTCACTTTCTCTGAGTTCGTCGATGGGGTGAGGAAGTTGGATAGGAAGATAAAGGAAGTCAAGTCCGCTTTTGGCAAGGTTAAAAGGATTAAGATCTTTGGCGTCAAGGCTTATGATTATGTGTCTGGAGATGAGATAGTTGATGAGTTTGGTATGGCCGCGTTGTCTGATGAGGTGTGGATTCCTGATAATAGCACACCGTTCCTTGACGATTATATTGAATTGCAGTATTTGTCTAACAATTTTAATTTCTAATATTATGGTTAATATAAAATCACATGACTTTTATACGGTGTTTGATGATAAGAAGCAACTTTTTAAAGTATCATCATTATTTGATTCTTTAGATGAATCTGAAGATATAGTCAAAGATTTGATGGATTCTGGCACATTCATGTATGTTGTTGACGAACGACTGTCTATGATATGGGTGGATATATTTATGATGATAGAGCTTCTTGGGGAATATGATGGTGGGGATGTTAAGGATTTGGCTATTAAATGCTCTTCTCTCTATTTGAGAGATAAGGTGATGCGTTTAATTGTCGATTATGTCAATTGCGATTCTGATGATTATGATGATAGCGTTGATCCTATATTGAGTTATTGTAGCAATCTTATTCATAGTGGTGATGGGAATATTGATTATCTGCCATTGTCCGACATGGTAAGTTTGAATGTAGGGAATTATATGTCAGATGACATGCTGAAGCTATTTGATATTGCCAAGGAAGACACTCGCATAATATCTATATTGTTTGTTTTGTTAAGTAGACCGTATGTTGACGATTATGGTTTTTTTACTCTTACTGATTTGCTTTCTATGATGATTGACAAAGGTTTTATTGGTGATCGTGATGATATAGTGAATGCCTTAGGGTTTATCTTAAAGTAGATTTATTGTATTGGTATGACCCTATTTTGTATCTTTGCTTAAAAGTAGTAAAGATGAATCAGATAAATATCATACCGAAGATAATTCATGATAAGTTTGCCGCAAGGATTATCATGGATGATTATGATATAGAGAAACCTATCGTTATTACTGTCGTGGCCAGACGTAACGATGGTGAGTATAACACCCAGATATTGACATACCCGACATCTGGCGTTGATTATGAGGGTAATGTAAGGATGGTGTTTTTCGATGTCGCTAGGTCTCATGTTTGCCAGATAACATCGGTATTTATCAACGGTTATGAGGTCAAGACATATTATACCGATGTCTCGGATCTTGATATGCAAGCCCGTTATGATGATAGCTTGTGCCGGTACGACAAGAAGGTTAACATGAACGATATCCGCTTGTCGTTTCAAGTACTGGAGACACGTGATCCAAAGGTGTTGCAGGTTCTGGATGAGTCGGAGTGGGGGCTGCTGGAGGATAGGAAGGCGATCATCGAGATCACTACCCCTGGGATGTCCGACCCCGTTACGTTGTTTCTTGGCAAGAATCAGGTCAATACCTTTACCAGCCTAACGCTAGGTCTCAATTGTTTTAATTATGATGATTGCAATGTTAAGTATCTTGATCTTCCAGACGGTATATATGATATTAAGATCATAGGTAGCCCTTCTACTTACAGCTTCAGTCGCAAGTATCTTAAGACGGATCTTATACGCAGACGTCTCGACCGGCTATGGATCAAGACTGATGTCTTATGCGAGGACAAGGATAAGGGTCTTATAGACAAGATACAGGAGATGGAGACACTTATGGCCGTAGCCGAGGCGAATGTCAGGTTGGATAACATAAGGGCCGCCCATGAGATTATTGATCGTGTCGGAGAGCTTCTTGAGATGGCTACCAATTGCGTGGATTGTTAAACATAAAAATATTTAGTCGTGGGTTGTAATACTTGTAAGGAAAAGGCGTTAAGGGCCGAGAGAGAAAGGATTGAGAGAAGCATGATGAATCATTCTTCTTCTACCGTTGTTAGCGATATGGAGTACGCTTCTAGAAGTACCGCTGGTTGTATGGTTATGCAAGATCCGTTGCAGACAATGGAGCGTGACGTGGTTAGTATATATAAGCAAGTTCGTACCAAGGGTGATGGCGTGGGTGTATCTTATCTTAATATGCAGAAAAAGATCCGTGAATGGATCAAGAACCTGCCGTATGGATGCCCGCCTGACGAGGAGGTACAGGAAATGAGAAAGGAGATTCTGAATGGGCGCGCAGAGCATATCAAACCTTGATAGGACGGATTTATGTAAGTCCGTAGACGAATGGCTGTCCTGCCAATGGGGTAGATATATGAGATACCATAGGTATAGGATCGGGAATAAGCCCGATATATCCTATTGGGGTAAGATAATTCGTCTGCAAAGGTCATTATGTGATAATGATTGCGGGTTATGCCCGGATGAGGTGAGATCGTTAAAGGAACGTGTTAATAAGTTACTGGCATGAAAAAATACAGTTGTTTACATATAACTCCGTCCACTTGCGTACCTTATGAGGGTGATCTACCAGAGTGGTCAAAGCATAAGGACTCTGATGAGTGTGTTATGATCTCTGATGTGATAGAGGAGATATATGACGAGCTTACCCGTATCAGGGAGGCTATAGATGTACGGGATCTTGGCGAGTCTTGCGTGAAGATAAATGGCGATAAGACCGTAGCGAAAATCCTTTACGCTATTGAGGATAAGATTTGCAATGGATGATAAGCCAATGGATAAAAATCGACATTGGTGATAATCAGATGTATAGATATTGATTTATGATGTATTGCTAGATGTTAAGCTACTGTAAATAAAGTATTCAATTTGTAAGGGGTCTTCTAAATAAGTAGGTTAGATAGATACTCTTGCAAGTTGTAAAATATCTTTATGTGTTAGATATAAAAAATAGCCAATTGATTTGTCATAGACGATTCGATTGGCTATTTTTGTATGTCCATCATATCTCACGATGTAATGGACATAGGTTATTTATTATGAGTGCAAATATAATTATTTCCAATGATTCTATGAATAATAGTAGTAGGATTTTGGCGTCTAAATCCAACGAAAACGGATTATCTACAATATTTAGCTACAATGGTAATGATATAACTTTCAAAACAGAGAACGGTATCACTTATGTGAATGCTACCGAAATGGCGAAGCCGTTTAAAAAGAGACCAAATGATTATTTATCGTTATCTTCTGTAAATGAGTTAATTAATGCCATTACCAGAAAATATGGTAATGCTGATTTTCAGCCTGTTACGATTATCAGGGGTACGGTTAGTCCTGGCACATGGATGTGTGAGGATCTGGCTTTGGATTTCGCTCAGTGGCTTAGCGTTGATTTTAGGTTATGGTGTTTGGACAGAATTAAAGAGCTTCTCACTACAGGCAAATGCGTGATTCCTGATTTTAATGATCCTCCCGCCGCTGCTGAGGCTTGGGCTAAGGAATATCGTGGCAGGGTAGCCGCCGAGAAGCTGGCGTTAGAGGAGAGGGCCAAAGCCGAGGAGATGGCTAAGGTTCTTGAGTCGAAGAAAGAGGATATAAAATTTTCAGAGTCGTTTATCATGTCTGGAGAGTCAGATTTGCTGGTAAGGGATTTAGCCAAAAAGCTTGAGCAGAATGATATAATTATAAGCGATAAATGTTTACGAGATTTTCTTGTTAAGATAAAGATAATAGTCAAAAGGGTTAAGGTTAATGGAGATTGGGAGATTACGGCTAATGCTGTAAGGAAAGGGTTTGCTCATTATCGTGATAAGAATATATGCACCGAATCTGGTAAGGTTATATATGCGAGGACTATTTACATAACAGGCAAGGGATATAAATACATATTGTCATCTATAAATGGTAGCAAGAAAAGTGATTTCATATTATGTGGAGGTATGTTTAGGGACTATGGGGTGTTCGCCGGATCGGAGTCGTTTAATCACTGGGATAATTAATTCCATTTTTGCCCAAAAATTGATAATCAGGCAACTGCGTATTTGCATTTACGGTTATGTGTCTCATATCGGTAAAATATTTATCTTTGTGACAAAGTGAATTACGATGATATACGGCAATAAAGAAATAGTACGGACGTTCACCAGAAACAACCTACCTGCCGGGTACGTGGGCGGCTCTGTTGACTACCGGGTCCCGGCCAACGTCTATTTTGGCGATACGCAGGAGGAGGCTGACAGCAAGGCTGAGGATGATATCAAAGCCAACGGTCAGGACTACGCCAATACATATGCCGACATAATACCGGCTGTATGGTATAATGATCAGGTATGCGATGAGTTTATCAAGAATAATTGCGTAAGCGGTAAGGGATCCAAGGAGCAGGTATGTATAGAGGAAGGTAGGTTTGTCTCTTACGTATCCAAGAAAGATGCCAATGATAAGGCTAGGGTGGAGCTTGGACGGATCGGGCAGGGGGAGGCCAACTCCGTCGGGGCTTGCTGCGAGGACTGGGCCTCACAGCCTTTTCGTGGCTTGTTTTACAAGAACGATTGTGAGGCTGGCACATCGGGCAAGGAAGGTATTGTATATGAATTACCAGCCGGAGCTGTCATATCCGATATCTCCCAGATAGACGCCGATACGTTAGCCTATAGGAAGTTCATGAAAGAAGGTCAGGAGAAGGCTAATGCCGAGGGTAGTTGCTCACCTGTATTCTATAATACTATGATCGGTGATTGGTTCGAGAAGATATGTCCATTCGGATATAAGTCCGGTAAAGTATATTACTCTATCAAAGCCAACAGGTTTAGGTCATGGATATCGGTTGAGGATGCCAACGCCAAGGCTCGTGAGGTCTTGATGGTAGAGGGACAGGAGTACGCTGATCTTAATCTTGAGTGCGAGAAATGGATCGAGAATATCGATCAAGAGGATCAGTGTTATTGGTAAGAATGCGTTTGTGTTTTCCATAATAACCTCAAATAGTATTAAAATCGATAAAAATTATTAGTCGTTTTTAATATACCCTTTAACAGGGACGGGTTATTAGCCTAAGCCTTGAAATAGAGGCTACGTTGGTTGAGAATGATATAGTTACCAGAGGATGTTTACCCAAGTCCTCTGCTCTAAGGTAGATGGTTAAAAGGAGTAGCGTATTTGACAAAACAGTGCTGTCTATAAAAACCTCTTCCAACATTGGCGATGGGTACTAACAGGAGCGATCCTGACTTATCCCTTAACCGGGATTACATTCCAAGGGAATCCTCGGGTTCCTGAGGAATGTTTTAAAGCTTGTATGTAGTTTAATAAGTTTAACAGATTTATTAATATGGACGATTGTGAGCATAGCGTAATTTTGGATTATTTTTCACGTAAATATTTTAATATGAGAGATAGCGTTGAGGTGGTAGATACATTATCTGGAAAGACTATTCGTGTGGATAATGATCAGTATATTCGTATTCAGGATTTAATACTTAAATTGGATATGCTTTTTATTGAAGATCCTTACAAGTGTAGGATTTTAATGGATATACTTGATATAGATTATATTTACCTGTCTATATTTTCCATGAAAAACATTTACACTAAAAGAGATAAGTCTTATAAAACATATATAGCATTTGATGAAAATACGCTGTTATACAAAATAGGTAGATCTTCTAATCCATTTAAGAGGATAAAAGGTTCTTCTACATTTTCTCCTTTTGTTAAATTGATGTTTGTGTCTGATAGAGATGTAGAATCAGCTATTCATAATAAATATAGTAAATGTAGAAAATTGGGAGAGTGGTTTGATTTGCCTGAAAAGGACTTATGTGATATCGTGAATAATTATGACTTTGTTAAATATGAGGGAAGATGAGGGATAAAAAATATGTGTGTATAACTGATTTGATGAATAAGGCTAGAGATATTGAGAATAAGAGTATAAAATTATCTGATGTTGTTAAATATCCTTCGTCGTCTCTTGTGATAAAATCATTCCTCTCTTCTTTTGGAATAGATTTAAAAGATGAGCCTGTCACTTTGATGGTTTTAAAAAGAGAAGGTTTTGCCAAGAGGGTAGGCAAGGGTGATGGTCAGAAGTGGATGATGGAATTTAACCTATCCTTTGTGCTGCTATTTTTAGCTTTTGGAAGTTTAGCGTATGATCTGTTGTACGATAATATTTAATTGATATTACAATCTGTGGAAGCCGGGAATAATTCTCGGCTTCGTTGTTTAATAACGTATGTTGTCTTATAATCAAACCAAATAAGTATCTTTGCTAAAAACATTAATATTATTAATATGTGTAATACAGGTGGTTGTTGTCATGATCATTCACGGGAACGTCCCGAAGAGTGTTGTCATGGCGTTAAGATAGATAGGTTTCTTAACAAATGCCCTAACGATCCTTGTGATCCTTGCGATCGAGATTGTCAGGACGAACCTTGTGTTGGTTATGGATGTCCTATAACCTTGTATGATAAATGCGTCTTGTACTCAGGCGATGAGTTGGTGGTGGATGGTATAGAGAAAGGTACTGATATCTCTGTCGTTATAGACTCATTGAGGCGTATTATAGCGTCTAGGGATAAGCAGATAGATTTATACCATCGTGAGGTTCTGGATTTGAAGAGGATTATAAACGAGCTTGTCAACGCCGGTGGTAGCGGCGGGGATAGCGGAACTGAAGAGGAGGTTTGGTGATGAACGGTTGCAACAAAAAACAATACAGACCTACTGTAGACGACACGAAAGTACCGTGCTCTACGTACATGAGTACCGATTGTATTTACCCCGGTGATAAGGTACGTGTGGAATCATTGGGATTATCCCCTAATTGCGATATGTCCGATACCCTTAACGCTATGATAAAGGCTATACGGGATAGGGATGCCGAGATATCCGAGTTGAGAAGAATGATCAACAAATTAATTTGATAATATGAGAAATTGTAATCCATGTAAGCCGGAATATAGACCGGGGAACGAGTGTAGTATCTACAGCTCCCAGATCATATATGACGGTCAGTCGTTCCCTGAGGCAGATATCAGGAACGGTGATAGCATGAATAGCGTAATCGAGTCTCTGGTAAGGAAGCTGGTTGCCGTATCTGGCGCCACGGCGTCCATCCAGCGTGACTCGTTCAAGGGCGTTCAAGCTGTCAGATTAAGATACGAGCCGTTGAACGTGCTCAGCGTTACCTATTGTGGTACTATCGTCCCTAATGACGGATATGTCGTTTCTGGCAGGTCCGTTAAGTTTAAGAAGAAATATTGCATGGGTGATGAGTTCACTGATGTTAATATCGTATATACTACATTGAATAGTAATATTTTAAATACCTCATGTTATGGCTAAAAGAGTGTACGATACGGTCTTGGCTTCCGAGTGTGACGGCTGGGTATGTGGTGAGACCCTCAAGAAGGGATCTCTTCCCGTAGACAGGTTAGAGCTTGACTCTTTTTCAGAGGCTGTCAGGGAGCTTATAGAACGGTTTTTCGAGGAGGGATGGTTGCCGGATATGATCTGTGATCTTGGTTGTGGAGGCGCCAGCGTGTTTGAGATTAAGCCTACTAACTTCGAGTATCCTCCTGAGGGTGGTGAGCAGATTCTGGAGATTATCGTAGGTAAGAGTGATAAATGGACTATAACGCAAGCAGAGTGATATGGCGAATAATTTAAAAGATATTCTTGCCAAGATCGAGCAAGGTTCCTCATGGGTATCCTACGACAAGATCTCCGGTACCGGCCCCGACAAGGTGGCTATCAAGGTAGAGCCGGGATGGATGGGTAGGCTACCTAGGGAGACTTACGTAGCGGTCGAGAAAGGCAAGGTTACGAAGCTCGCCACTATAACCCAGAAGGGTATGGAGCGGGTAAGCGTGGATCCGACCAATATCATGTTCGACATGGAGGGTGGGACGGCGGTCATCAACGCCAAGCTCAACTCCGCCTCGGTCAAGGCTTCCTGCCTTACTCTTGGTGGTTCGGTGAGCAAGTCTTATATAGTTTCCATGAACGTGAACGGATTATCCATGAAGGTACCGGAAGAGGATAGCAGATATATAGTGTATGCCGATCCTGAGGATCCCGGAGCCACTGATTTGTATGAGGCTAGCTTTGTCATAGCTATGCCTAAGAATATGGATAACGAACAGCATCATGAGATGTTTGTCTTGAACGGTAAGGTTGTTAATATCAATCAACAGCCTAATGATATACCTTATATCATACTTGATCATGACTTCGATAACGTGACTAGCGAGAACGGTCAGGTTGTCATCGATATCAAGTCCAATACCGAGTATGATATCGAGCTGGTATGTTGCACTTGCGGTGATGGTAGTGAGCCGGAACCGGAACCACCCTTCAACGTGGATCCGCAAAGGTTGACGCTTAATAAGGATGGTGATACCCAAATCGTGAGGGTAGAGGCCGGAGATGATGTTTCATGGAGAATAGAGGAGAATTGATATGATTGAATAAATTGTTTATTTCATACACAATGTTTATATTTATAGTATAAGATATTAAAATGAAATTAGTTGAGAGACATATAGTAAAAGACAACCGGTTTGAGGATATCTGCCTCAAATCCGGGTTGTTGTACAATTATGTTCTTTTCAACGTCAGGCAAGGGATATTCGATGGTAACGATCTAAAGGAATATGAGTTCTCAACCAAACTTTGTAAGGAGAATCAGATTGATTTCAGAAATTTACCTGCTGCTGTGTCCCAGCAAGTCATAGCCCAAGTCTTCTCGTCGATAAGGTCTTGGATCAGATCAAAGAAGGAATATGAAAATAATCCTTCAAAGTTTAAGTCCAAACCTAAATTGCCGAAGTACAAACGAGGCAAGAAGCAGAATATGGTAGTCTTTACGACTTCTTCTTGCAGGCTTAAGGATGATGGATGTATTCATTTTATCAAGAGTGTAATTCCACCAATCAAAACAAAAATAGGAGATAGCAAATTATGTCAGGTTAGGATAGTCCCTCAAGCTACATGCTATGTGGTTGAGGTTATTTATGAGAAGAAGGAACAGGATATTAATCTTGATAAGGATAATGTTCTTTCGATTGATTTGGGATTGAATAATTTATGCTCATGTATCAGTAATGTAGGTATCAAGCCTTTCATTGTAAACGGAAAGATTATAAAATCCTTCAATCGGTGGTATAATAAGAAGGGAGCTAGATTGATGTCATATATTGGCGATAAGGGAACTTCAAAGAGATTAAGACAGTTAAACAATTACAGGAATTTTTGGATTGATGACAAGATTCACAAGGTTAGTAGATATATTGTTAACTATTGTATTGATAACAATATCGGAAGTCTTGTGATAGGATTAAACAAAGGATGGAAGAATGGGATAAATCTAGGAAAGAGAATAAACCAGAAGTTCGTTGAGATCCCGTTCTCTAAACTCATTGACAAGATTTCTTATAAATGTAAATTGGTTGGAATCATCCTTCAAGTTCACGAGGAGTCCTATACTTCTAAAGTAGATCATCTGGCTTTTGAAAAGTTAGGTAAGCATGATGTTTATCTTGGCAAAAGAAAGAAACGTGGATTATTCCAAAGCTCTATCGGAAAGCTTATTAACGCTGATATCAATGGAGCTATTGGAATTGGAAGAAAAGTATTCGGTGATTCTTACGTCAGTAGGATAATCGATAGTGGGTTGGCGTTTAACCCGGTTAGAGTAAACATTTTGTGATATAAATATTAATCTAATTAATAAGATGAATAATTTTAATAACGTGGCAAGGGAAATAGATAAGAATTGCGTCGAGGGTAATTGCTTTGCCATTAACGACAAGAGCCATGGGGTAGGCGATAATAAGCTTAATATCGTATACAAGGCTAATTATACCGGTCAGATCTGTACGGCTAAGTTCCGTATAACGTCAAAGGACGGTAATATTGTCAAGGAGTATATGATAGCTCAGGACGCCAAGCCCGTTTATTATAATATCAAGATGGTTCAGCCGTTCACCAAGGACGACTGTCTGGCCAACCAGCATGGATCGGTGGTGTTGTATACGGTCGAGGAAAGGACTTACAAGTCGTTTATCTCGCAGGAGGACGCAGACGCCAAGGCTATGGAGGATATAGCCCTGAACGGTCAGAAATACGCCAACGAGCATGGTGAGTGTATAACCGATATCTGGTATAACGAGGAGCAGAGAAAGACGTTTATACGTAATAATTGCGATAAGTTCAGTGACGGTCAGGAATATGTTTATATCATTCCTGAGGGCAAGTACGTATCTTCCATCTCTCAGGAGGACGCCGATAGGAAGGCTCTTGAGGATATTGAGAAGAACGGTCAACAACAAGCCAATTTGGAGGGTGAGTGTAAGCCTAAGGAGAATATCTATTATGGTAAGTTTAGTAAGACCTTTACCCGTAACAACTGCGACTCCACGCAATATGGTACTGATGTGGTTGTCGATGAGACGATGGTTACAGGGGACTTCAGATCCATCGTGTCTCAGGAAGACGCTAATAGCCTAGCAAGGGCTGCTGTCGAGGCTCAAGGTCAGGATATAGCGAATATCAAGGGTAACTGTGAGAAGATACCGGTATTTACCGGATCGTACTCCAAGGTATTCCAGAGAACCAACTGCCCTGAGGGTTCTACTCCTGTTGACTTCACTGTGGACGAGAAGATGTGTTCTGGATATCCGTTCACTTCTACGGTATCGCAGGATGCCGCCAACAAGCTGGCGCAGGACGCTGTCGAGGCGCAAGGTCAGGCTATCACCAACGAGCGTGGCGACTGTCAGACTAACGTCTACTATAACGTAAGGATGGAGAAGACAGTCACTAGAAACAATTGCGATGAGTTCCATATCGGTCAACCTTATACTTATGTTGTAGCCGCTGGTAAGTACTTCTCTATTATCTCTCAGGAGGATGCTGACAATAAGGCTAAGGCCGATCTTGAGGCTAACGCCCAGCAACAAGCCAACCTAGAAGGTGAGTGTAAGGAGAAGACGATCTACTACGGTAGGTATAATAAGGAGTTCACTCGTAATAACTGTGATGAGACCCAATACGGCACCAAGGTTGTCGTGGATGAGACTATGGTGACAGGAGATTTCAGGTCTACCGTATCTCAGGAAGACGCCAACAATAAGGCTAAGGCCGCCGTCGAGGCTCAAGGTCAGGATGTGGCTAACGTGAAAGGTAAGTGCGAGAAGGTGCCTGTATATACCGGTACTTATACACGTACGTTTACCCGTAACAATTGTGGTACTGGAACTGGTGGTACTTATACGGTAAATGATAGGATGGTTGACGGTTATCCGTTCACGTCTACCGTATCTCAGGAGGATGCCAATAACAAGGCCAAGGCCGCCGTTGACGCCCAAGGACAGGCCCTTGCCAATATCCACGCCCTTTGTACGTACACCGGCCGTGCTTCCTTGGAGTTCACGAGAAACAACTGTGGTGAGTGTAAGATCGGATCTAAGGTGACAATCACCCAAGATATGGTAGAAGGACACCCATTCCAGTCTAACGACTCCCAGACCGCCGCTGACGCTATGGCTATGACCGCCGTACAGGCTCAAGGACAGGCTTTGGCTAACACCAAGGGTACTTGCTCTAACGCCACTATGTATACCGGTAAGGCTAGCTTCGAGTTCACGAAGAGCAATTGTGGCGCTAATCAGGTAGGAAATCCGTTCACCGTGACACAAGATATGGTGGAAGGTCATCCGTTCCAGTCTTGCGTATCGCAGGATGAGGCTAACTTAGTCGCTATGGCTGCTGTCATGAATCAAGGTCAGAAGATCGCCGATGAACAAGGTACTTGTCATGAGGCTCCTAAATATACCGGTCATTATAGTGAGGCGTTCGAGAAGAATAACTGTCCGTCCGGTCTTATCCCGTCTTCAGTTACCGTTACTGAGGCTGATGTAACCGGAGGCCCATTCTACTCATACGAGAGCCAGTTCGCCGCCGATGAGCTTGCCAAGGCCGCTGTCAAGGCGCAAGGTCAGGCTATAGCTAACGATCGTGGTACTTGTGATGAGTTGAAAATATATGTAGGTAATTATAGCAAGGAGTTCACTCCTAAGTGTCCTACTTGCCAGTACGCCGATCCTATCACCGTAACCCCTGATCTTATGGGTCAGTTCTTCACCTCAACCCGTTCTCAGGAAGAGGCTGACGCTTTGGCTAAGGCCTACATCGATAGGATGGGTCAGGCGTTCGTTAACAAGAACTATGATGACACGTGTCATACTAAGACCGAGCAACCAGTATGGGAGACTATCGAGACCGTATGCAAGGATTGTATCTCTAAATTACATCAACGTAATACCAATACCTGCTACACTGATCCTGAGAATCAAGAGCGGTATATAGCTGGTGGTAATAAGACATGCTTCTGGTTTGGTACGGCATCCAAGGCCTTTACCCGTCAATGTGCGGATGGTGGAGTTGGAAGCTCTGTTACCGTAACTCAGAATGATGTTACGGATCCAAGTCCTAGCTCTGATGGTAAGTTCAAGTCATGCGTATCTCAGGCTGACGCTAACGCCAAGGCATTGGCGGCTGTTACGGCTCAGGGTCAGAGTGTGGCTAACTCGAAGGGTACTTGTACGTGGACAGGAAGCTATACCGGACAGGTTAGGAAGAACAATTGCGCTGACGGCGGCGTGGGCGACATGGTATCCGTAAGTAGCAGCAAGCTTCCGGGACACCCGTACACCTCCACCGTTTCCTTGGCTGACGCCAACAAGAAGGCTGAGAACGCGGTTCGTGGATCTGATGGTCAGGCTTACGCCAATAAGAATGGAGGATGTACATGGACTTACGTGGCAAGCCGTGACTTCTATAGGAACAATTGCGCCGGAAGCGGGGTTGGTCAGAGAATAACAGTGACCTCTACGCAGGTTAACGGCGGTACGCCTATCACCAGCAAGGTTTCTTTGGCTGATGCCAGAAGCAAGGCCGAGCAGATCTTAGACCAGAAGGGACAGGATTACGCTAACCAACATGGAACTTGTGTATGGACCGGTACTGGAAGCGCTACATTTTATAAGGATAATTGTGGTACATGTAAACATGGTGTCGCTCTATCCGTTCCTTATAGCGCCTTAGGGTTGTCAGCGTTGACATCTACCGTATCTCAGGCGGATGCCGACAGCAAGGTTCAAAACGCTTTCAAGAATGATACGGCGACTAAGACCGCCGCTCAAGCTTACGCTAATAAGAATGGTGATTGCGCCGATGACGATGATACCCCATCTTATGATGATTGGAGTTACTATTGTAGTGGATGCGATTATCGTAGGAGTAGGAATCAGACCAATCCTTGCTCTTCAGCCCCAAATCAAGATGAGTTGGTTGAGTCCGATTCGAGATCTTGTGGATGCGGGTGTGATAATACATATCATATGGATAATAGCAGGTGTAATAATGGTAATAGCGAGGAGCATTATTCTAGCGAGTGCGATCCTACAGGATATTGGCAGAATGGTGGTGAACATTGCTGTAATCCACATGACTACACTGTCTATACCAATGAGGTATGTAAGGGATGTTCGGGCGAATGCGGTGATGTATGTGTTCCTGATAGCCCTATTAAGGTGGTTAGAGCTGGTGAATTTTGTGCTTCTTCATCGAATCTGGCTAGTGAACAAGCTTATAACAAGTATAAAGAGTACAAGGATGCATTCCAAAATTTAGTTGATGCTAGGATATGTCCTTCTAAGGTTGGCAATGATGACCGATGGGGAAATGTCAAGGCTACGAACTGTCCTAGCAACTGTACTCCTAAGACTATCAGTTATAAGCAAATCGCTGGTAAATACACCGCCTGCACCAAGGATGAGGCAAATAGGATAGCCGACAATAACCTACAATCCGATGGTATCTCTTACGCTAATGGCTTGGCGCAGGCCGATAGATGCGATTGCGTGGAGCCAACAAAGACGTGGAGCGCCAACGCTATGCTGAGCGGTGATCCTTGTAATGGTCTGTCTGGTTCTACATCTGCATTAAGGTGCTCCTATGAAGTGTCTTACAATAATCAATGTGGATCATCTAAATCAATAACTGTAACTGTTACTGGCAGGAATGATAATGGGCAAACTGTTACGGCTGGAAGTACTTCCGTAAGTATACCTACTGGGTCTGGTAAAAAAACTGGTGTCATAGGTTTTGATTTAGGAGTACAATGTGGGTCTATAAGTGTTTCTGGGGGAGGATCTGGGAACTGTTAAGATCCTGATATGTAATGGAAAAGGAGAGGCTAATAAGTCTCTCCTTTTTATTAAAAACCATAACAGCAGTGATTGTCAACAATTACCTGAATCATGACCAGAGATTGTTACATCTCCACATACCACTTCTCGGCTAAAATATACACTTCCACTCTTGGTCCCGGATCCTGCGGGAATTGTAAAGCTAGCGCTATTGACCTGCTCTTCTCCGTTTTGTGTATATCCTATACCACTCACAGAACCAGATATAGATCTACCACATTGATTATTATACGTAATCGTAAATCCTCTTGATGTGACAAGTTGTTCATGGCTCATGCAATCATTATTCATAGATACCGACCATGACCACGTCTTTGTTGGCTCCACGCAATCGCACTCCATAGCGTTGGCTTTTTCCTGCGCTAGTCTTTGTGTGTCAGCCTGTGCCGCGGCGGTAAGTTGGTAGTTTCATCAACCTTGTTTATTCTATTTTCGATAGAAATGACTAATATTGTATCACCAACATTAAAAAAGTAAGATTATGGCATGTGCTAAGAAAAAGAAGATGGCAGAAGGAGGCAAAGTCTCCGAGAAAAAGAAACCTCAAATGAAATGCGGAGGTAAGGTTAAGAAGAAAAAGTAATAACAGGAGGGGTATATCCCCTCCTCAGTATTTAGCATATGAAAAATTCAGAATTTGTATCTAGGATCATGAATGACATGAACTCCATCAATAAGGACGCTCATGTCAGTAGAAGATGGATATTGTCCATAGGCAGGCAAAAAGCAAGGTCTTATATAGCCCAGAAATACGCTGACGGTACTTTGTTCGGAGAAGAGTCGTTATATACTCATATCAATTGCATGGAAATGGAGAGAGTCCGGAAGGTTGATTGTTGTTTTGATGAGTTTAAGTTATGCCGGATTCTTATGAGATCCAAGAAAAGATTACCAGATATGATATATACCCGTATAGGTCCGGCTATCATAAAGGTATCTAATATCATGGATGATATTATATTCACTCCTATATCGTTAAGAAAATACGCTAATAATAAGGAACGTAAATATGGTAATATAGATCAATACTATTATTACGTCAATGATGGATATATCTATATACCTGATATAAATATAGAGGCTATAAACGTGGATCTTATAACCCTTGACAGGAAAGCAGCGTTAGAGCTAGGGGGATGTGGAACGGAAAAAGATGATCCATGTATATCTCAATGGGATTATGATTTTATATGCCCAGACAAACTTCTTGAATATGTGGTCTCCGAGACGTTAAGAGAGACGATAACCAAATTGCAGATCCCTACGGATGAGAATCCGGATATGGATATTAATAAGAAAACTCAAAAAATTCAGTGATGATGGATGTAATAAGATCGATAATTAATTTCTTCGGCTTCAACGACGCCATAGTTGACGGTATAGGCGAAAGAGGAATGAGAGACAGCTCTATCATAAGATACAATGAGGTGCATGATATGTATGACAAGATTATAAAGGATCTAGGAGATATGTCGGCTTACGTATCTAAGGGTTATATCTATGATAAGATAAAGGAAAGAACGGGATTAAGCACCAGACATATTAGTAGGATATTGAATCATACTAGGAGGAGAGATCTTAGATTCATCTAATTGTAACAAAAAGGAGAGACTATATAAGCCTCTCCTTTTTTATTATCAACAAGATCCACTTCCTTGACCATCCTCATAATAAGCGTAAGCTCCAGATGATATCCCGTAGTTGGTTGTTGTAGATTCAGAGAAAGTTCCTGATCCGGAAGGGATAGGGACTATTCTTGTCTCGTATTCCCATTGACCATTCGTTTTCTTGTATCCTATAGTCATCCTAGACGTCTTTTCCGATCCACATGGATTATTATACTGTATGGTGTAATTTATCGTCTTCCCGCTTCCGCTAGACGTCGTTACACTAGCGCTCCATGTTTTGGGGCAATCGCACTCCATAGCGTTGGCTTTTTCCTGCGCTAGTCTCTGTGCGTCAGCCTGTGCCGCGGCGGTAAGTGCGGCCTTATCACCGTTACACTTACACCAAAACTTATCAAATATTTCTTGAATAAGGATGAAATTATTATATTTGCGACATGAAAACAAAGTCATTTAAAATACTTGATCAATACTTTCTTCGATTCTATAGATCTATTATGTCTAAGAACGGGAAAAGGAGGAAGCATACGATCGTGGATAAGAATGATATCCTTGAGTGCCAGTCGTTGATCTGGAAAGTCATACGTGATAGGTATCTGGAGGATGAGGGAGGGGTTTATATAAACAACATCGGTTATCTATGTCATAAGATTAATCCTAACCGCAAGATATATCTGAATAAACTTACCGGTACTATTAATAGGCGTGGGACGGGTGGATATTCTTACGTCCATACGTGTATGGATTTTATGCCTAGGAATAAGTATTTTCATCTATATATCTCTCCGGCCTTGAATAAGGAATGTAGGTTGGCTATGGAATCAGGTAGGAGATATAAGTTCTTGTATCGGGAGGTTGAGTCGGAGAGTAAGGTATTTGGAGTTAAATGGGTTTATAAGCTGTAGAAGTTTTTGTGATCCAGTTAGCCCGTGAGGGTAGACTGGATTTTTTTTTGTATCACGGATTCAAATACATATCTTTGTGCAAAAGACTTAAATATGACTATAAAAGGGCTATTGGCCGAGATCAAGGCCGATTTACATAAATACGATGATAGCGGGGCTATAGATACCTCGTCTGTTTATAGGTGGGCTGAGATCGCCTTGAAAAGGTTCGGGGGTGTTATAGCGGTCATGTCAGAGGCGGTTGTCAAGACCAGTAATAAACAGGCGGTATTGCCTTCCGATTTTTTCGACATGCTTGACGCCTATAGGTGTGAGCCTCTTATCTGTGAGATTCCTGGCGGCGACAAGGCTAAGGCTGACCTCCAACACGAGATCGGCTGGGTCGAGCGCACCGAGCGCGGTTTCCGTTGGAACTCCTGCACCGAGTGCTGTAAGGAGGAGTTTGAGAAGACGATCACGGAGAGGATATATATCGGGTCTCACGAGGTTCGTTTCCATTATCATCATCCCGTAAGGTTATCCATAGGTCGTGGGTTGAGGCGTGATTGCGCCGCCGACAAGTATCGGGATAAATACGATTGGGATAATTATGATATAACTATATCCGGCAATACTATGTATACAGGGTTTGATGGATTTATTTATATCATATATCGTGCTACACCCAAGGATGATGACGGTCTCCCATATATACCTGAAACGGCGTTAGGATACCTTGAGGATTATGTCGAGACGTATATCAAGATGAAGATCTTCGAGAATGCCGCCGTGAATGGCTTGATACAAGGCGCTGGTGACGCTTATAAATTATATGCTCAGCAGGAGCCGGGTAAGTTCGCTAGGGCTATGAAGGAGCTTAAGATGTCGATGATCACGTTAAATGATTATCGGGAGTTGGCTGAGGATAATAGGAGAAGGATGTTGTCTTATGAGCGGATGTGGCCTAATGCTTTTGATAAGTATATCAAATTTATTTAGTTGCGGGGGAGGGAATCGAACCCTCGATCTTTAGGTTATGAGCCTAATGAGATACCTCTTCTCCACCCCGCGATTATGACGCGAATATACGTTTTTTTAAAAAGAAAAAAGATAATATGGCAAAGAAAAATGATTGGATACATTTAGATAAGACAAGTGGTACTGGCCCTGCTGAGGTTAAGGTTACAGCTGATATTAATGAGACCGGCGAGATACGTCAGGTAACATACAAGGTTATAAAAGAGGGAACCAAGGAAGAGAAGACGTTCGTGTGCAGGCAGGAGTCCGTCCCGGTGGTGATCATCCCGGAGTTCGATTACCTTGTGCTTAGGTATATCTGGGCTGACGAGGACGGCATTGACTTTGACACGGCTACCGGTTTCGATAACACCGGCCTCCCGGACGTGGACGGCAAGCTGGTTGGTTGGAGTAAACAGTACCAGACCACGCAGGAGCGGGTAGGTGATTATCTTATCCACGGTGGTGATAACATGGAATCAGGTAATGAGGCCGCCTTGATCCAGATGGGGCCGTTGTTGGATGGCGATAATTATGATAAATTACCTCTTGAGATCAGGTGTAGTATATACGGTAACTGGTATGGTGGTCGTGAGAAAGGTAATGTCACTATCAGGTTCACGGCATATAAGGGCGGTTCTATGGAGAAACGTGGATATGATTTTGTCAATATCGGAGGCGAGGAGGTTTATACCGGTGACGCTCCCACTAACGTATCCGCCCATGGTGAGGATAATTGGCAAAATATAAAGACCTTGTATTCTAAGGTAGGCACGATGATCTATAACAAGGAATCTCGTGACTGTATTGTAAGAATAGGTGAATAGATTTTTCTTCATAATATAAACACATCGGCTCTCTTGTTCGTGAGGATAGGAGAGTTTTTTTATTTTTTTTAATCCTTCACTTATGACATATTTGATCTTTTATTGCGTGGGAATAATCTAGCTTTGCCGAAAACTAGGATCATGATAACTTTAAATGATGTAAATAACGAACTCCATGTCCGGTTATATATACTGGAGGTGCTTAAGGATTATATAAGAGATGATGATTTCGATGGCCTTGTAGATAAGGCGTTGGATTTTGTCATGGAAGGCGTTTCTATGCCTAAGGCTCCGACCAAGGATACCACCATGAGTGACATATCAAAGAGCGTTTTGGCCTTGGTAGCGGGTGCTGGATTAGATGAGAGGTTAAGCAAAAGCTCTTTAGAGTTAGCTTACGATAGGTGTAAGATGAGGTACGTATTCGATCCTCGAAATCGGGATATACACGGTGTGATCGTAGGTTATTCCAATGACTTTAATAGTCTGGTAGCTGTGTGTGATGAGGGATCGAAGAAAGGAGTGGACAAAGGATCTACTGATTTTGTGGATGTCAATGAGAGATACGTGACTAACGGTTTCTTTTACATATCTGTAGAGGATGCCGATAAGCAATCGAACTACATGGGTGGAAATTCGTAATTATTATGTTTTTGTGCTTTACCACGAGACGTTTTAAGTGTTTAGTCTTCCTCCTGACTTGTGAAAGTTAGGAGGATTTTTTATATTCGCGTGATTTGAATGTTTTGCATAATACGTACTGTTTATTAGAATCCGCCACATAAGTGATTATCTGGTGGATTTATTATATTTGCGAAAAAGATAATGTCGTGCAAAATAACTCTAACATAGCGGTTCCCGACTCCGGGATGAATAGGGATAAGCATCCACAGGATCTATCCCCGTCTGAATATAGTTTCGCCTTGAACGCCACCATAGAGGGTGACGATGGAAGCCAGCTTAAGATCCAGAACGAGCCTAGTACCCTTTTATGTAAGCGATTCGATGGCTATAAGGTTATTGGGTATAAGAATGATATAGCTGGTGATAACACTTATTTCTTTCTATCTAATCCGGATGATAATACGTCTAAGATCACGTTCATGCGGTCATTGGATTATATCAAGACCGTGGAGGATCAATTGGCTGGATCGGGAAAGGACATCCATCGTATCCTTGGCGAGAGGCTTGAGGAGTCGGATGGTCGTTTTGATGAGATATGTGATTTGATGGAGGTCCTGATAGAGGACGGGGTTGATGACCCTTGTCTTAATTTCTCCATTCATCATCCGATCTTCGATATAGAGATCAAGGACGAGAAATGCGGGAAGGTGATATACTGGACCGATGGATATAATCCCCAGCGATATGTTATGGTCGATAAGGCCCTTAACCCGGATGATGATGGTGACTTTTGGTATCATTACCATGGGTATAAGATATGTGGGGATGACAAGCCAATAGAGAGATGTAGGCTGGCTTGCGAGAAGCTGCTGGTGTTCCCGTTGCTGACGGCCCCGTGCGTGGAGCCTGAGGTCGTGGAGTTCGGGGGGAGCCTGCGTGCCGGGACCTACCAGTTCTGCGTGGCGTTGTGCGATGAGTTCGGGATAGAGAAGACCGGATATTGCTCATTGACCAACCCAATCATGTTATTCGATCGCCAAGATGTGGTTATCCGTGATGGTTTATGGGGTAAGTCAACCAATATGGGTATCCGCCTTACTGTATCCAATATAGACAAGCAGGTATCTCATTATAAGATAGGTGTTATACAGAACACGGTTGGGTTTAATGGTGAGCAAAGCCCGGTTCTTGAGTATTTCATAGAAGGTATACATCCGATAACGGAAAGGACCATCTATTACCTTACGGATCAGTATAGCGAGCGTACGACCATGGAGAAGTTATCCAAGGAAATACCGGTATATAAGACAGCCAGAGGCATGACGTCTGTCGGGAATCGTCTTCTTCAATACGGCTTGACCGTGGAGAACGAATGGAATCTTCAACCGGTCGTTAACTTCTTGGGTCATTTCGTTAAATGGCAGACATCTATAGCCACAGAGAATTTGTATAAAGACGGTGTGGCTTGCTCTAAATACGCCTCTTTCATGCGTGACGAGGTATATCCGTTGGGTATAAGATTCTTTACCAATACAGGATACAGGACGGCTAGATTCCCGCTTATCCCTCGTCCGGCCACAAGGGAGGAGATGGGGGTTATCGTTGATGAGGACGGTAACTCTGACGACCTGTCGGCTGCGTCGGTGCTGGAGAACAACCCGCAGTGCGCCGGGAACAGCCGCCGTCATCTTTGGCAGTTTAAGAATACGGCAAAGATCATAAACGACCCGTCTTGGGGATTTGATGATTTTGGAGGAGAATGCAAGAATCAGCTAGATGTCAAGCAACTCAGATATGTAGAGCAGGAATATGCCACGGTAGGAGAGACCCAATTCGTTATCAATACGATGGGGGAAGATGTTACGGTAGATGATGCTATTGATTATATCGCTGATAATATAGAGAACCTGTGTGATATCATAGAATCTAATGTAGGTATTACTGACGAGTTATGCGCTGCTATATCATTGCCAGAGGATCAAGACGGTATAAAGGCTCCCGATTTCCCTAGTGGATGTGATGATATCGAGAGGATAGAGACCAGGACTATATTGGATAAAAACTCTTTGGTGGATTCTAGGATTGATTTTACGTATAAGCTGGCTAGTGATTACGTGGAGACCGAACCTACGACATTAATACAAAGTAACGCCGAGTCACAAAGGAAATTCTCTGTATTGTGTGATTTCGATAATTACTCCAGTGGAGGTAAGAATATCATAGATCTGGTTCAGGAATGGTTGGATGGTCAGGATGAGGATAAATTCCCGTCTGATATAGACTCCTCCGCTTTGGTCTTGTGTCAGGATATGTCTAATGTCCGGCAGTTATATGATGAGGGTATATGTACTAATGGGTGCTCGGTAGGTGATCCTCATGTGAATCCTACTATTAACGATGTTCAACTTCCTACATTCCAAGGGGGTAGGTCATTGGGTAAGTGCACATATTTGTATCAATATCCCGGATGGGAAGGAAAGAAGCATACGGAGACGATGCTTGATCAGTTAATGGATACGATGGAGGCTTATTTCCCCCAATATGAGAGTCAGTTTGGTATCGAGAACGCCATGTGTCTTTTTGGCGATGGTGATAATTCCAAGTTCAATACCAGCATATCTACTGATTGGGAAAGTCGTGTGTCTGTGCAGAATGATATTGACGCCAAGACCAATTGGTTCGGTAGAAGCAACTTGACTTATTTCAAGTTCTATCCACATGTATCCTCATACGCCAGATGGGTGGAGTTGGATTACGAGAAATACATAAGTGGTTTATCCGATCCTGATAACGGTATTATGTATATAGAGATGATGGGTAACTATAATTATCCGATCGGCGACTCATCATCATACAATAAGGTTCGTATAACGTTTTTCTCGGACAAGGAAGGTACCGTGGCTCCTAATCCTTTGGCTAATGATGCCAAGAAAGGTGTTATAGTGAATTACGTGGATCATAAGATATTTATGATGCCAAAGTACTTGTTCTGGAATGATGACAAGACTACTTTCCATAAGATATATGTTTGCATCGAGCCTGCGGTATGCGTGTTCTTCACCGGTTTCGCCATGAGGCAGGACATGAAGGAGCTTGCCGGATTCTATACGGCCGGCACCGCCATCTTCCCCGCCCCGTTCTGTTTTGGCATTCGGCCGCTGGAGGTGAAATACGTGTTCTTCTTCACGAAAGAATTGAAATTAAGGAGATTTGTTACCTATGAGGCGAAATGTATCTCATGTGGAGATAAACCCGCTGATTGCGCTCCCAGACCATATCAGTACGGTGATTTCGGATATTGGGAGTCTGCCAATAAGTATCCGGCTAATTTTGAGTTGTATGATTCAAGCAAGATCGGGATATCATCGGGAGGATCAAAGAGGAAGGATATAATAGATTCTTTGACGAAATACTATGGGTCTCCTAAATCCGTTGGGGGTAAGTCTTATTTCACCGGTAATGGGGATAACGCTGAGTACCCCAATACGTCAACCACGTTTTGTCAGAGACCTATACGTCATTACAAGTTTCCGGATAACTCTGTCGCTCCTTTTATGGGTAATCCGTCTCAACTGACCGGTCAATATGGAGTTGACTCCTATATTTATCCTATGGGGGTGATGCTTGATGACGATATCGTTAATGAGTTTCTGGATATAGCGGTAGAGAACGGTCTTATAGATAAGGCTAGAAGAGATTCTATAATAGGATATGAGTTGTATAGGGGCGATAGGACGTTGGATAAGAGCGTTATCGGGACCGGTCTGGCTTATGATATGTTTAAGTACGATGATCCCGACGGATCGGCTAACCTTTATCCTAATTACCCTTACAACGATTTGTCTGATGATATGTATATCTATAAGGATATTAATCGTGAGAAATTTATAACGCATCCGTTTAACAGGAAGGGTAATATCTGGTATTCATTCTTAAGTCCTGATATTGCCTTTAACAAGCCTGACGCTCCCACCGAGTGCCTTGTTGATGGTTATCAATTAGGTAAATCCTCCGGTATATTCAGGGAGGTGGAGGATCACCCTAAATGGACGATATTAGGGAGTAAGGCTTACAGTATGGCAACATCATTGGCTACGGTGGAGGCTATGGCTAATTTAATATCCGCTATAGCTGAGTATACATATCAGTCGGCTTCACAGCAATATGTCGGTGGAGGTGTGTTCTTTTTAGCCAACCCTGTCGGCATAGCGCTGACGGCTATCCGTCTGGCTACAGGTATCGCCAAGGCCACAGCCCAGTCCGTGGTGGATATAGGCAAGTATAGGTATCAGTGGTTAACGGCATTGATAGATAGGGGACCTAGACGGAACTATGCTTATTACTATACTTCTGTCGCTCATTATAATTTATTTTACCAAAAAATAGGGGAGTCAGAGTTACGTGGATTGTCAACGGCTAAATATATCAAGAGCGGGTTATATCCGGTAACAGATATCTCTTCGCAAGGGGAGACCGTAGGCGGTAAGCCTATTATCATAAACAACCTCGATCGTGAGCATTCATTGTTCATGTCATTTGGTATGGATAAGTATATGCTTGAATATCCGGAGTTGGTTTCAAGTTACGATACCAGCCGTATTCAGGATGAGTGTAATATTCGTAACGATGAGGTGGCTGGTATGACGCCTCATTTTATGACACGTGAATCTTTCGTATCCTGCCCCTATATGAGGATAAAGAAATATTCTCCGGCTCAATACGGGCAGATAGAGGATATCAGGTGGGTATCGTTAGGTGGTTGCGGGTTGATGGATAAGGATAAGCGTAAACCTGTTTTTGGAGGTGATGTATTTATATCAAGATTCTCGCTTAAGAGGAAGATGCCTATGTTTTATTTGACTCAGTTCGGTCAGGGGGACATGATACCATTCCCTTATTATGATTATCGGAACATCGGGTATCCCCGTTATTTCGTTAATTACGATACCGGGGAGGATTATCTTAATAAGACCGATACGGATACCGGATCGCTATACTCTTTCCCTAGCCGGAAGAGCGCTTATGAGATGGTTTGCAAGACCGGAGATATGTATCTTAGCGGTCGTTTCTTCCTATACTTCTATGGCATACCTCAGTTTCTTGTGGAGTCTGAGATCAATTGCAATTTCCGTATAGCCGGCCCTGAGCCTTACGAGGGGTTCTATCCGGAGGTGGGGGATTATATATCATGGACTCAGGAGCGTAATGTCCCTATATCAAGGAGTAATGTGTTTAAGATGAGTCCTGTGTATAAGAATCGATTTACGTTAGGTGGCAGGTCATTACCAGAGACGTATGATAGCAATTTTTGGGACTGCGCTTACCAAAGACCCAACGGCGTCATATGGAGCACCGCCGACGTGTCGGAGAACGGCATGACCGATCCTTGGCTGTCGTACAAGCCTATGGATTACCATGAGTTCAAGACCTCGTTCGGAAAGCTTATAAGCATGAAGGGAATAGAGTCGGATCAAATACTAGCTCGCTTCGAGAATCAGGTAGGACTATATAACGCTATAGACGTGCTGGCAGAAAGAATATCCCCGGAGAATAGCGAGCTAGGGACAGGTGGGCTTTTCGCCTCTCGTGGCATTGAGTATAATAATACGACGTTAGGATATTCCGGGACCCAGAGTCGGGATATGATCAGTTGCGAGTTTGGGCATTTTTGGGTCGATTTAAGGCGTGGTCAGGTGTTTAAGGTAGATTCTAATGGGAGGAATCTTACGGAGGTCACACCGGGGCTTAGAAACTGGTTTAAGGAGCATCTTCAGATGAAGATCATCCGTAGCCGGATATATAACGCTGATACGGACGCTGAGTTGTCTTATTATGATATCGATAACAAGTTCTTTGGTATAGGGCTATCCATGGGCTGGGACAATCGGTTCAAGAGGGTTCTGATAACCAAGAAAGATTATATACCGGTAGGGAATCCGAGCGAGTACCAATTCCGTGGCGGCCGGTTCTACAGGAACGGACAGGCGGTGGAGTTGCAGGACACCAGCCATTTCACGGACGTCTCGTTCACCGTTGGGTATAACTGCCTGAAGGGTGAGTGGAAATCATATTTATCCTACACCCCTGATTATTATATCGAGCACCAGCATTATTTCCAGTCCGGAAAGAACTACTCAAGTGAAAGTCAGGAGATAGGTTTATGGTCTCATGGTTTGACCAACCAATCGTATCAAGTATTTTATGGTAAGCTATATCCGTTTGTTATAGAGGTTCCGGTACGTGAGCAGTACGTGAATAAGATCCTCACGAACTACCAATATCGGATGGATGCCAGAAGATATCAGGATGAGGTTAATTACCAAATTCTTAGGACTACTGGATTTAATAAGGCATGGCTTTATAATGATACGAACAACAGCGGTGAACTTCGGATGGTTATCGCCGACAAGAACGATATGAGCCAGCGGTTAAGGTATCCTGTAACCAATGACGATAGCCGTGAGATACTGGTGACGGAGGTTGATCAGAAGATAAATATAAATGACTATTTTAACGAGGTCAAAGACGATACGAACAATCTTCCGATATGGGTTAAGGATGTGAATGACATTGACCGTAAGATCGACCCCAGGGCTGTCGATTATCATCGGAGGTGGCGGGATCGTCTTCGTGGCGATTGGTTCTTGGCTAGGTTCGTGAATGACATTGAGAGCCGGTTCAAGATGATAGTACGTTGGTTTAGCAACGATGAGAAAGTTTATTGAGGTGATTATATACCTTTAAATATTTGATGTTATGGCAGCAGGGAAAACTAGCAGTAAAAAGAAGGGCAAATGCCCGAAATCAGGATGTATCAAGAAAGTAGGGAGTGATTGGCGAGTGGTCAGTAACAAGACCGGTAAATTATGGCCGGCTAAGTACAAGTCTAAGGAGAAAGCTAAAGGAGCCTTGGCTGCTTATCACATGCATTAGCGTATAAACGGGTACATGATTTATTATGTGCCCGTTTCGTGTTTTTAGGCTTATGAGATTATAGTTATCTTTGTGAAAAATGTAGTATATGTCTAAGAAGAATAAACCGGAGGAAATCCCATCGTGGATAAAGGATTTATATAAGGAGGATCTTGATCGTGTCGTAAGAGGCGAGCGTCCTATGTATTTCAGGGGTATGGATGATAGTCCTTTGAGAAACGTGTCCCCGGAGTTTGATATCCTTAGCGGAGGAGCCGCAGTTAAAGGCATGAATGGGATAAGAGGTGCGTTGTCCCCGTTGAATAATGGCATGGGTAATTATAATTTCAGTATCAGGGGTATAAATAAGAAGATAGGTGAGTTGGTTGATGAGGCGGGGCTATATTTACCTGAGAAATTAAGACCTGTATATCGGACTGTGGTGGATGCTATGTCGAGTTCCAAGGATAAGGGGTTGGGTCATATCACGCAGCCGTTGGCCAACGCCCTGTACCCAGCGGACGAGCGACGGGACCGGCGTCTGGACGGGGAGCACCCCGTTGGTTATGTGGATGCCATAGACGGCATATGGCCTAGGGAGAAATATGGGTTATGGGGAGAGAAGATTGAACGGGAAGCTGATGGAGGAGAGATGTATACCGTATCTAAAGGCGATACTCTTTGGAGTATAGCCAAAAGATTGGGATTATCTTTAGACGATATTGTATCGTGGAATAGGGATATCCCTGATATCAACAAGATACAGATAGGTGATAAGATAAAGGTTTCAGACCCATCGCTGTCAATAGAGAAAGAGGATCATGATTTGATGGATATAATATCCAGGGAGGCTGAGATCAATAAGATGAGCGATGAGGATATAATCAAGAGCGTCGATCATAAATCTAATTATGCTATTGTAGATAAGAAGAATAAAAAACTAACGGTTTATTCACCGAGCGGGGATATTCTTTATAGCACTAATAATATAGGTGTAGGTGCTTCTGGCGATGATTATAATACCTATACCAAGACGACGAAGGATAAAAAACTTATCGCCGGAGCTGGAAATATGTCTACTCCGGCCGGCATAACAAGAGTGTCAGGTATAGGCGAGTATCATGGCCAGAAATCGTTCCAGAGAGCCAGGTTTGATCCTAAGACAGGCAAGTGGGATCATGATATATCGTCATCTATGCATCATGAGGCTTCTGCTGGAAGAGGATCTAATGGGTGTATCAGGCTTCTTGGGAATACGGGGAATGAGCTGTATAATTTTATAAAGAAGGGTGATTTTATTTATACACTTCCGGAGAAAGAGGGAAGTAGGTTTGTCGTTCGTGAGGGGTCGCTTAATTATATAGCGGATAACCCTTATGGCGAGGATTCCGGTGAGAAGAGACTTTGGGATGATTATAATGTTCATATAAACAAGGATTTTAGGCCATTGAATATAAGCGTAAAAAATAGTGATATATCTCCTGATATCTTGCCTAAATGGATTTATAACGCTTATGACTCAAAGAATGGCGTCAATTCTAGCAACGCTTTCCTTGGTGTTATATCAGCCATTGATAATATAGCCAAAATGGATAAGCTGGGCAATATAAAGGAATATAGCGACGCTATATCATATAACAAGGAACGTATCATGAGTGAGTTCGATATCGATAGCTACACTTATGATAGGATGGCTATGCTTGCCATGGGTATCGCCGAGCAGGAGACTAAGTTTGGTGTATCCGCAAGATATATAGGGAAACAAGCTATCGGTGATCAAGGCGTTGATATAGCCAAGAGATTCAGGTCGTTGTTAAATGGTAACGGATGGAATGACAGGTCTTATAACTCGAAGGGTATAACACAGATAAAGATAGAAGGTGATAATGATGAGACAAAGAAGATATATAATAAGTTTGGTATAGATAAGGAGAATATCCTAAAGCCATATAATTCAGGTATAGCTACCATGTTGCGTTTGGCGTCTATATACAAGAATGAGGTTGTCGGTCGTGGCTTTAAGGATAATAAAGGTAATGATATAGACAAATTCGACGCCTTGCTTTATAAATGGATGGGTAAGGGAAGGTTATTGAATAACGGCAAGGCTTCTCCTGATGATAATGATTATATCAATAATGTAAAGAAATATATTGGCAATTTTGATTTCAAGGTTAAATATAAGGATGGTGGGCCTATTGGTGATGATCCGTTGTATGTAAGACAGGATGTATCTGATAAGGCTTCGTATTTAAAAGATATCTTAGGTAATGCCATAAGAAGAAGATTGTACGAGAATGTCACCCCCGATGTGGTGGCTTCAAATGCTAGCCTTCCTGACAAGGTCAATGAGTTTATATATGGCAGAAACGGGAAGGCTAACGTTGATGAATATAGCGATCAACTATGGGCGAGATTTTTATCTCAACCTAATAATCTAGATGGCAATAATAAGGAGATACGGATTCCTGATAATGTCATTACTGATATTGAGAAGATGTTCAATCGTGACACTAAGGATGAGATAAAGAGGTTAGATAAGAAGATTCGTGATACGGAGCAAGAAATATATGGTTCTGATACACCGGCATCAGATGAGCTTTATGGTAAATTGGAGTTCTTAAAGAAGTCAAGAGAGTGGGTAGATATTTTTGAGAAGAATCGTAATTCTGTAAGATCTGGTAAGCCTACGGTTTTTTCTGAGTACGATTTTTATCCCGAAGCTGCTGGTGAGCTTACCCCGTTATCAGGGTTTGGCAATTTTACAATTTATAGGCGTCCGGATGGGAGGTTAGGTGTTTACGACGTGTATGATTTTTATAGCGATGATCAAGAGTTTCCTGTCAATATAGCTACCAAGACGCTGGATGCTATAGGTAATAAGTTTGATGAGAGAGGTTCGTTTAAGGATTATAGTCCTCTCCCGGAAAGCGGGAAGGAGGCTCTTGTCCGTAACGCTATTATGTCTAAGAATAAGTTAGAGAATAAGGAAGATGGAGGGCCGGTTGATACAGGGCGAGATTACGGGTCTGGTAAATATGTTATTGATCCAAACAGATCAGAGGATAATAAGATGGCTGTGTATGATGAGATATGGGATTATCTGACTGATAAGAAGGGAATACCACAAACACAAGCCATCGGTATCCTGTCGAACATCGCCGCCGAGTCCGGAGGGGACACCGAAGCCCTAGGCGCCGCCGGTGATTTTGGCATCCAACAATGGCTTGGACCGAGGAAGAAGGAGCTACAGCGCAGGTATGGGAAGAAACCGACATTGACACAGCAGTTGGATTATCTCGTGGATGAGTATCAAGGCAAGGTCCCGGGGTTAGGTTGGAATTACATCAATCAAGGAAAGTTTTTTGACAAGGACGCTCAAGGTAATGTATATAATTACTATATGTATTCTAAATCCGATTTCGATAACGCCGTCAACTACAAGGACGCTACCGTGGCATGGAATCAAGGATACGGTAGGCCTCTTGGATCGACCTTAAGAAATGAGAAGAGATTTGAGTTCGCTGATATGTTCGCTAATAGGTATGGTGTCCCGGAGAACGAGCCAATGAGATACGAGTTCGGACAGCGGGATTCGGGCACGGGGGACGGAGGTCAGCAGCCCGTACCTGAGACGGTAGCCCCTGCCGATCCTTCTTTGGCTTCCCGCTCTTCCATGGATAGCTGGTGGGAGAAGGAAGGTCAAGACCTGTTATATAAGATGCTAGCTCAATCAGGCGCCAACAGGAAAGCTATAGAGGATATCGCTAATAACATCAAGAACGATCCCCAATCAGAGGCGCAGATAGCGGAAGCTGAGCGTATGCGTAGGGAGCAGGCGAAAAGGCAGTTGGTGCTTAATATGATACCGGGGTTGATGCTGAATATAAAGGGTATGAGCAGAACTCAGAATTAATGCTATATTTGCGAAGTAATTAAACGTTTTAGATATGAAAAGATTGTTATTTTTATTTGCTATGTTATTGACGCCGTTCGCTTTGATGGCGCAAGAGGTAATCCCATCAGAAGGGACTATCACCATTGATCTAACTACCTTTACCGGTATCATGGCTTTTGTTACGATGTCAGCTACCCAACTAGCCAAGGTTGTGCCGTATATTGACACCCATAAGTGGGCTAAAGTCCTATCCGCCGTAGTCATAGGTATGCTGGTTTGTATATTAGCGTGGCTACTAAAGGTGTCTCCATTGCTTATAGGGAGTGAATGGTGGGAGGCTCTATTATATGGAGTGGCTGTAGGTCTCAGTTCTGCCGGTTTCTATGATTTGGTTAAGGCTATAGGATCATTATTCATAAAAAGAATTTAATTCTGTACATAATAATAGCATTTGCTGAGAGACTCATCGTTGCGAAATGATGAGTCTCTGTTTTTTTAAATTATCTTTGTGTCAGAACGAAATTAATTAGACATGAGCAAATACGTAATCAAGAGGAAGATACCTAAATATCAAGAGGCCGGGGAAGTCGGGTCGTATATGCTTGGTAATATGGACGGTATACAAGGGTTAGGTATAGAACCTTTGGTGAATACCAACCAAGGATTACCCGCGCCGGTCAATCCGCTAGGGATATATTCTTTGGATACTCCAGATCAGTTGAGGACTAAATACGCTAATGCTTTTGATCAGGATAATGTGTTTCCGGCTAGCTTCAAGGGTAGTTTACAGCGTATAGCTGAGAATTATCAGGACAATGGTATTACGCTTAATAACATAACTGTTAACGATGTTGATAAGTCTAAGACCGGTTCAGGCGAGACGGATGTTTTTGATTTTACCACCATCCCCTACTATGGCGCTGATGATATAGGGTCTAGATTCACTCAGATGGGTCGTGGTATAGGGCGTATGAGAAGCGAGGGATATGGTGATTTATCCACTGGGGCTAAAACAGCTAATACGATAACCACCATAGCCTCAGGAATTAGTGGTATCATGGGGTTGGCTCGTAACGTGGTTTCTGGGATAGCGTCAGAGAAAGGTACTCGTACCAATATCAGGTTAGCTCAGGAGCGTGAGGCCAGACAAAGAAGGCAATCCCAGATGCAGTACAAGGATGGTGGGGGTGTTTATCTAGGACCTAATAATAGGTTCGATAGCGGAAGCCTTACCGGTGAGTACCTGTATCCGTTACCTAAGTCGATGGAAGATCAAGCCAACGTAGAGGTCGAGAAGGGTGAGTACGTGACGCAGCCCGGAGAGGCGCCGATGGAGGCTATGGGGCAGAAGCACGCCGATGGTGGAACCCCCGTTTCCTTGGAGCAGGGAACGAAGGTTATTACCGACGACACAACCATAGAGCCGGATTTCGCTAAATACATCAGAGATACGTATGGGATCAAAGCCACGCCTAAGGATACGTATGCTACGTTAATGGACAGGTATAAGGCTAAGATCGGTCTTAAATCGGCTTACGATGATCAGAAAAAGGCGCTGGAGAAGCTGAAGAAAAACGATAAGATAGATGACGAGAATACAAGGCGTTTAAACGCCTCCGTATTATCTAAGGCTATAAATGATAGCAACGATACCGTTAATGGATTAGAGGGAAGATTTACGGACTTCGCTAATGTCATATACAAGGAGCAGGAAGACCGGAAGATGAAGAAGGATGAGGATACGTATTTCGCTAAGGGTGGTGAAATAGATAACATCATATCCAGATCCATGAAAGAATACGGTCTTACGGAGGAGGATATAGCTGAGGCTAAGAAAGAGCTGCTTAAGAAAGTGGCTGGTATTCGCCAGAAGATGGAGATAGGAGGCACGTCTTTGTTCGGTCGTAAATTAACTTTCCGCCCGATCGAGAATAGGTTCAACAATGATCCTAACTATTTCGGTTATCAACGCCAAGGAACTGATGGCTCTTATGGAGGTATTAATACGGATGAGAGGTTGAATTATTACAAGACATTCAATCCGGTCGCTTACGATGCTTATATGGGAGCTTCAGAGGGCGCTAGGGCTAGGGCATTGCAAGACGCTATCTACGGTCAGACAAGTAGCTGGATGGGCTTGGCTACGGCGGAGAACCCGATCATCGCCAACGCCGAGGCGCTTCGGGATTACACGACGCTCGTTTCCTTTGGCGGTGAGGATAGTCAAGGTAATTACCCGGAAGACAAGAAAGCCGCATATCATGATAGGATGAGAGACAATAAATTAGGTTTGTTTACCACATCTCGCCCTATGATCGGTCTAGACGTTGTTACAGAGGAACAGCATAAGGCTCTTAACGATGCTGGTATCACCCATTTTAGCCAACTATTCTCTGACAAGAACAAGGATGTCGTTAATAAGATACTTGGCGAGGATATGCTTAAGATGCAGGCATTGAGATCCATGAAAGGAATGGAAGGTCTTGATTTTATACTTGATCCTCATAAGGTAGTTCCCGGTTCTATGGATATAGGTGATGTGGAGGATCCTGATGTTAAGTTGGATATGCCTGAGCTGATTGATCCCAATACACTCCCTAATACCAATACCAATACCGGTACTAACACCGGTAAGACTAATAATGGTAACGGAAACAGGAATATAGTGGGTGGCGGTCTTGACTTCCCTGAGGTGTTCAGGATGACTCCGGGAGCCGTGACAACGGAAGGTCTGGAAAGGCATTACGCTCCTACCGTGGATCCGGTATTGAGATCTGCTGATCAGTATATGGTTGAGGCTAATCGTGCTTTCCAATCACAATTGGATCAGATGGGTAATGTCCCGGATTCCCAGAGAGGGGCTTTATCATCCAACCTACAGGCTATCATGAGTTCCAATATAGGTAAGTATATAAATGAGGTAGAACAAGGGAACGTGGCTCAAAGAACTTGGGCTGATAATATAAACGCTCGCACTTGGGCTGACACGTATGATAAGAATATAGCCCAACGCCAAGCTTATCAACAACGGATATTGCAGGGGTTGGCTATTAATGACGAGAACTGGGCTAGGTATTTCGATAGCGTAAATGATGAGATCCAGCAGAAGTGGAATACGGCTACGACCATGAATACATTAAGGTCTATATTCGGGGATGTCAAGATCGGTCCTAATGGGCAGTTGATCGCTGATCCTCAAGGAGACATATTGAGTTATAGGAGATTATATCCCGCTCAGGAAGTAACTAAAAGCAAGAAAGGATAAAGGATGGCTTCACAATACAGTATATTAAGGAATTACGGTAAGTACGTATCACCCTACAACATGGATGTCATGATGCAGGGTATGGGATACATGCAACAGAAGATAGATACGAATCGGCAAGCTATTAATGAGTACGTTGATTATATTATTAATTCTGATATAGCTAAACCTCAGGATAGGGAATATCTTCAGAATAGATTAAATGGATTGATACAGGATGTGAATAACGTGTATCGTAAATCCAATCTAGCTTCTGATGGTATAGCTAGAAGTATACAAGCCCGTCTTGGAGAGGCTTTAGATACCCGTGTATTGAACGCCATCGCTGGAACGCGTGAGTTTAGGGAACTATCTACTAAATTAGAGGATATGAAGCTGAATAATCCTAAGATGTATAGTCCCATAAATGAATCAATGGCTCTTATGCCTTATTATAAATGGTTGAATGATGGTCAGGTAGGAACTAGATTAGAACCTCTTCATTACACTCCATATACGGATTATAACGCTGAGATAGATGGTAAGGTGAAGGATTTTTTGACCAAGCATAAGGGCCAGAAAATACAGATCCCGGTTCTCAATGATAAGGGCGAGAGAACGGGAGAGATTATTGAAAAGACAATTGATGAGATGGGGTATTCTGAGATAAGGAATATTATAGCATCCAGTATGTCCCAAAACGCTAAGGCTCAAATACAATTGGAAGGTCAATACATGGCTCTCACCAATCCTCATATGTTCAATCAACAATCTACCTCTGCTTTTATTCAACAATATGTGAATGATTTTGATGCTAAGGAAAAAGCTATAAAGGCGGAATTAGGGGGTGTTGGTAATGATGCTAATCGTAAATTAATGCTTGAGACTAGTTTGGCTGATTTACGTAATCAGAAACAGACTTTCATAGATGAGGCTAATTCGTTTATAGGACCTAATTATGATGCAGAAAGAGCGGGGGCCTTTATGGTTCAACAGGAGTTTCTTAGGGGGGCAGCTATGAGATGGTCTTATAATAATTCATCTGTCATCCGCAAGGCTGATGATTATTACTATAAAGAAGATGAGAGATTAGCTCGCAATGCCAAGTTCGTGTGGGATCAAAAAATGGATAAGGAAAGGCTTAAGATAGAACAATCAAAGGCTGATGCTGCATGGGCTAGGGCTATAGGTGGAGGAGGAAGTGGAATGAAAGGGTCAGTATCTATTGGTGTTCCAGGGACATCGTATACTGTCCCTATTGCGCAAGAAAAGGTAAAACCATCAACAAGGTTGATGGATAATATCGCTTCTAACAGGGAGAGTATAAAAGTTAAATTTGATGTTTTGGCAAATGCTATAGGTGACAATGTGATGTCTAATATAAATGCTTATATAGATAATAACCCCGATGATTTTAAGGGTATGTCACATCAAGATGCCGTCATGAAATTCATTATGAATAATAATGGAGCTAAGTATGATGGTTTGAAGACTGATAAGGCGAAGAAGGCTTATGAGGATCTTGCAGAGGCGTATGACCAAAGAAATTCATATTATTCCATTTATGACGGAGCTATGGATGCCAAGAAAAAAGTGTCTCAGAATCTTGATAACGCCATTATGGAGGAAATATCAAATAACCCTGGCATGGATATTTATCTAGATAATGGAGAGAATGTCAATGTAGGTGATATGTCTAGATTATCATCTGTTCGTATGGGTGGTAAATCCGTCAATCCTTTTACTGCCGCTAAAGTCTCTTCTTTGATGTCAAGATTGGTCGATACTGTCTCAGATGTTATAGGACCGTCTTACGATCCTTCTGGTCAAGGCAGATTGATAGAAGGAAGGAGTGTTATAGACGTGGGTAAGGCTGAATTGATATTAGATGAGATAAATGAATCTTTGGGTACAGATTTTACCGTGGATGAATTAGATGATGCATTGAAGGATAATATTACTGATAATAAGACATGGGATAGACTGTTAGTTAGGTTTGATGGAGATAAAGATAAGGCTAATCTGGCTTATATCACGTTAAGAAATATAAATAGAGAAATGGGTTCTCCATTTGCTCATAAATGGTCTAATTCAGGTCCTATCAACAGGGTTCTTGATGATATGGATGATGCTTATAATAGGTATATAGAATCTAGGTATGATGAGTTCGGAAGAAAGGGATGGACTTTTAATGAGAGGGCAAAATCCAATTCGGAGGAATTTAGATTATATAATAGTATATATAGTTTAGCTAATAAATCCGGATTGAAATTAGATGAAAAAGAAGGATCTCATACATTGTCTGTTGAACAGGATGATGATAATAATTGGTGGATAATAGCTGATGCAGGAGAGGATAAGGCTCAACGGGTTCAAGTATCAGAACAGGATTTGGCAGGGATAGGATTTACTACCTATACTAAGTCAAGAAATATCCCGTCAGTCTCATACAAGTCGAGGGTGTCTGGGGCAGGGTTTTCTTCTGCCTCCGATAAGGCTTATGGGAGATCGGTAGCCGATTTAGGTCTTGGTTCTTACGCTACGGCTGATAACGCTAAAGATGATATACGCTCATTTGTTTTGCCTTTGTTCCCGGATGATTATCATAATGATATGTCTATGATAATATCTGCGGTTATAGATGGATCTAGCAATTATGAGGTCAAGGCTGAGGGATATGATCGAGGGTATGGACGGCATGGTGTGGAGATTAAGATATATAAGAAAGGTTATGGAGGTGATCCTTCTAACAACCCTTTATATACTATAGATAAAGAAGGTGTTGATTACGCTGATAATATAGCTAAGGTTATGAATATAGCTCCTCAGGCTTATTTGGTGGAGGCTCTTAAAGAGGCTATGACTAAAGAGGCTAATTCTGTGAATAGTTCTTTTGGAAGGAAGGATATTAATGAGGATCTGTATAATATTATGTTACCGGTAATGGATATTATAAATAAAAAGAGGAATGGAAACGAGCAATAATAATTTACCCGATGGTAGGGATATAGCTCAAAAGCATGGGTATCCGGTTATGGATCCAATGGAGATAAGGGCAGTTGGTGTATATCCGAGTTCATTAGGTGACGATATAAACAATCCACCTTTACCTAACCTTGATCCAAATTCTTTGGTCGATGATTCTAAAAAGGCTATACCAGCTTTATCAGAAAGAATAAAAAGACGTGTTAAATCGTCTTATTATGATGATTTAAGGGCTAAAACTCCTGAGGATAGTATTATTAGTAATGGTATCCCATCTGGTAGGTTTGATGTGTCCGGTCCTCGTATAGGTCTTGATGAATCAAGATTTAAATTAAGTGATGGAACTTGGATACCTAAATACGAGTCATTTCAGGCTGGCGTTGATAATGATTCCAGATTAGCTAGAAATCAAGGTACAGGAGAGAAGATATTTAGGGGATTGGGTAAATTTGTTTATAAGACGGCTTTGTATGGTATAGGAGGTATTATTCAGCCTTTTTATGGTATTTACGAGGGAGTCACTAAAGGTAAATTTGAATCCGTTTTCAATAACGATTTTACTCGTTGGTTAGATGATATGGATAAGCGAGGAGATTATAGGCTCGCTCATTATTATGATAAAGAAGAGAGAGATATGGGATTTCTTCGTAGTCTTGGAACTGCTAATTTCTGGACTAACGATTTCCTTTCGGGTCTGGCTTTTACCGCTGGTGCCATGTTATCATCCGCCGTATATTCCGGGGCCGGCCTGATGAACCTTGCTCGTACCGGAGCTAGGGCTGGGGTGGCTTTAGCTAGGATAGGCAAGGCCGCTTCGGACACCAAGAAAGCATTCGGCGCTTACCTTAGGGCCGCCCGTATAGGGCAGAGGGTAGGCAAGGGGCTGGATACCGCCCTATTTCTTGGTACGTCTACCTCATGGGAAGCTTCAGTGGAAGCCAGAAGTATGTTGATGGAGGCCGAGGAGAACTTCAGGCAATCTTATCGTAACGCTTATGGGAGGGAAGTCCCATATGAGGAGCTTATGAAGTTCAGGGCTGACAATGCCAATGCCGCTAACGCCGTATTCGCCGCAAATGTCGGCATATTATCATTATCCAACATAGCTATGTTTGGTGATATGTTTGGTATGGAGCTTGGTGTAGACAAGTTTATAAAACGCAATATATTTGGCGTAGGAGCCGAGAGAATGGACAACGGTGCACTAAGGGCTATAACACCAAAGAAATGGCAGAAAATAGCTGGTAATACGTTTAATATCATCAAGCGACCGGTATCTGAGGGTTTGTTCGAGGAGGGTCTTCAAGGTGTGTCCAGTAAGTCCGCGGAGGATTGGGTGGAATCAAGATATAATCCTATGGCCATCCGTCAGAATATAGGTTATATGGAAGCTATAAAGAACGGATTCAAGGAGACATACGGATCTAGCCAAGGCTGGAAGGAGATCGGCATCGGTATGATTATCGGATCGGTTATGGGTGGGAAAAGCCTTGGAGGTATAAGGGAATGGAGCCAAGACATGTCCCGGAACAAGGGGATGGTGGATGCCTACAACGCCAATGCCGGCGCCTTGACTACCGCCGCTATCCGTGCTATTCGTGGCAGTATGGCTCTGAACGCTCAATTATCAGGCTTGAAAACGGATAATAACGCTGACGATATACCTAATTCTAGAATCATAGATAAGACTTTTAGTGACGCCGTATTCAATCGTCTTCGTTATGATTCGGAGATGGGGATGCTGGATGATACGAAGGAGAATTTCAGGACGGTAGTCGAATCTATACCTAATAGCGATATAGCGTCCGATATGAATATGACGGATGAGCAGGTCAATGAGTATAAAGCCGATCTTGTCAACGAGTTTAATAAGAAGGTGGATAATTTCATTATGGCCAACAGATTCGCCGACTCCCTTACCGATGGTATATCCAATAGGTCGTTTAACGCCTATATCTCCAATATGGCTTATAATGGCCTTGAGGCGAAGGATAATTTGAACGATATTGCCAATCAGTTAAGAAGGATATACAATACGGATATAGGCCCCGCTCTTGATATATATTCTCGTCTTAATCCTGATTCGAGCAGGGATCTTGAAGAACTCAGGAAGCTTACGGATGATATACAGAGGATGGAGAAGAATATCTTGAGGCTTCAACAAAGTGTCGCGTCGAAGGACGCTCTTGAATCTGATAAGGCTAAGTTGGTCAAGGAGAATGATAGGCTTCTTAAATTAACAGAGGATAGGATCGCATTGGAGAGGAAATTAACTACGTTAATTAACTCAGAGGCTGATATATCTAAGTTGTTCTTAAATAGAAATGATTCAAGGATTAGTGCCGCTGATCTTATGGCGGCTTATGATATTATAGCTGATTTTGAGAACGTCGTATCTATCCGTGGGGTTGATAATTATAAGGAGGCTATGGCATTGCTTAGTGAGTATCGTCATAATCTTGTGGCTTATAAGAATATAAACGAGTCTCTTCGTCGTATGCGTGACAGAAGATTCATCCGGGCGCAGGAGCGCGGGTTCATGAAGATATTATCGAGCGCATGGGGTAAGACTTATGAGGAGGATGATAGCAAGTATGATTTCAGGAATACTGATAATCCTGATGCCAATGATCTTTACGCCAACGACCAAGCTATAGACAAGGCTTACCAAGATGGTCTTATAGGGGAGGATGAGGCATTTATGTTCAAGACATATAATCATATGATAGCCAGATCTATGGAGAACGAGATTAAGACCGATGAAGGTAATATAGTCGAGAGGGTTCCTGATGATGAGGATATCATAAATCCTTCTGACGATAGAATCAATAATATAGCTATAAAGATATGGAACGGTAATGAGGATGTCTTATCTCCTAGGGAGAGACAGATATATGATAATAACAAGCCTCGTGTCGATAGTCTAGTTAACGGGTTTGGGGATAATCCTATTTCAAGGATCAATAAGGCTAGATCGATAATAGATAGATTGAAGATCCATGATAATATTTATGATAATATCAAGGACGCTGTTGATGATATTGTAGATATGAATATCAATGGTCTTGATCAGGATCAGATCAAAGAAGCTATAAAGACTTATAATGATCTTATGAATGAGGCTGACAATGGCAATGAGATTGATCAGGATAAGCTTAATGAGGCTATTGATATTATCAATAACTATTCTGATGATCCTCTTCTTCGATTCGTGGAATGGATGAGGCTGTATGATAATGGAAGTATAGCTGTCAAGGATTACGATAAATCCATACCTATGGGTGATGTCCTCACAGAGAGCGAACCCGGGACATCCACCGGCAGGACGGAAGTTAACGCCGCCCAGAACCCGGTGGTGTTGATGGCCCAGAAGAGAGAGATCGGTGGGGTCATGTATTATGAGGTTGGTGGAATGAGGCTTGACAGGTTTATGGCGGGGTCCGGGCTTAAAAGGTCTGATGCCACTGATACTGATAATGGAAGGGTGATGGATTTCACCAACGGAACCGACATATTTACTGTTATAGAGTCAGATAACCACTCAAGATGGATGATTAGCGAGGATGACGCTCAGGCTTTCGAGAACGCTACTGGTGTCATATTGGGGCGGCAGACCGCCTTATCGACCTCCAACTGGTTCATGGTGTATCGCAAGGGGCAGGATGGATCTATTGTCCCTTATTATACGGGTGATACGTTTGGATCTAACAACGAGTCGGTGAATCAGGAAGCAGCGGCTAGCCTCCGCAAGGGTGATATGGTAAGGTTTAAGATGGATATGTCAGATCCATATACCAAGGAATTGTATGATAAATACAATAGTCTTAACGCCGTTGACCCTAATTCTGATGAGACTAAGTCGGCTTACCGAGAGCTGGTTGATAATATGGTTATTAAGATCGTGGATAGCGATGGCAATTTCGTCTCGGTGCTAAAAGCCAATGATCCAGACTCAAAAGGGAGTAACGCTGATTTAAGGAGTATGGCCTTTGAGTTATATAGGGATAATATAGGATCTGTTACTGGCGAGATTGATATACCGTTTGTAGGTACAGTTACCAGTGTTTTGCCGGGAAGACCTAATTTTAGCGTAAGTGATGATAATGGTACGTTGATGGTATCCGAGAATGACTTTACCAACGAGACGGTTGGTAAGGTTGAGAGCGTAGGATATATAGAGAATGGGGAGGTTACGATGAGGGATAATATTAAGTATAATATATTCCCGTTCTGTACGGCTATCGTCAGGGACAAGTATGGTGATTATAAAAATTCACGTATCCCGGTCGTAGCTATAAAGACAGGAAATGGAAGAAATTACCTGTACCCCGTAAGATTGAAAAATCAGGATATATCGTCATTTTCATCCATGATCGAATCGATGGCTGATAGGATTACGGAGGGTCTAGGCGGAGGCGTAAGTATTGATGATATAATGGATCTTAATAACGCTATAGCCAGATCCGGGTTGGATAATAAGACGTATATGATCCCGCTGGCTGGGGACGTGGGTGCTATCAAGAACCGGCTTAAAGCTGTTAAGGAGGCGGCCAGCAGGATGCCTATGACCGCTGACGTAAGAGGATGGATAGGTGATTCCAGAACTAAGGAGGATATTTTGATGAATGACGTTACGATCAACATAGATCTTAATAACGATCCTTTCATAGCTCCTAAGTTCAGGATGAGTATTAGGAGAGATGAGACGTTCTTCGAGGAGACAGAGACCCCGTTCGTCAACCCGTCCGGCTCCCAATCGGGTTCCGCTTCGCCTACGAAGGCTGCCGAGGACAAGTCTTTGGTTTCCGATGGCAACGTAGTATCCGGAGAAAATGAGGCGGAAAATCCTTGCTAGGTAAATTTATTCGTCTTATCTTTGCGGTGTCAGTCCATCACCTGACGAGTAAGATATTTAAAAGTTGGTCCCTGTCGGGTGTGTGATGGCCCCGGTGGGGACTCTTTATACCATGCAATTAGATTCTTTTTTACACCGGAAGATCATGCAAGACTTACGTATCCAGCGAGTGAAGGTCTTGATGATGTTATATACCAGTCATTATTTTGTCAATAACAGACAAAGGCAGTTGCTTGACCATACATACTCATTAAGCAGGGATCAGGCTTTTGATTATATGACTGAGTTCAATAAAAGGCTTAGTGATAAGGTTGGTATAGAATGTACGATGGATATTCTTCTGCCTACCGATGATGATAACGCTAATATCATAATCGAGTACAATGGCATCATTAAGAAGTTGATGAGGGAAGCCGAGAAGCTGGAACTTGATACTGATGCTATCAAAGCCATGATGCGTGATCTTCTTGATGAGTTGAAGGATGATATTGATCTTAATATCCTGATATTTGACGTAACCCAGTTACTTATAAAATACAATCTATTTAGGTTGGATGCTATAACCGAGCAGGAGTTCAAGAACTCTTTTGTCAGGATGGATAGTAGGAATATGGAGATAAAGAAACTAACTTTATCTGATATCAAGAAGGTGGTGATGATGATAGAGACCAGATATAATCGCTTTGTATGGTGATGGAATATTATAGATTACAATTTTTGTAAAAATATATCCTATTTGTTTGTTGTTTTAAAATAAGTGTCTATATTTGCGGTGTCTATCCGTTGCTAGACCAGAAGAAGATATTAATATCGCTTAGGCGTAGGCGATAAATGAGAGCTATCAGTGGGGTAACGGACGCTGGTGGCTCTCGTTGTTTTATATTATGGATGATAATTTAAAATTATTTGAGAATCCTGATTTTGGGGATGTGAGAGTATTGTTGGATGAGAAACATGAACCATGGTTTGTCGGTAATGATGTAGCTAAATGTTTAGGGTATGCAGATCCTAGGGATGCTGTAAGAAGGTTGGTAGATGACGAGGATTGTAAAATGCTGAGATTGTCAGAAGATAGGGAGGCCTACGATTCCACCCCTATTCACAATCAATATGTTAGCCAGATAAAGATTATTAATGAGTCTGGTATGTATACTTTAATTATGTCATCTAAGAAGGAGTTTGCTAAGAAATTCAAAAGATGGGTAACATCGGAGGTTCTCCCTTTTATTAGGAAAACAGGTTCCTATTCTATGCCATCTAACAATATGCCATCAAAGAATGAACTTCCATCTGATTATATAGAGGCATTAGAGGCTTTGCTTAAATCGGAAAAGGAGAAGCGTGCGTTAGCTGAGGCGAAGAAAGCGGCAGAGGAAGCCAAAAGGATATCCGATAATATCATTAAAGAACAGGCTCCTATGGTTGAGTTTGCTAAGACAGCCGAAATAGCCCAAGAGACAGATATGTTGATCAGAGAGGTTCGGGAAAAGCTAGAGGCTCATGGATATGATATAGCGGAGAAGAATCTTCGAATATTGCTTGAGGATAAGAAGTTCTTCGCTAAGACCGGTAAGAGGTGGTTGCTTTCCCAAAGGATGATAGACAGCGGTTATGCTCGTTACAGATATCGTAATGATGACGAGTTCTACGGCACTAATACTGTCTATGTGACTCCTAAGGGATTTCAGTGGATCGTGTCTAAGATATCTAAAGAATGGATGCCTAGGTTCTTGGAATTGAAAGGCAGGGTTCTGAGTAGATCAGATAAAGATATTTTCGCTAAACGATAAACTCCATTTTTTTATAATTTAGGATTGAGTTTTTGCCTGTTCGTGAGGATCGGCAAAAAGATTTGTACTTTTTCAGAGTAAACATAAGGTTTGTTATTATGTTGTTATTTTGGTGTCCCGTCCGCTCGTGAGAGTAGGCGGGATTTTATATCTTTGTGTCAAAACGATTTAGTAATGGGTAGATCTTGTTATGTTATAAAAAATAAGGAGGGTAGGGTAGATAATGTCCTTGCCCCGAACGACCAACCATCCGGATTATACCAAAGGGCGATGGAGGTGCTGGGCGACCAGAAGCAGGCCTTATCGGTCTGGGGTACGGCCTACTCCCCCGACTTCGTGTCCTTCTTTGGCGACTGGATGTCCATGCCATCAGAATATGATCTGGATAGTAATGGGGAACCTAGGTATGATGATGTCATGTCCTTTATCAAGCGGAAGAACTATTTCGCCGGCAATTTTATGGCCGATGAGGTTAAGGATATCAATAACACCCTTACTTCCTTGGGTGTTGATAATATCAATGATCTTAATGATATGATCGTATCTAACTTCCTTTCCGGCGGTGATATATTCCTCAATAGGTACAATCTTGAGCGATCTGGGATGTATGACGCTGATGAGATTGATAATATCATGACTAACCGATCGGAGTATGAGCGGGTAAGGGATATGATGAGGAGGATTGTCGATTTTATGTCTGAGGGGAATCTTAATGAGAAGGATATGTATTTCCTGTCCTCCGAGTCAGGCCTTGGTGATGATTATATGATATATGAGGATACATATGACTCGTTAGGAAAGAGAAGGGGCTTGAATCCAATAGAGGTAAGGGATACGATCATGAGGGCGGTAGGCGGTATCAGCGACCGCCGGGAGTTCGATCAGGCTTTCGCCTCCATCCCATACCCTTCCTTGGCACTCCGGTATCAGGAGGATCAGGATTACGCAGATCGGATGTATGACACGTATCGTAATATGACCCGTATGGAGGTTCGGAGTCAGGACGGAAATACGATTACCGACTCGTACTTCAATAGTACCACACCGTATATCAGTATGCCTAAGGATATGAAGGGTCTAAGGGATAAGGTTGGGGAGATAATCGATATGGATGATTTTAAGGACATCAAGGACGTTGCCGGACGTCTGCATGACATAGCCATGGATCTTGCCGACATGGGTGTGGATATAAGCGAGGCGATCAGCGATGAGATGATTATATCCAGACCGGAGGATATCCGTGATCTTATGGCGTCGCTGGATGTCATGTTGTCTTCCATACAGGTCGGCAATTCGGTATACGATAGCTTTATCTCCGATCTTGATAGGATAACAGGAAAAGGGAACCCGATATACGAGGTTCAGGATACTTATTCTACTGGGGATAGGATGGTGTATGTAAGGTCCGGGAATACATCCCCTTCCGATATGTATGATAGGAGCATGTTGTATATGGGTAGGAATACGTACCATAACACGGCTCCGATAACCGACACCGATCAGGCCTATGAGATGTTGGCCGATATCGGGATAGAGCGGCCCTCGTACTTGCCGGCTGGCGTGGTTCCCGCAGGGGCTTCCCGTTCCGATATTGGCGTGGTCAAGGATAACATAAAGAAGCTGGTTATGTCCAACATCTCATCCTTGAATACCGAGAACATGATCCTTACCAGATTGATATACCAGCATCCCGTAACCCCTAAGATGGATGATGTCGATATTGATCGGGAGTTCAGGAGATACGAGGCTAGGCAGGGAAAGGATCGGGATTTTATCAAATCCTGTACCTCGTTGAGGAAGATCCAGATTAAGGAAAGGTTAAAAAAATCGGATTTATATAATAATGTCTTACGTTTCCTTGATTTTAATGGATTTTATAATGTATCTTTGAACCACCATGACAGAAGTACGTTAAAAAGCATGGAGATGTCGTTGCCGGAAGGTCAGGTAAGGGATTTTCTGTTTGACGTGGCTATCGAGTCCGGTGACAGTAGCATGAGAGACCTTTTCTATCTGGATGGTCAGGATAGGATGATGGATGCCGGGTTTTACAGGTATCTGTACCAAAGGAATCCGGGCCTGCTCCGGGAGGTCAACGGCGGCGTCGAGGCGAGACCGGACGGTTCGTTCTTGGCTCGTGAGAGGTATGATGATTTCGTGTCATTCCAATCCGGCTTATATGAGAAGGTAGGTGAGACGGTTGATGGTGCGATATACAGGTTCGTTGATAATCTTATATACTCCGATCCATCATCATATCAAGAAAATATGGTACGAAGGATGGGTGATGTTACGGCAAGGAGTGACGATAACCGCCTGTCAAGGATAGAGGATGATCCCTCATCCAGTAAGATAGTTAATGAATACACTGCTAATACAAATAAATTGATGCGAGATTTTTCGTGTAGTTAATCTCTCTTTGACGTCGTGAGACGTTTTCTTTCGAGCATTGAAACATTGAATTTTTTGACATACCCCCATTACTGAAGTGAATGGGATTCTTGGATAATAACGTATGGGACCTCAGTCTTGCGACCGTTGGATTTATCCATACTCTCCAATTCGGAAATGCCCTTCCGAAGGATATTTTGAGAAGCTAAAAGATCTCTTTCATTTTTGGAACCGCACGCTGGACATTTCCAGCTGCGTTCCTTAAGTGAAAGATCTTTATAGATATAACCACATTTACAAACCTTTGAGCTGGGATACCATTTATCGATTTGATGTACGGTGACACCATATTTTGACGCTACGTATTTCAATTTATCAATAAACATCGAATGACTAAGATCAGACACCTTCTTACCCCATAGATGTTTCATAGCTTCTATGTTAAGAGTTTCTAAGAAAATAAAATCATATTGTTTACACAACTGATGTGCTAACTTCCATTGAAAATCAGAACGTAGATTCTTTATTCTCCTATAGGCTTGTTGAAGTTCAAATGATCTTCTCTTTCTATTATTCGATCTTTTATCAGATCCTGAAAGCCTTTGATTACATCTATTTATCTTCTTTTGGTATTGTTTGAAGAATAATGGAGACTGAACAAAACTTCCATCACTTAACGTCATGTAAGTTTTAAGTCCGAAATCAATCCCTACGGATGCACCATTACGTGACTTTCTATAGGTTTTATTTGACTTATAGTCAGTTATAATGACAATGGAATATCTGTTACATGTTTCTCTAAGTATTCTTATTTGTTTTATATTCCCTTTGTAAGGACGAGAATATGAGAATTTGAAACGTTTGTTTATTTTGTTGATCGTAAACGTATTTCCATTTAATTTAAATCCATCTTGTTTGAAAACGAAGGAGTTAAATTTATTAGCTCTTTTAAACTTAGGAGGTCTTTTGCATAACTTTTTGAAGAACCTTTTATAAGAATCATCTAATCGTTCAAGGATTTCCTGAACAGTTTGAGCACCTAATAAAGTTCTTCTTATCCGTTTTGCAAAATGTTTCTTTAATTTACCTATCGAAATGTATTTTTCAAATCTTCTGTAATAACGTTTTTGCAAATTCAGAGCATGATTCCATACAAACGCGCACTCCTTAAGCATTTTATCTAAATGCTTGGTATTCTTCGATTTGTATATGTTGTATTTATATGAAATCATGATTTTTGTAATTATTTTTACCACAAAAGTAATAATAAACCATTCATTTGCCTAATAAATTGAGTAGTTCTCTGATTATTTTTTTCATAGATTTGCGATGAATCCGGGTCGTAGTGATACGCTCCGGATTTTTTGTCTCTCGTCAGTCGTTATTAATACCATTTACAAGACATGACGTACTTTGATGATGACACATATCACGATTTTAGGACTGTTAATTTTTGAACTTTGTAACGCCCGCCATCAGGTGGGGTTATTATTAATTCAAAAATAAATAGACATGGGTACAAGTGGAGACAAAATCGTTTTGTTAGACGGTATGGGTTCCGGTAGTGGAAGCGCCACTAACGGTTTATTATCTATGATTCCGGGGATGTTCGCCAACTTAATAGGCGGAAATAAGATGGATCCGAACTTGGTAGCGGCTTTGATGAACGGTCGTAACAACCAAGACGGTTTCGGCGGGGCTAACGGTTGGTGGTTGTGGATCATCGTCCTGTTCTGGTTATGGGGTGGCCGTGGCTTTGGCAATGGTTTTGGCAATGGTAATGAGTGTTGCGCTAATGGTCTTCCAGCTCAATTGAATAACGACTATGGTCGTGAGTTACTGATGCAGGCTATCCAAGGTAACAGAAGCGCTATCGATCAGATCGCTAACGCCTTGAACTGTACTACCACTCAATTGCAAAGCGCTATCTGTAACGTACAAGGCGCTATCGATAAGGTAGCTGGTCAGGTAGGTATGACCTCTCAGGCTGTTATTAACGCCGTACAGCAACAAGGTTGTGAGATCGGTAATCAAATTAGCTCTTGCTGCTGCAATTTGAGTTCTTTGATCAACCAAAGCACTTGCCAGACTCAGCAGATGATCAACAATCAAGGTTATGAGAATCGTCTTGAGACATTGAATCAGACTAACACGTTACAAAACACTATTAATCAAGGATTGACAAACAATCGTGAGCAGGCTACTACGCAGTTCAATATCTTGAGCGCTAAGATTGATGCTCAAACAACCTTGATTAATGATAAATTCTGTCAATTGGAAATGCGTGAGATGCAGAATACGATCAATCAGTTGCGTGATGAAAGGTCGGCTTACCAAGCCTCCGCGTTGACTCAGCAACAGACTCAGAATTTGATCAACCAGTTGAGACCTACCCCTGTGCCGGCTTATCCTTCATGCTCTCCTTACCAGACTTATGGATGGGGTCAAGCATTTTATGGAGGTAATTACGGATGTGGGTGCAACAATGGATGCTGCAACAACGGAAACGCCGCTATTTAACTCTATAAAGGAAGGAGGCTATTATGGCTTGTGTTTCTAAAATAGGGTCTCTTTATGAGTTGGTCACGAAGAACGTGGTAGTGACTACTACCAACACCATCTTCGGTATCAACCCAAGGATATGGCTGTCCTTGCCATGCGAGGGCCTTCTGCTGCTGAAAATCCGGCAGGTGGTTCCGACAACAGGCGAGACATTGCCAGTACAGATAGCTATTCCAGCGAACAGCACCGTATCCACGGTAGGTGATGACACATGCTGCCCGGTAACCGGCGTGGCTGTGGTGAACCCGATCAACGTGGCTGTGACCGGAGCGGCTATGGTTAACAACACCGAACGTCTTGTTTATTTCAACAAGGTAAGGGGTGTATTGAGGCTCATGGATTGCTGTGTGCCTACAACCGCCGCATCAGCGTCGGAAACGGATGTTGATGAGGAATAGGTTAGATTGGATGTCTAATGGGAGGGTATTCCCTCCCGCTTAAAAATCGAGATATGTTTAGAGACTTAAAGAAAGGATTTCAAGTATATACGCTGGATACGTCCGATGTTCCGGTGTTCAGGATGGGGAATGTGGTTAACGTGTCCGAGCCTAGGTTCCAGCAACCCCAGATGGGTCAGATGGGGCAATATCAGCAACTACAGGATAGGGTGATAGACCTTACCGTGGAGATAAACGGGTCTTCCATGACCTATGTCGTACCGGAGAGCAGGGATGTCGCTATGTCCAATAACATAACTTTGGCCTGCTCGGTCGATCCGATCATGAACCAGCTTAACGCCGCTAAGAGAACCAGCTCCGATATTCTCGATAGTATCGATAAGCATAGGAGGACACTAGAGGCTTGTGATTCGATCCTTGAGGAAATCAATCCGGCTTTTAAGCAGACTAAGGATCAAGACCGGAAGATCAAGAATCTTGAGGAGAAAGTCGATAGGATGGGATCCTCTTTCGATGAGCTAAAAGAGTTGTTAATTAAAAAATTAGGTTAAGATGAGAGTTATAGATTTAGGCGGCGGCCACGATGAGGACTACGATGATGAGATCTACGATCGTAGAGGCGGCCGTGGACGTAGCAGACGTTCGGATGGGACTTACATGGGTTATGGTGGTGGAATATATGACCATTATGGCAAGGAGCATGACGGTAGGATGGATGAGCTAGAACGCCGTGAGCGTGAGCTTGAGAAACGCGAGAGACTCCATGAACGTGAGGACGAGATGTATCGCAGGGGATGGTTCGGTGAGCGCGGCATCCGTGACGAGTACGAAGGTACTGAACCGTATATGCGCAGGGGACGCAGGAGTCGTTACTACTGAGGAGCAGACGCCGATGACCCGGATTATAAGCGGTATATAGACACCCATGGATATCACTTTTCCAAGGAGCTGGCTAGGGAAGCCGCTGACAAGATGCTTAACGCCGACGGGTCCAAGAGAAGATGGACGATGGAGGACGCTAAGCAGATGTTCGATAAATGCGGGGCCAAGAAACCTGATAACGCCACTTGGGGAGATATCCAATACCTGTTCGCTATGTTCTATAGCGACTACTTTCCTAAGGTATTGGATTGCGACCAGAAAATAGTCAAGGCTGTCTTGGCTTATCTGGAAGACCCTGACGCCCCGGAAGGGACGGCGTTCGTAAGGTATCTGGCGGTGCGGTGCTTCGTCGGTGACACAATCAAATGGAGTGATATGATTTAGTTTGATACAACGTTGGAGAACCCTGTCGGCAATAGAATACCGATAGGGTTTCTTTTTGATCGTAGCCTTATTATGATTACATTTGTTCGAGGTAGATCTTTTGTTCATAGGAAGGGTGGGCGGGAATGAAAAAAAGGATATCCTCACGGACACCCTTCCCCTTTGGTTGAAAATCACTTAAAACATTATGAGTTACTACACCGCAAATATAGATAATTAAATACAAACTGCAATGGGTAAGGGGTATTATTGGATAGAGCCAGTGGATCAGACGTTAAATGATTTCCAGTTTTATAAGGCACGTATCGTAGGCGATCCTGAATATGACGAGAGACATCATCGAGTTATATTGAGAACTGATAAGTATTTCCCTGTCGGAAGTATCTTCCATGTCTTAAAAGACCCAGAGATGTTTGTTATAGAGAGGAAGTTTAAGACATGGGGGAATAAGTATGTCGTTAAGCCTTGTGAGGGTGAATGGGAATGGGAGTCTGTCCAGAAACTTAAAGACAAGGCTATTATATTCCGTAGCGGATTCCTGCACGGGGACGGCGGTTTCTGACGCTTACCCGTATCTCCCCCCCTATATTTCTTGGTGTGTATGTATATAGCTATAGGTGATTATATACCAGTTTGCACCGATATAACTTGACGCTTCGTAGCCCCAACTAATGTTGACGGCTCCACGTCCCCTACCCGGTTCACCACCGGTGAGATATCTTTTGTTTGGCCTATGAGATTAGTTTTCTCTAGGCCAAATTTCTTTATATTCCTAGCGGCAAGTAGATCCCGGTCATTTACGGCGCCACACTCAGGACAAACCCATTCACGGTCCGACAACCTAAGATCTCGATGTATGTACCCGCATTCGCACATCCTTGAACTGGGATCGAACCTCCCGATCCGAATCAGGTTCCGTCCGTACCAGTCCGACTTGTATTGCAGCATCCTGAAGAACTCGCTCCACGACACGCTAGCGATGCTATTGGCTAGGCGATGGTTTTTCATCATCCCGCTGATATTAAGATCCTCAATGACAATAGTTTGGTTCTCACGTACTATCTTAGAGGACACCTTGTGCAGGTAATCTTGACGTTGGTTATGGATCCGTTCATGTATGGATGCTACGGCTAATTTCGCCTTGTTACGTCTGGCGCTTCCCTTCTGCTTGCGAGCTAACCTTCTCTGCAATACCTTAAGTCTGACGGTACTGTTCTCCAGATGTTTCGGGTTCCGGTACACATCCCCGTTCGAGAGGACGGCGAAGTCCTTTATTCCTACATCGATTCCTACGGTCTTGTCGGGATCGATAACAGGTTTGGATGGTAGATCGGCGCCGTTATCAACGAGGATAGACACGAGGTACTTCCCTGTTGGGGTCTTGGATACCATAACAGTTCCTATCTTGCCGTTGAAAGTCTGATTGGCGTAAAACCTTACCCATCCTAGCTTCGGTAGCTTAATCCTGCTGTTTTCAAGATCAACATGAACAGAGTTTATATTCTTGAATGACTGCCTATTCCTGTGCTTTGACTTGAATTTAGGGAAGCCGTTCTTTTCCCTGAAAAATCTGACAAAGGCTTGATCCATGTTCCGGATTGACTGCTGGAGACATTCATTAGATACGTCATAAAGAAAAGCCTTATCTTTCTTCAGTTCAGTCAACATCTTGCAAAGATCAACGGCAGAGATTGATTTTTTGTCACGCTGATAGGCTTCGATCCTTGTTTGCAAAGCCCAGTTATAGACATACCTGCAACAGCCGAAAGTCATTTCCATCAACCGGATTTGGCTTTTGGTGGGATTAAGTCTATATTTGTATGATCTCAGCATGATAAAATTGTTTTACGAGGCAAAGATACGTATTAAAGTAATACTATCTATATTTTACTTTATGTTTTAAAACATAGGTGGTGTAAAATGGTATATAATTAACTAGTTATATTTGAGCAAAAATAATTATGATATGGCAGATTTTCAAGGTAAATACAATGGTGATCAGATAGAGCAGCTTCTGGATAAGGCTAATGATATTGATCTTACCAAATATGCTCTTAAGACGGATAATGCCCCTACCGCCACGAAATTACAGGCGGCTAGGACCATAGCGCTGTCCGGGGCTGTTACCGGTAGTGTCTCATCGGACTTCGGAAGCGACGTAACTATCTCCACGGCATTGGCTAATTTTGATGCCTCTAAGATCGCGTCCGGAACCATCAGTATAGATAGGTTGCCTAAGGCGGCTTTGGAGAGATTGATCGTGGTAGCTGACGATACGGCCAGATTTGCCCTTACCACCGCTACGGCTCAAAGTGGTGATACGGTAAAGGTAACGTCTACAGGTAAGATGTATCTGATAAAAGACGAGTCTAAATTAAGCAGTGAGGATGGATATGAGCCTTACACGGCCAGTCAGGCTTCCTCCGTGCCTTGGTCCGGGGTTACGGGCAAACCAAGTACCTTCACCCCTCCCACGTCCTCCGCTACCGTTCTTGGCGGTATTAAGGTAGGATATACGACTTCCGGGAAGAACTATAAGGTGCAACTGGATTCGTCCGGCAACGCTTACGTCAATGTCCCATGGACAGATAATAATACCACGTACAATCAAGCCACGGCTGATACTTTAGGATTGGTTAAGATCGGTTACGATACTAGTGGCAAGAATTACGCCGTGGTGTTAGACGGTAATGGGAAGATGTATGTAAATGTTCCTTGGACTGATAATAACACGACTTATGCTCAAGCCACGAGCGATAAGTTGGGTCTTGTTAAGATCGGATACTCTGCAACTGGGAAGAACTATCCCGTTGTTCTTGACGGTAGTGGTAAGATGTATGTGAATGTTCCGTGGACGGACACCAACACCACATATTCCAATATGGGGGCGGCTACTTCCTCTGCCGCAGGAAAGGCCGGTTTGGTCCCTGCTCCTGCCGCCGGAGCGCAAGGTAAGTATCTTCGTGGTGATGGAACGTGGCAGACACCTCCTAACACTACATATAGCAACATGGGCGGAGCGACGTCCTCAGCCGCAGGATCGGCGGGATTGGTACCAGCGCCGGCTGCCGGCAAGCAAGCGTCGTTTTTGCGTGGTGATGGCACATGGGTGGTTCCGACAAATACCACATACGCTAAGGCTAATACCACGACCTTAGGATTGGTGATGATCGGATATGCGGAGAATGGCAAGAATTATCCGGTGGAGCTGGATGGTAGTGGGAAGATGTTCGTCAACGTGCCTTGGACGGATACTAATACAACGTATGGTGTTGTAGGAGCTAACGGGTCCACGGGGTTGGTCAAGAACGGCAGTACCGTGATAAGCGCCTCTGGATATACGGCTTGTCCTATCGTGGGTGGTATCCCCTATTATAAGGATACGAATACTACCTACGCCAATATGAAGGCGGCTACGGCTTCGGCGGCTGGTGCTGCGGGATTAGTTCCGGCTCCTGCCGCTGGTAAGCAGACGTCCTTTCTTCGTGGTGACGGGACATGGGTCGTACCTACCAATACCACATACGGATTGGCCTCTACTACAGCTGACGGCTTGTTGAGACAGCTTAATGGCAGTACATCCAGTTTCATGCGTGGAGATGGCACTTGGGCTACACCTCCTAACACGACATACGCCGTAGCCAATGAGTCTACTAACGGGTTGATGGCGGCGGCTGACAAGAAGACCGTGAACAGGCTTATAGGAGTTAATACGGTCACGACATTAGCTAACCTGCCTATTAGCAAGAGAAGTATCACGGCTACGTTATCAGCCGCTACCACCCTATCCGTGCAGTCAGGGATGCAGATAGGGGAGGAGTTGATGATCAGGTGCGTCCCCTCAGCGGCCTTCACGCAGGCTATACCCAACTCCGGGGCTTATGTAAGCATGAGTGGTACTTCTATAACCACTACGGCTAACAAGCCTTTCGAGATAAATATCTGGTGTTACGCTTCAGGTAAGTATAGTATCGCCGTTAAAGAACAAGATTAATGATATAAGATATGAGCTACGTATATATAAACAGGGAAATATATCCCAATCAATTAGTTCAGGACGATCCGCTTGATGATAATTACGCCAAGGGCTATAGTTATGATAATTACATTAACGGGAATCCCGCCCCATGGATAGAGCTTGGGGAGGAGCAATTGGCGTTCAAGGAGGCTAATCCTAAAGCTACGGTTAAGGAGATTATCGAGGCTAAATTGGATGACTCAAGGCTTCTTAATGAGGAGAAATCGGCTAAGTATGAGGAGATCAGGACTTATGAGAATAATAATCTTCATGAGTTTTTCTTGGATGACCAAAATATCTATATCCCTGAATATGATAGGCGTAACGCTTTGGCTGATGGGGCTATAGCTGGTAAGATAACGATCATGGGTCTGAAGTTTGATATGACGGAAGGCAAGATCTTGATCGGGATGATGGATAGGTACGATAATGATCTGATGTCGGCGTTAGGAGCCAAACAGAGGGAAGTAAGCTTAGCCACTACCGTAGAGCAGGTGAGGGCTATTGACGCTCAGTCCGGATATCCCGATAAGGTAAATATTACCATGACTTATGTCCAGCAACAGGCGAAGGAGAAGGACGCTTCTGATCCCCAGAAAGTAGCTGCCAAATTCTCTAGGATGGTAGTTAATAATAAGGCCATATCTTTATCTTCTAACGAGAAATTGGATATTAAGGTCCTATTCCCTATATGGGGACAAGAAGGAGCGGAGTTCGGGCTGTCGGTGGATGCCGGATTCTGCCTCAGGGTGGTTAAGGACGATACGGATATCCTTTATGAGGTTATTCAGTCACATACGTTGTCAGCGGAATGGGAACCCGGACTAAATACGGCTTCCTTATACAAGGTCATTGATAAGGAGCATGCCGGGACCATAGGGGATCCTATCCCGTATTTCCCTCCAATGGAGATATTCAAGGATAAATATTACATCCAGAACGCTGATGTATATAAGTGTACTAGGGATAGCGGAACTCCTCTTAGTCATAATCTAAAGGACTTAGTAGGGTTGTATGTTGAGGTTGTACAGGGCTAGTCGTATCTACCCCCCCCCTATATTTGGCTTGTGATATGATACAAGTTATTTTTGGCATAATAAAATGACATTTGTAAATATATTTAAGTATGGCATCACAAAAATTCGGTTTCGTAACCGTCGACCCGGTATCAGGATCAGGAGATCAGGCGGTTAATTTCTCCGGTGAGAAACACACCGGTCGTCTTCAACGCACTATCAACCTTACGGTCACCACGAACGGCGGGGCTAAGAAGGCGTTGGTAGTTAATCAGGCAGCGGCTGCTGAGGTGGTAAGATCAGACAGCCCTAACGCTCCCGTACAAAAGACAGGCGGTAATGTTACCATCACCGGTAAGTCTAACAGTACTAAGCTTACGTTCGCGGTCACGCCGGCTGAGGAGAATGGGCTTACGTTACAGCTCCCGGCTAACTACACGGCGGCTGGAAAGACTACGGCTAACGGAGCGGTTATCGCCGACGATCCCGGAGCCTCTGGCGAGTTCGTTTGGAGCATCACGATCTCGAACGTACCGGCCAACGTCACGATCGAGGAACTGACAGCTACCTTGAAGGTAACTGCCGCTGGTGGCCAGACAGCCAACGTGACGGTAACGCAAGCCACTGGAGACTCTACTATCGAGCTTGACAAGGAGACTATTAACTTGGATGTAAATGGTACTCAACAGACGGTTAACGTAACATCTAATGACAGCTGGACTTGGGCGCAAGCAGCGACTAGGACCGTATTGAGAATGATGGGACGATAATCAGTTTCTTTTCGCTTACTCAGACCCCGATCGACTTAAGCCGGTTGGGGTTTATTTGTTTTGCTATCTTTGCAATAGAACAAAAATAATACAACTATGGTTAATGATTTGAATATTAATTGGAAGGACGGGGTAGGCGAGGTAACGGACCAGCCTCTGACCGTCAGCCCGGGGTCCGGGACCGGAAGCGCCCCCGTTTCCTTTGGCTCGGTGATGAACAACGGTCTTGATCGGACTCTTGAGCTGGAGATAACAACTCCAAAAGGTGTTAAGAAGACGCTCACGGTGAATCAGGAGGGATGCCGGCAGGCTTATATCACGAGCGACGGCAAACGATGGCTGACTAGCGACAATCGGGTGTATGGGGTTTTGAAAAGCGATGCTCCGTGCGAATGCATAGGTGATTGCCCTTGATATTTTGTTTTTACGAATTTTGTAATTACATTTGTGGCGCATGTCCATCACCATGCTTTTCGTCGCTAATTTATTATAAGGGATACCGGTCTGTGATGGGATCGGCATCCCTCTATTTTTTAATATGGATAAGATAGATGTTTTCGATGTTCAGATTCCTGATGGGAGACAAATAAGTTGTATATCGTATAATAAGGTTACTTATTTTGATCTTGACGATATATGTAAGTTATGTTTTGACTCATATGACCTACATGATGTGGCTGACACTAAGGTAATGAGTGAGTTCCTGCACCGTGAGGGTGGTCGTTATTGGACTACGATAGATGGCGTAAGGCAGTTGTATCGTAGGATTGAGTGCAAGATGTGTTTTGAGGTTATAGAAAAATTAAAAAAATTATGAGAGAGCAGGAATTTGATTTCGTGGTATATCCGTTGAAGTTGATTATCACGGTAGGATTGGATTACGAGACGTTATGTAACCGTTTCGAGAACATGGAGCCGGATCATAAGGGAGAATGGGGTGATAAGGATGATATGGATAAGGAAGCGTCTTTCGTGAATCTGGTAAGGGATAGGGACGATGATGGTAAATTCGCCATACTTTGGAATTTTTCAAGCGACGATGATATAATGATGAGAAATATATGTCATGAGTCGTTCCATATAGCCATGAGCGTGTGTCAGTTCTGTAATATGTCGCTTGGATTTAAGGTCGGGGAGGATGAACATGCGGCGTATATAGCCGGCTTCGCTGGTGATTGTGTTAGCGAGTTCATCAATAGTAAGAATACGGATTAAGCCATAAATTATATAAGGAACACAAGAATATCAGCCTCCGCTTATTTGTGGGGGCTTTTTGTTTATCTTTGTCAAAAACATGAAGTTATGTCGAGTTGCGTAATTAAAAGGAATAAGGAAGGTAAGATAACCCGTGTCTTGACCCCTTCCGGCGAGGTATCCACCTTGTTCGATAAGATAGCGGGTATAGCCGCCGTAAGTGACCTTAATAAGGCCGCTGAGGCTTATATGACTATTTATAACGATAAGTTCAGGTCTAAGTTCGGAGACTGGACGAGATCCGTGCCAAGAAATAAGGAGGCTGCCAGATCCATAAGCGCCAGACTTAGCGCCAGCGAGTGGGGGCAACTTATGTCAGCCAAGGTCCTGTCCGCCATAAGCGACATGGATGCCCCAGCGTTGGCCAGAAACCTTGGGAATAGCGACAGTGTCGTGGCTTATCTTACCTCCGGAGAGGTAGGTGATGTCAATGATATGGCTGTGGTAGATACATCCACGGTACAGGAGGTGGATCTGGATTCCATAAACGAGGATAATATTGGCGATACGATACTGAAAGAGGCGTCATGGGATGATATAAGGGCTATCAGGGAGAATATAGATATTAAGGAGACAGCCCGTATGTTATGGAAGGCCGTTGAAAGCGCTTTTACCGGGCAACGACCTAATATCAGGGTGAAGGGTGGAAATATAGATGGTGAGATCATATTTTCTGGTAATGTCTTGCCTTTAAATGATATCGAGAATTATACGCCTCCATTTTCAAGATTGGTATATGATTCCGGTGAGCCTCGCCTGTTCTTTAGATCGGATGATGGCAAGGTATATGATACTTACGCCAACGCCATAAAAGGCTCGTCCGGCGGGCGGGTCGAGGCCGGGTTCTTGGCCGGCAGTGTCGAGGAGGGCGACGTCCCGTCTGGTACGGCTGACATCTCCTTTGGCTCGTCCTCCATAACCCTTAACAACAGTGATTCGTTCATCCCGGTCCTTGGTATCAGCTCAGGCTCTAATATAAGCACTCGTGGAGGGTTTGTCAATTACCTTATCAAGAAAGGTCTGTTGAGCGGGGAGCGTATAAGGTTAGGGGATAGGTATTATCTTACCGGAGCCGGCAACTCTGATGGTCTTAAGATCTATAACGCTATGGACGCCTTGTCTAGACTAAGGAACAGGTTTGGTAGTATGTCTTCTGAGATGAACGTATTAGGCTCCATCGGTTTTGATACGGAGGTAAATAACGATCTTGATCTTATCACGACATCAGGGGAGAAGGTTACGGTAAGCAGATCGGAGATAAAGGGCATGTTAAGGCAAGGTAAGTTTGAGGAGCTTAATAATAAGTATGATGGGTTCATGGAGCTAGCCTTGTCGTTGATGATGGAGGATAACGCCTTGTACGGAAGTAATGTCCGTGGGGTTATTGAGAATGAGAAGGCGGAGGATCTTCAGAACAGGACTGATATCACCAACATCTTATCCACGTTAGGTATCCGTGTGATGGGTATGTCCGAATATATGGATAAGTATAAGATGCGTAATGGTGTCGAGCCTTCGGCTAGGGCCTTATCCGATATGGCTAATGGGGTTATTGCCCTGGCTGAGGGAGCTACGGTAGAGGATCTTAATGAGGAGGTGGCTCACTTCTTGATCGATACTTATCGTAATCAGCAGGAGATTGACGAGGTTCTGGACTCTGTTGTCGACACGCCATTATGGAATCAATTCGCCGGTCGTTACTATGAGGTGTATGGGAAGGAATACCAAGGGGAGGAACTGGATCGGATGGTGAAGCGGGAGATCCTAGGCAAGACGTTGGCCCAGCGGTTCGTGCCGGGGATGGAACAGGCGGTAGAGGATCTGACCTCGTCCGAGGACTCCCAGCTCTCCTTGTTTGGCAGGATAATCCGGGCTATAAGGAATTTCTTCTCTACTCAAAGATCAGACTTGAATAAGGTTCTTGATAGGATAAAGGAGTCGGCGTTAGCTGATGATCCAAGCGCATTTGACGTGCTTCTGTTAAAGGATAGCGACCATCTCATGTACTCATTATCGGATGTTGACGTGGCTAATAAGTTGATCAAGAACGGTAGGTCATTGGAAAGGCTATACACCAGATTGCAGAGGATGAGGTCAAGCCAGAGCCAGAGGATCGGGGAAAGCATCTCCCTTCTTCGTGATATAGGCGAGAAGGTAAGACAAGTCGGGGGTGAGCTAAATAAGAATAACAATCTATTATCCACCAAGAGCGTCATAGCGACCGCCAAGGCTGAGGTGGAGTATTTGGTCACTGTCGCCAGTAGCCTACGTAAGAGCGGAAAAGGATTGGATTATGAGACGATACAGGTTATCGATAACGTATATGGGGAGATAGTTCCTCTGATCAGGAACCTTCGTGGATTCGTCAATAATCAGGCGGCTGATTATTATGGCAGCAATAAGGTTGGCATGGTAGAGGATATGGATGATATATTACGTATGGCTGAGACATCCATGTCTGATATAAATGCTCTTCGAAGTGATCGTAATGAGGACTGGCTGGATGGACAGCTCAGGATGTTTAATATCCCGGAAAGATATTGGAATGGGATAAAGAAGTTGATAAATAACATCCATAAGGATATCAATGTCATGTCCCGGTTCTTTGGTACGCTGGAGCATAGTGGTAACGCTATTTTAGGTATGTTAGGCCAACGTCTAGCCAAGGCCCATAATGAAGCCCATACCGAGGGTATATCCAATATCAATAAGATGACTAGGATGATGAAAGAGCGTGGATGGGGGATAAAGGATAATGAGGATCTTATACAGAAGATAAATGGGAAGAACTCGGATTACCTTGACTCGTCCCGTGATTTCGCCAAATACGATTTACTATACAGGACCGAGCAGGCTAAGGCTATTATCGATATATATGATCTTAAGAATGTTACGGGTAAGACCGAGAAACAACTTATCGACCTTCTTCTATCCGATAGAGGCCTTAAGGTGAAGACCCGTGACGACATAGTAGGATATGACGGGGATAAGCCTATCACTAAGGAGGTATATCATATATTCAAGCCTACCATCCAGAATTTCGATATCTCGGACATGACGTTCGAGGATCAGCAACGGTATCTGGATACGATAAATAAGTGGTTGGATGAGAACCGGGAGAAGCCTATGGTGCAGGCTTATTACGATAAGATCGAGAAAGTCAATAAGAAGGTCGAGGAAAGACTGGGTCGTAGGGTATCGCAAGCTACGTCCGATTTCATGACTCGTATCCGCAGGAGCCGGTATGTGGCTATGGATAAGTTCGTGAGGAACGGGAAGGTCGATTGGAAGGCGTTTCAATCCGATCCTATAGCATGGAGATCTTATCTGGATATCCTTCGTGATAGGGCTATAGCCAAGAGCGAGTGGTACTCTGACGGTACGCCAAAGGAAGAGGGATCCGAGGCTATGATGATGTCCGAGGAAATCAAGGTATGGGACGAGGCGTGGGCCGAGGAGTTCGGGAATACCAACGAGGGTCGTAAGGCTTCCGCCGAGTTCAAGGAGATACTTCGTGGGATAGAGCGGTCCGAGGGCGGCAAGGCGGCGTTCGAGTTCCTGCTAGCTGGCGGTCATCTTGGTTTCTCCAAGGATATGTGGGGATCCGAGGAGGGTGATTATTACGAGAATCTTGTTGATAAGATCACGGAGCAATCTGTATCATCATCAAGAATAGAGAAGGTAGAGGAGGCGATGGCGACAATAAACGAGATCAATGACCAGCTAAGGCCCTTGCTTATCCAGTACCGGGATAGCACGAGATACGGGGAATATGATTTCGATAGGTTACGTGGATCCGCCTCATTAAGAAAGATAAACGAGTTATATGATCGTCTGGCTGAGGCTAAGAGCGTCATTAATGCCGCCGCTTCCGCTGAGGCTATTGAGATGGATATGCCTGATACGGTGGAGAGTGGAGTCACGGATTCTTACCGTAACGCTTTAAGGGATGCCATGGCATACGACAAGGGTATGGATGAGATTAAATTCGCCAAGGAACATATGTCTGCCCGCTCCCGCAGCCAAGTGGAGCGGATGGCCTCCAAGCTATCCCGGAAGAACCCGTCATGGACAACCGTGGAGGTGGCGTTCTTTAGAAAGAAGTACGGTCCTGACTTCAACAATAAGCTGGCTAATGATATAGCTATGGGTAAGGCTAATAGTATACTTATCGAGTACGCCAGAACTCGGCTATATCCTTATATGAGAAAATACTCTCCCAAGGGGTATTCTGGCTTTGTCAGGAAGATAAATAACGGTACGTATAAGGTATCCGAGTTCTTTGATGCCATGGAAAATGGTATATCAAAGGAAGAGAGCGTATCCCGTTTCGGGTTTGATATTAATATGATCGATCTGACGATCAATAACCAGTGGCTTGATGAGGCTGACGCCGAGAGTTCTTTCCGTAATCCTAATTATAATCCCGATCTGGGTTATGGATATCATACGCCTAGGTTCGATAAGTACAAGAACGAGGCTTTCTTCAAGAAATACGGTATTACCAACGAAGGGGAGGAGGCTACGATCAATAAGGATAAGTGGGAGATGAGGAAGGAGCTGCTTAACATAAGCCGTAAGGCTATGGAGGATTATGATGAGCGATTCCGGAACATCTACCAAATACCACAGATATCCAAGGGCGGCGTGGAGAGGATGGTGCAGGCCGGGGTTGACCCGAAGGCGGCCATCGGCAACGCCGTACGTGATATCGTTGGCGAGAGGGTGGATGACCCTATACACGGTCAAGGGCAAGACCTTGGAGGTCTTGATGAGAACGATAATCGGTATAGGATGATCCCTAAATACTATCTCAGTAAGTTGGAGAACGCCAACGACGTGTCCCATGACTTCGCCTACTCCTATTCCATGTTATCCTTACAGGCTACCGCTTACAAGTATAAGAGGGCGGCCTTGGATGATGTCATGGGATACAGGAACATGATGCTGGAGACGCAATACGACGGCGGTAAGAACCCAGAGGCGACGCATGCCTATAGGATGTTCCAAGATTGGGTTAACGCCAGTATCTATGACGTCAGGATAAACAATAAGCGGGCGGAATGGAATATAGGTAATTATAAGGTCGATCTTAATAAGCTGGCTCTTATGTTTACCAAATTCGTATCCAAATCCAACTTAGGCTTCTCCCCATTCGTCGCGGCTACCGGCGCCCTTACCGGGCAGGCCAACTTCCTTTTGGAGGGTATGGTAGGGCAGTATATAAGCAAGGACTCCATGAAATACGCCTATGGGGAAGCCCAGAAGCAGTTAAGTACGTACGTGTCGGAGATCGGGGATATAAACCGTACCAACAAGCTATATGTCGTTGGAGAGGCTCTAGGCGTATTCAATGTCCGCAACCGTGTACGATCGGCGGCGTATAACAAGATCTGGAGAACCTTATTCCGGGACCTGCCGTTTAAGATGATGGAGGTTCTTAACTCCCCGTTGGATCCGCAGGTCATTATCTCGGTCATGGATGATACCCGCCTATACGAGGGTCAGTTTTGGTCATACTCCAATTTCAAGGAGATGATGATGAAAGACAGAAATATGTCCGCCAACGAGGCTAAACGTGATTGGGAGCGTTTAAGGGATTATTCTATGTGGAACATGGTAGATGTCAAGGACGGGAAGATCGTGGCTAAGAATGAGGCTAACAAGGATATTATAGACAGATACATACCTACTTTGTCCAGTAGGGTCAGGAGCATGGTGCAGATCTGCGACGGCGCCTTGAACGAGCAGAACCGGGTGGGGGCTAGCCGGAACGCTATCCTTAACATGGTTCTGCCTCATCGTGGATGGTTTATATTGGCCGTGCAGCGGGCGTATAAGAAAGCTGGGTTCAATTTCCAGACCAACCAGTTCGAGGAAGGATATATGAGAACATTATGGAGATTGGCCGGAAATGTCTATGGATCGATGTCCGAGGGCAGGATGGGGGAGGCATATGACGTGCTTAAGGAAGAGCATGATAAGCTTACCCCCTACGAGCAGATCAATATCAAGAGATCGATTATCAATATGGCGGTATTCGCCACGATGATGGCTATAGGACGGGCTTTGATGGGATATAGGGAGGATAATGAGGATAGCTGGTTCGGGCAGTTCATTACCTATATAGGGTTTAGGACGATCAATGAGATCGCTTCCCAGACATCCCCGTTCATGGAGCTTAACGCTATAGACATGTTACAAGACCCGCTGGTTACGGCCCGTAAGTTGGGTGATCTTACCGATCCTCGGAACTGGGATCCGTTCGCTACCGTCCAGACCGGCGTGTATAAGGGCGAGAGCAAGCTATGGAGGCAGCTCATGAAGTTCTCGTTTGGTAAGCAATGGTATAATATCAAGACGGCTAGGGATATTAAACAGACATCCGACTACTGGTTGATGACCAACGGCATGACGATGGGATTCTTTCTAGGTGGTAGGAATAAGGACGAGTCCGGAGAGGACGCTAATTGGTATTTTGACAGGGGAAGATAACTGATATGGTATGACAAAAAAAATAGCCGGTCAATTGTTTAAGACAATTTGATTGGCTATTTTTGTATTCCCATCTATCCATCCCGGACGGATGGGAATAAACAATTATCAATTATGAATGCAAATGTAAGCATTTATCAAGATTCCGTGAAGGATAGTAGCGGAATTTTGACGTCTGAATCCAACGAAATGGGATTGTCTACTATTTTTAATTACAATGGGAATAATGTAGCTTTTATCAAGACCAGTTATGGTATTCTTATTAATGCCACTGATATGGCTCGCCCATATAATAAGAGACCTGTTGACTATTTAAGGCAAATATATGTAAATGAATTAGTTAGTACAATTGTGAGCCAGACACACATATCTGAGGATCAATTAGTTATAAAAATGAGAGGAAGCTCTGAAAACGGAGGAGGGACATGGTTGTATGAGGATGTGGCTATAGATTTCGCCCAATGGCTTGATGTTAAATTCAAAGTTTGGTGTAATTCTAAAATAAAGGAGCTTCTTACTACTGGTTTAGTGAAACTGCCAAATTTTAATAATCCTCCGGAAGCAGCAAGAGCATGGGCCGATGAGTATGAGGCTAGGATGAAAGCTGAGAAGGAAGTTAGATTAGCTTTGGAGGCTAAGGAAAAGATTGAGAAAGAGAAGAGGATGGTTCAAGCTGAATTAAATACAGCTATAGATACTATAAAGGAGAATGAACCGGTAATTGATATGTTTAAAAGGTCTATTCCAAGAGAGGGTGTCCTTATCCGTGAATCATCAAAATATTTTGAGCAATTTGGCTATTATATCGGGATTAAGAACATGTATCCGTTATTACAGGAATTAAAATATGTTTTTAGGAATGAGAGAGGTAGGATAGAGGCATATCAGTCCGCTCGTAATTCTGGATTAGTTACATATGGATCTGATCCTGGTGATGAATATTGGGAGGCTAAGGCCGTGACTGTTATGATAACATTAAAGGGATTTGTTAAACTGGAAGAATTGTCAAGAAAAAAAAGGAGCGTTTTTGAGAAATATGGTCGGTTCACGATATGATGCCCCTCACTGCGATTATTCTGATAAAGGCAAGGCTATTAGAGCGCTTACTGGCGATAATAGGTTCACTAAAGATATTGATTATAAAGTTTTTACCCAAAATGGTAAAAACCCTACTGAGGGAAGATCAACAATTGTATATATGATAACTGCATTTTGCGTGGAATGTTTGATAACAAGGAAAGAAAGATGAGTATAAATAAATAGTTATACCATTGATAATTAATGTAATCCAAAAATGGATTTACATAATAATAGAAGGATAGGCGATTATCATCCTATCCTTCTTATTTTCGTTATCGGTTATTATATTTATCCACAAAATCATCCACATCCATATACTCACACCCGAAGTTTTCCGCCGTCTTCTTATCGGAGTCGGAGAACTGTCCTTCTTTCCCGGAAGCATCCCCGATCATCAAGATAGTATCGTATACGATCTTTTCTTCCTCATCTTCATCGTTATTCATGTATTCGATGAAATCCATATACTCTTTTATCATCCCTATATTTGGTTTCCTATTGATGTTGCGTTTATTATTGCTTTCGCAGTAATAAGCACTTACGGATACATCTGTATAATCTTCCAAGGCATTTGATATGTAATCGAATTTATATTCAAACATCTCTTTGTCCACGAAGCCTTTTTCTATACCTCCCTGATTTGATATGATTAGGATGTCATCAGGAGCGTAATTTTTGATAGCCTCAAACACGTCGAGTTTTATTTTCATATCCCATATACCTTTAGGGAATGTATCCCCTGACACTGTCTCAATCAGTGTCCCGTCTAAATCTGTTATTAACAATTTACACTTTTTCATGATTCAAAATTTAAATGATATGTGATTATTTAGCCATTTTATCAAGGCGAATATTAAAAGAGAGCGTAGTAGGAGGAGACTTTGGCAACTCATTGCCAATTCTTACCATCTCATCATGTTCCTCTTTCGTTAAGAAAGGTTTATCTATTAAATAAGCTAACCTTTCTTCCAGTTCTTTTTGTTTCTTATTACTTTTCATAAATATAATTTATTATATAATTACCCATCATTAAATTACAGATCCATCTTTTGTAACTATAGGAGTTCCGGTTGGTAATATCCTGAAATTAACACCAACTATTATAAAACTCCCTTCTGGATCAGGATCTTTATATATTAAATATTCTTTTCCATGGAAGCATGTACGTTTAGGATCATTTAAGAACTCATCGAATTGAGCTAACTCATCATCCTTTAATCTAAACTCTTGTTGATAATCTTTTGCTGTCTTCATATTTGTAATTTTATAAAGTTCTTAGACGATGAGGTATTCTGCCTACTCCGCAAAGTCCCCCATTTTATGATTTGACAATTTTTACTCCATCAATAGAATGATAGATGTTTTTTGTAGAATCATTCAAAAATTCTTTAAAACTTTCCAGTTCTTCATCTAATAAGAAAAATTCCTTTTTGCAAAGCTCAATATCTATATGAGGGCGTTCCTCAGTGAATGATTTAAGAGATATAGGGTCATCCTCCCACGTCAGGTGCCTACCTGCTAACTTATAGATTGTACCTCTTGGAAGTACGATCGCCGAATTGTGATCCTCGACAGAGAAATATTCCTCGTCGTGCGCTGACCTCTCGTCCGTCCATATCTCTCCTTGCCGAGCGGGGGCGTTGTTAAGAATAACCTCGTCACCGTTTTTGTTCACGGCTAAAAATACTATTGTCTGTTCTCCTATTTTCATGAATTATAATTTGCTTACCAATCTCCTCCATCATTACCTATTCCTAATATTGTAGTTATAATATTATCTGGATTTGTCCCTGCGTTAGGAAGCATCTCAGGTATAGGGTTATCTTCCCTATCACCATGCATCATAACGGTAAGAACTCCACTAGCGGAATACAACCAAAGACGTTTGCCGTCCTTCTCCCATTTCTTCGCTAATCTATTTAATGAGTCAATCAGCTTACATTCTTCTGGGGTGCATTCGACTCCCGCTTCAGTATAATATTTCATTCCCATATTATTGATTTGTTTAATTTATGAGCCTCTGATAAGGCTCGTGTTAGTATATCCTTTTTTCTTATAATCTCCTTATATCTTTTGATATTCATTTTTATTATCTTCATAATAAGTTCTTTTGCCTTAATAGCTCCAACATCTTATTCCAATCAACATATCCTTTATCCGTAAGTGGAGTGTCGATATTCCTATCATCTATATAATAATCACAATACAATTTTGGTGATGATGATACTGGCTCAGGATTGTAGTTTACCGAATACAGATTGATATGATTATATTTAAACCAGTCCACGGCATCCTGTAGATATTTACCATCTCTTACCGTATATAATATCAGAAGATTCTTATCAGCTAGTTTCCTCAATACGCTAGCGGCTCCGATATTGTCTCCTACATAAGGGAATAAGTCTGTCACGCATGTCCCATCGAAATCTATTCCTATTATTGCCATATTCTCTTTATTTATCTTATTAAATTTTTGTGTCCTACTTTCTTCATCTGCTCTTCGGTAGCTTTCTTCTTCGGGAACTTCCCGTGCCATTTTCCGGGCACCACGACATCACGGCCGTCGGGGCTGGTAGCCAGCCTCCCGCATTCACTGCACAGCCCCATGCCCTTGTACGGCTGTAGTTCCTTGGCATAGTCGAATTTATCCACCATATACTCGTTTGTCAACATCCAGTAACTAGACGTAGCGGTATTATCAACGCAACCGCATTTAGCGCATACAAATAAGCTCATATTTCAGTATCGTTAAATATCGTTATCCTTATCATCGTCAACCCTCTCCACCTTAATCGTCCCCATATCGCCTGAAGGTAACGTCATGTCGCTATACACGTTATTCCAGTTCTCGTCAATAGCCAATTGATGCAGTATTGATCTATATATCTGGTAGGTATTTCCGATAAGTCTCTTTCTATTGATCATATCCTTACTACCTCCATCATACCCTATATGTTCATAGTCTTCGAGATCCGGGAACAGCCTTCTTCTTATAGCCATCGAGTTGTTTGCTATAAAGCTTCTTATCCCCAGCGACTCCGTCCTGTCCATATCATCTATCAAAGTTTCCGTGGTATGCTGAAGATCCATGTCTCCGGCTGCGTATCTGCTTATGTCTTCCACGCACCGGGATATCAGCATCAGTTGTTCCCTTGTTAGGGTTATTTTGTAAAGTTGCTTGTTGTTTATAACCATCTATTTGTTCTTTATATTAATTACTTCCATTTTATACTTCTCTGGGTACTCTAGACATGTGCGTACTACTAAAATAGAATCATTCAACATGGTTGCTTTATTACCCCTATCATCTACATAAACAGTTTTAGGATAATAATCAACATCTTCTTCTTTTTTTATCCTTACATCCTATCATGATAAGAGATAGGATAATAATACTTGCTTTAATCTTTGTCATAACAGCTCCATCCCATTCTTGTATATCACGTCTCCTTGTTTCATCTTGTCTATTTTATTAATCTCATTATCAATATAGCAAAGTTGGATATTATCCATACTATAGATATCCAGAATGTTATACTCAACATAAATCCTATATTCTTAGGTATAGGATCTATTCTTCTGAATGTTAAGATCATGTATATAAATGTCTTTATGTTCACAATTTACGATATTTTTCTATATAGTTAACTATTAAATCTTTAACTCCTTTTGGGACATCTACCAGTTTGAGATTACCTTGGAATATGTCCTTGCCGTACTCATCCATAATCTCCCCGAATGAAGGATTCATGACTCTTGTTGACATAGATATCGGTTGATCAGTGTCAAATTTGATAACGATCTTCTTTCCGCCGTTTATCGCCTTTTTAAAAGCCACGTAAAGCTTTCGGCCTTTTATTATATCACAATTTCCTTTCAGGATATTAGACATATGTATGACATGCTCTTTCTTCGCATCTCCGGGGTTGTCCATAAGCTTAAGATCTCCTCCGGTATCTCTCCATTTCCTGAAGCACGGGAAACATAGACCGTGATTTGCCTTGGCGTGTCTAGGTATCATCCTGCTGCTGCCGGCTGGGATCGTATCGCCACAGCAGATACACGTCCTATCCTTGTTGGTGCGCATCGGCACATAGCTCTTTATCGGGTATTCTTTTCTTTTATACATCTTCTTCTGTTTTCAAAATTATCATCACCATACTCATAATTAGGACAAGCTTTGTTGCTTGGACGCCTTACGTATGTTGTTTGTTTCCTATTATGTTTCCTGTTAGGGTTTATATAATGGTCACACACCTGCCAAATAGAACAACATGCCTTGCCATATCTTTTCGCCCATTCATTATCATGCAGATGTACGCATGTGCCGCAAGTCGGGTTCTTGAGCTTATCCCTGTTGTTATCTATAATATCTTTAATCTTATCGAGAATAACATACATATTCTCAATATCCATATCATTAAATTCATTTGGTACTGGGAGATACATTATTGAGCTTATATCTATATCTATTCCCTTTGACTTGTCGTAAGTCGATTTGTATTTCCTTACCATCAAATCTTTTAACTGATTTACCTTCTTCTCATATGTTCCCATGTCTCATTCGGTTTTCCATCCCTGTTTCCTTAATAAATCCACCATCATCCCTTTTATCTTAGGGCTAATGGCTTCGGTAAGTATATCAGCGGCCAAGTTAATAGAGAAGCTAGTCATCCTAGATTCTCCTATATACTTCTCGCTGGTAACTTCTTTCACATAGTCGTGAATATCCTTGATCATTTCATTTTGAGATCTTAGGAGATCCAGTATCTTATCGAGTTTATCATTCATCTTTTTTCTCGAATATACCTGACAATAACCAGAAGACCACTATCAAAAAGAAAAATAGCCCAAGAGCCTCATCCGGGTAATCATGCATAGCCTCTAAAATTCCCCTCATAACTTAACATCCATTTTGTTGATTATCTTATAAAATATATCTCTAGTCAGCTCAATATCGTAAGTAGCGTCATGGAGCTTATTCTCGTCGATCTCAATACCCATAGTCCTGGCTACGGTCATCAACTTAAAGTTCTCCATATCGTTTCTTACACCCATCAGGAACGGTGTCACCATAACATATACATCCATACAGTTAGGATAAAACCATGATCCGAAACACTTATCCCCACATTGGGTAAATAAAGCCCGTAGAAAGTTGTTGTCGAATCCTGCGTTGTTATACCCCACCAAATACATTTTATCCCTCTTGTCGAACTTATTCACGTATTTGGATAATATACCAACTAACTGCCTGTACCCTTCTTCCATAGGCTGATACGACTGCACTTGCTCCAAGGTAACACCAGCCACATCTAGCGCCTCTTGCTCTATCGTGGCGGCAGGGTTCGGGGCTAGGCGGATGTCGAACCTCTCGACCTCCTGCCCGTCGATATCCACGATCCCTCCTATTTGGTGTATCCCGTTTCTCCAGAACTTAACACCGGTTGTCTCTAAATCGAAAAATAGCAATTTGCTCATATCTATTGATTTTTTAAATGTTCCTTAATCTTCTCCAATGCCTCATAAGACAGATAGCTGTCTATAGTATTATCGCTATCTATTTCCAGCAACTCATTAAACAAGTCTTTAGCCAATGCTTTCCACTGCTCTCCCCAATCACGGAGATTCTCGACCTTTGACCGTATGTCTTCGAAATAAGAATCTACGTCTGATTTGATTGATTTTGAATAGTATTTAACATCCTCCTCATCCCCATCCATCATATAATCACATTGTGCCCTGATATCTTTTATATGGCTATCTATATCACTGCACATATAATCAACAGGTTTACGTATATTGAATATCGCTTCTGACGTAAGACCGGTTATATCTTGTATGTCTTTTAAATTACCCATGATTTAATCAATTAAATACCAACCATCCACCTGCAAATCCCATTGCGAAAATAGATAAGATTATAGATGTGAATAATATCCAATCTTTTGCGCTTAGCTCATTATTATCTCTCTTTATTTTCTCAAGATAATCATATATAGCTGTATAAACAGCATGGTGAATATTCTCGTCTCTAGCCCTTACGATATTATCATATTCATTATATCCTAGATTATGGGTGGCGCTTTCGATCCTCGTATTCCCCGTAACTTTTTTGTTTACATCAAAATCGAAACTAAATACCATATCAGTGGTTAGAGCGCTGGCGATTTTGCTTTTTATCTCATCATTACTGAGATTAGCATCGTGCACTAATCGCTCATAGTCTTTATCGTCAAGAATTATCTGTTTTTTAATGTTCATATCCCTAATATTTCTGCTACATAAACAAATCCATAACATATATAATTATCAGCGTCATGCTCACCCCAATTCACATGCCATACGACGGCGCACGGGAAATATAATGGCATATCCTCAGCCATAGGATCCTCTTTGAAGTCATCAATGTTTATCTTCTCCCTCCACCTCCACAGGTCTTGGATATCGTTCAAAATTAATTTCTCCATAACTATGACGGATATTAGATGTTAGTAATTCTATAGCCAAGCCGATCATGGCTCCCGCTTCAGTAAGTTGATTCATTTGGGCGTACATTCTATGCTCTGCACTACGATAAGCCTCTCTACTACTTATGGTGTCTAGTAAATCATCTATAGCGTTTCTAAGAAGATCGGTCATCCCATGCCCTCCTATGCCTTTGAAATAATAAATATCACGACCAGCGTAAAACATGTCCTGATATCTTTTAGCTACGTACTCTATTCCGGATAGATGGTATTTTTCGTTGTCTATCTCCACCTCCCCTTTTTCTATAGCCCTTAATAGTTTCCAGTCTATCCTTACATCAGCTTGACGATTTTTTACCTTTACATAGGCATATCCTCCATAATGAGAACCCAGCGTCCTCATCGTTAGCTCATTGACTTTTTGTTTGTTTTCATCCATAATAATCAGGTTTTTAATGTTGATACAAAAATACGATTTAAACAAAAATAAAAGCATGAATAATATTAAAATAATATTAATCATGCTTAAATATAAATATATTCCTTCTAGTTCTCACGGATATACGTATTCGTACTCATCTGGAGGAGATGTCTTGTAGTTGTAAATTTCATAGAAAATCATAGAAATAACTAAGATATCCTACTCCATTTTAGACGCTTCAACACAACTGGCAACCCGGCTGCTCTGCGTCCGTATAGCCGCATCAACTCCTACGGCTTGTATATTTATTGCAGCGTTGAGATCCCTGTCGATCTCCAAGCCACAATCTTTACAAACAAATGTTCGATCCGATAATTTCAGATCTTTATTCTTCCAGCCACATCTTGAACAGGTTTTCGAGGATGGGTAAAAACGATCTATAACAATCAGTTCTTTACCATACCACCTACACTTGTATTCAAGTTGGTTACGGAACATCGAGAAAGAAGCATCATATACAGAACCGGCAAGTTTGTGATTCTGTAGCATACCGGAAGCATTTAGATTCTCAATACAGATAACATCGTAATTATTTACCAGCATCGTGGTCAAATTATGCATGTACCATGAACGCTTGTTGGCTATATCACGATGAAGTCTTGATACTTTTAGCCTGCATTTGTTTCTTCGATTACTTCCTAATTTCTTTCTTGATAAATGCCGTTGCATCCTTTTTAACTTCGCTTGGTTCTCACAAAGAAAATGGGGATTCTCAACAGCAATCCCATCAGATAATGTAGCTAATGTCTTAATCCCTAAATCAACTCCGACTGTTTTGCTAGTTTTCTGTTTGTAACACTGTTCTGTTTCTACAAGAACTGATACGAAATATTGACCAGCACGGTTCTTTGAAACGGTACAGGAGATAAAACGAGCGTTGTCTGGAACTCCACGATCGATAACAATCTTAACCCATCCGATCTTTTCGATCCGGATCTTATTGTTAGTGATTTTAAACTTCGGGAACGGCAATCTAAACGACTGGTTGTCGTGTTTATTTTTGTAATTCGGTTTACCGAGTTTTTCTTTCCTGTTCTTGTTGAAGTATTGTCTGGAGAACTCAATAAAATCACGTTGCTTCTGCTGCAAGGTGGCTGCCGATACTTCATTTAACCAAGGTTTTTCAATAACAAGATCCGACTTTGTCGGGAATTTCGGATTAGGGTTTGTTTCTTTATCGTATGAGTTAAATGAGTCAACACAAGCATTCCATACAACACGTACGCATCCGAATGTTTTTGCAAGAAGTTCTTCTTGTGTTTTGTTCGGATACATACGATATTTATATGAACGCTTTATTAGACTCATCATCAATTCATTTTAATATATTAAATATACAAATAATTCTATGATTTTACAATGGATTACTATCGATTTTGTAATTATTTAATCATACTTGTCTCCTCTTCTGTATACTAACGCCACCCAACAGTCGTATTTTTGCTGTATCCTATAAGAGGGACATTAGCCATAGGCGGATTATCCTCCGTTTTGTACCTTATTCTTGCTGTTTGTTTTATACTCATATAATCCATTTTTTAATAATGTTGTTATCAGTGAAAATAATGTATCTATAAGATGTTTCTCCTTTCCCCAATATATAGGAATATCATCTATATCCCTATATAATGCAAACCATGCGTTTTCTAGCTTATAACATTCGAATGTAGAACCATCTATCTCATATGGGAGTAAATTCAGTAACGTCCCTACATCCCAAACAGGATTGAATACATCAGGGGTAACAGCCTCAATCAGTCCTACACGACCAGCGTCATCCTCCATAGAATGTAATTGATCCAGATACTTGTCTCTGAAACCGATGGCGGTGGAGATAGGAAGGCCGGCCTCGACCAGCACCCTCCCCTGTTCTTTTGTGGTGAATATCCTTTCCTTCATAATTTCATTTTCCTTTCTACCGTAACGATCGTATCATTATGCCATCCCCCATGAGCCACAAGAAGAATCTCCTGCTGCTCGAAACCAAGCCCGGCCCCTATACCGCCGGAGTTCCACGCGCAGGTAATGACCACCCCTCCTTTCTTGGTGATCCTAGCTATCTCCTTCTTCTGTCTAGCCCAATAACTAGATTGCGTTGTTTGCATATTAACAGCACCTCCAAGTCTTTTATACGATTCAGATACCTGTCTCGCAGAATATGGTGGATCATATAGTACCATATCAGCTATATTATCATCAAGATGACACAAGAAGTTCGTGGCGTCTTTATGATACATAGCTTTAGTCTCAGGGTCAAGATCGTTGGTGATCGTCCCTATATCGCTGTTTCTGGCGAACGGATCCACTATAACCATCCCCTCTTCTCGATATTTGTCTATAAGTTCCCTTATCGGTCTTATGCTGAATGTCTCTTTATTCGGCATTGACCATTTTTTAGTAATTATCATGATCTATGAAGTTTATCCCATTCTTCTTTATCTACTCTTTTACCTTGTATATAAAACAACTGTATTGACCCATCATGAGTGTAAATTGCTTTAGACTTATCATTTTTTAATCTATCGAAAACATTACCAAACCTCTGTGATAATTTCATAGATTGATATTTTTCAAGAAAGTTATATTCTTGATCTGATAAATTTAATTCCTGTTTAATCATTTCCCTGCTTTTGCTCATACCAAATTTGATTGTTTATTTCCTTTTTGAAATTTAATTTCATAATACTTCTAGATATAGGATCACATATATCCTCCCACCAATTCTTGTGTCCTTTTGGTGGATGTATATCCTTTTTCCATGAAGACCCCTTAACTGTTTTGACTCTTCCGTATGGCTTCATTTTGCTCATGTTTATCACATGTCACATTAGTACCCGTTTCTGATGATCCGAACATAAGCTCATCAGTGATCTTGCGAAACTCCTTTACAATATCATTCATCTGCTTACGCTCTATGCTTCTTAGCAAATGGGCTATCACATCCACTGTCCATCCGTTTCCAGCTAAAGACATGGCCGTATTCGGGGCTATCCCATCAAGGTAATCATCCGGCAATGTCTGTAGCCTACATATCTCCACAGGAGTCAGGTATCTGAACTTATCTTTCAGGTCAAAGGCGTTCAGATATCTTCCGGGCGGTAATGATGATATCACGTTATCTTTCATGACTGTTGTCAGGCAATTACTTTTCTTAATAGAAACAGTATTTTTATCCCTTCTTACCTCCAAACATTGCGTTATTTTCACGTTCTTGTCATAATCCTTTCGATGCCCGTCCTCTCCTATCCTTCTACCGACAATGACTCCTATATATCTTCCTCTTATGGCTCCCGGATTCCATCCCTTGTCATGCTCTAAAATATCATCCAATGATATATGCTTGTCTTTCGGCATTTCTACCGACCAATTGCACCAATAAAGACGATGCCGGGTCTGTGCCGAGACCAAGGCGCTATCGATCTCCACCGGCTCCACGCCCAGCTCTTCCGTTATCACCCGGCGATGCTCATCCCGCATCCGGACGTTCTCGCCCAAGAACAGGACCTTACCTTTGGTCTCCTTCCTTAAATGCTTTACGATGTCCGAGAAGCAAAAGAAAAGCCTTCCACGAGCGTCCATGAATCCCTTACCCTTACCTGAGCTAGAGAAGCTCTGGCAACAGAACCCTCCCATGACCAGATCTATGTCTTTCCAAGGGATATCCCATGTTCTCCAGTTATTAACATCCCCTAATTGAATAATATTAGGAAAATGTTTTTGACTTACCTTTATACATGTCTTGTCTATCTCCGAGGCGTAGTAAGTCTCTATAGGTATACCGGCTCTTTGTAATGCTAAATACCCACATGATATCCCATCAAATAATGATAATACTTTCATATTGTTCATTTATTCTCAGACCTAAAAATATCCTTTGCGATCATATCAAGGGATATTTTATGTATCTTAGGTAAGACCTTAACCAATTTTATACCAAAATTTTCGCCTCTCTTAACAAAAGTCCATTTACCATATATGATTCCATGCATCATATTCTGTATTACTTCCTTACTGTCTGTCAAGAATACTTGGTAATAGGCGCTACTGGCATAATCGAAATCCTTTCCATGATCATTCGCCGGTCTTAATATCATTACAGCCGAAGAGCGTCCACGGACGAACCCGTATATCTCAAGGCATTCATCAAACTCATAATTATCACGTTCCTCATCATGAACATCCTTAACCCATTTACATGGTCTCCCGTCCTTAAACGGGATCTTTAACTGTTTCTTTGCCATCTTTTAAATTATATTATAATGTTAGGTACTTATATACTTTTCTACACCAAAAGCATATTTTCATGCTTCATAGGGACATTGTTGAATCCGCTTACACGAAACTGATTCTAAAGAGGTCTCTTCACGTGCTTTAATTCCCGGCGTACCTCCGGTATCGTTTGTTAATCGTAACTATATAAACCCGGTGTAAAGTTATATATAATCACCATTGTCAGTTATATTGATATCACTCCACAAGTTCAATCTTCCCTTATCATCCAATTGCATATGGATAAAACCTTTTGTCACCTTCTTCCCGGCTTTAAGAGCCTCTACGTCTTTATCGGTAATCTTTTTCATACTTTCGATATTTTATCGTTACAATTAAATTCATCTTTCATCCTGATCTTTATGCCTCCATATGATAATTCCTTATGAGCTGTGACAAAATAATCAACCGCATCTTCATCTAATAAACTATGCGGGCACCTTTCCCATACAGGACTTTGATCTAGATGATCCCATGTAGCTACAAGTAACCTATTCTTGTCATCATCAATAGCTATTTTGTATGTCCCTGTAGTAGCCTTACGTTTAATGATCGCTCCATTTAACATCTGTTTCTTAGCCCAGCTCCATGAGCCTCTCAACCCAAATGTTCTTATAACCCAGTTATTTATCTTCTTCATTTCAAATTATTTGTTAAAAGTGTAATATAAATATAAATACATAAATTGGATAGGACTATTCACCATACCCTTATCAGTAGGATCATCGTATTTTTCAAGCCAAAGACGAAGCGCTTCCCAATCGATATCCTTACGGTCACATACCATGCAGGCTAGGTTAGCCCCGAACAGCTCCCCGCCGCCGCTCAACGACCTGTTAAACCTCTTGGCTAGTCTTCTTTTGAATCCATTATCATACCATATCCCGGAGGTAGCGGCATAGCAATAATAAGCGTTGTACTTCATTTTCACGCCCATCCTCTCAAATAAAGGCGTATGCCATATCCGGTCAAGGAAGAATACTATTCCACGATAGATAAAGGTTCGGAGATTCTTCCTGTATTTCTTCCCTAAGAAGCTATCTACACAAGATATAGTCCCGCCTGAATAGTACCAGTTATTGGCGCCTCTCTTGACCTTATCCGTCATCTTGAATTTATTCTTTCTGTCTTCCACCCTATCCCAAGGTTTCAGCTTATCCTCATTAAATGTCGGGCAATAATGATAGTAATGATTAATCCACGAGAGGTAGGGGTTGTATATCGTGTATCCATTATCGCTGACATATGAGTTCATATCATACCCAAGTTCCTTGGCTAGAATAGATCCCTCATCAGCTAATACCTTTAATATCGGGTTCAAGTTCCATATCTGATCTTGACTGACGAACATCGAGTAACATGGATCCTCATCCTCCCCATACCATCCTCCCATCCCGCTCACTATTTTATCCAAATCAAGTGAATAATCTTTCCCGGGTAAAAAATCATCTCTAAGAAAAAAACCTCTATATGGGATCATATCATGTATGCCGGGTTGGTCGTCAAATATGAACTTAGCGTTCTCGGTCAATCTAATCAATGTTTGCAAGACAGAGGATATATCTATGGGTGCATATTCACACCCATAGACCTTATTATTTATCCAAAGATATTGAAGAAGCTCGGCTATATTAATAGTCCCGTCCTCCACATACCCTGTCTTGTTATCGAAGTTTATTTTGGCTAGAGGTATATTACTCCCTTGCGGTTGGTCACTTTTTTCATTATCGCAATGCACGAACCTGCTAAAGAATATATCCTTCCAGCCAAAATATTTATCCCTTATCGTCATAAGCCTATTTCTTGTCGTATAACGACATGACGTTAATAAGATCAGCTTTTCTGGCCATCCCCTCAAGTTTATTAAAGCCATCCATGTTATCACCGCTGACGATGATAGTAGGATATACCTCTATACCGTACTTGGATATTTCCTCCTCCGTGGCTTTGTTCTCCGGGATCTGGTTTAACGTGACCTCACCCTCATACTCCTGTAATGTGTTGGCGATAATATATCGCATGTAGTCGCTGTATTCAGCGTCTTTCTTCGTGAAAAAATCAATTCTTACCATCTCAAATAGTTATTAATCTGTTAATAATCAAATCAGCGGTAAATATAGCATTATCTACCTCATCTATACTCATCTTTCTCCCATCGAAATTGTTAGATAATAAATCCTTAACAATCCGATATCTACGCTGCTCCCAATTTACGTCTACATCAAAATTCAGATTCTTTACATAATCATAATTTAATTCATTATAACTGTAACTGAGATACTTAACTATCGGGAATAGGCTATCATCAATAGTGCGCTTGATTACATTAACGTATTTACCTGTTCTTTTGTCGATAGCTCTTAATCTCTCATCTACTACTCTTTTTCCTGACTCTTCCATTCTATAAGCCCTTTGTTATGTTTATCGTAATATAATAACGCTATGGCGTTCCAGCATACGGCGGATAGATGCATGAATCCCTCCTTATCATATCTCTCCCCTTTCGTATAAGCAACCAAGTGTCTCATGAGTGCACCTAGATAACGATTGAACCCATCAGGTATATCCTGCCATGAGTTATCAGCGTACTTCTTGGCACCTTCCGTATATACCCTCACGATGTCCTCTATCTCAGCCAAAGGAAGGAGATCCCACCGGAGTTTACCGTCGGCCCGGTCGTCCTTCCCCGTCCCGTCCTTGCCTGGCAGCCCACCTCCTTTATTGGCGTCCTCATTCCCATCTTGCTGGATGATCTCCTCCGATAAGGCCTTATTGCTATTCATTACTATCTCCTCCGCCTCATCCTTGTCTATAAGCCGTTCCCTTATAGCTATATGTAGCGGCAATACCTCATCCTCTCCAGCCCACATGAAACCATATTCCTTTGGATATAACGTTGATAATTTCATCGTACCTGTATTATCCGCCGTTCTTTCAACCTCCCAGATCTCACCCTCGCAAAAGACCTTGTCAAATTTATTAAATTCGTATTTCATATCCTTTCCCCTCCCTCTTGGTGTATTCTTATTGCTACATCATCATCAAGTGAGGATAATGCTTTAATATGTAATAATATATCTCGTTCATCGCTCTTATTTTTCCCTGCAATACATGATAAAATATTACCATTCATTTCTATTGTAGCCCATCCTTTTATGACAGGTTCGTGCCTCTTCAGCTTAGCGGCATCTTCTCTCGTTATCCAATATTCTTCAAAGATTATGTCTGGATACATAGCTTTTATTTCCTCCCCGGTTTTATACCACGTTGCCATATCTCATGTTTTTAATTAATAAAACTCGCTTAAATCCCTGCATTCTGGTGTCTCTCCTGTCATAGAGTAAAGCTCACCAGATGATAGATGCACGCAATGAACGGTCTTCCCGTCTATATACTCACTTCGCTTCGTGATCCCACAAATAGCGCAGCGTTGGATCCCCGGACCCGCCTTTATCCATGAGTGCCGTACGCTCCTCTTCCTTGTCCTGTTGGTGTCATTAAGCTTTCTCATGATCAATCCTCCAAGACCGTTACAATCTTATCTTTCCCGATAATAACCTCATTTCCGCTTCTCACATCAAAGCATCTCCCTTCATCTGCCTCCTTGAAATAAAGAGCGCCATTGTACTCGAATAAACCGAAACCGTAATCATCTAGCTTCATCTCGTTAAGTTTATTAAATTTATACACGTTTTTCATATTCTCCATATTATATTGCATTACTGGAAATATCATTATGATACTTATGCCTATTACAAGCAACCCTGTGTAAAACTTTTGTGAATCATATTTTTCCATCCCTCCATCATCATGGCAAAGGAGATTACTGTTATTATAATAATAGATATCAACCCTACCATATCACATCCTCCTTTCTTTCAAAAATCCCATCATATCCTCCACGCTAAGCTGGAATCCGGCAGCCGCCTTATGGCCTCCTCCACATGGGTTGGCCTTGCGTGCCAGCGCCGAGACATCCACCTCCTTCTTGGTGGTATAGAACGAGCATCTGAAGAATCTGCCGTTCCAGCAAAATGGCATCATCAAATCATGTTTTCTAGGATCGTACATAGACTCGAATGTGGTGGAGTTAAACTCCGTAGTATTCATACATATCGCCTTGTATCCAAATATATCTGCCTCGAATGAGAACATCTTCATTTCTCCTCTGTTTTTCTCGATGATATATTCTATTATGGCCTCGCCATTTCTTATCATATCGGAAACAAACTCGCCATTCGCCTTGTTTAGCACCTCCCTGACCATGTCAACGTCAAGCCCGCAATACCCTCTCATCCCATATTGGAATGAAAGAACGTCACTCCATTCGAAGCGATCATGATCCCATACATCATAAGCGCTCAATAATTTTACCACATTGGGGGTTTCGATATCATCGAAAAGATATTCCCACGTAAGCTCACAAGCCGCCGTTCCGATACGTCTTTTGCCTTTGACATTATAGTCCTTCACAGCTTCTATCGCCGTCTTATGGTGGTCTATCCATGTGACATCTATCCCCTTGTCTTCCCATTCGTCGAATAAGAATCTCGTTCTATCGCCAAATGACACGTCAACTACAAACACCTTATCATATTTATTCACGTCAGGTATTTCCTTGCCGTAATTGTAAGGAAGAAGATCAATGTCCCCTTTGAAATACTTTTTTACTATAGCCGCTGACATTACTCCGTCAAGATCAGCCTCATGATATATACATCCTGTCATAATCTGTTGTTTTTGATTAAAAAATCTATGTATTCTTTTATATCCTTGTTCCTGTCATTATCCCAGTCAAATGTCTCGTTTATGAATTTGAAATACGATACTGGAATCGAATGAAACATCCATCCACAATACTTGCCGAATGTCATCACCGTAGATCCAAGGGGATGATCCGGCCTTCCGGGAACAGGGGCGGCGGTTACGCCCTGCGCCAGCCCCCTCCTACGATCTTTCTTGGCGGCTTTGATATCCAGATCTGTTTTCGTTACCTTATCCCCCATCGGGATATTAGTTATTAGCTTATCGCCGATAAACATTCCCCATCCATACCCCTTGTAGTTCTCTATACTAAGTTTCCTTATATCACCGAACCTTGACGAGTTGTTACAACAATCAACGACCAAAGCACTATCCTTTCCGTCTTTTATACGGACTGCCCTTCCAAGCCACTGATAAAACGACGAGAACGAGAATGTCGGCCTTCCTACTATCACGCAATCCAGACCCGGATGATCGAATCCCGTACCGAGGGCGGAATAGTTGAACACTACCTTCGTCTTACCTGACTTGAACCCCTCGACTATAGCCTCCCGCTGTTTCTTTGGCGTGCCTCCGTGAACTACCTCCGCCATGCCAGCGCATATCTTTGCGTTCATCCATTCGGCGGCGGTATTGCAGCTCTCAACAGAATCCATAAACACCAGTATAGATCTGCATACGTCTTTTAATACCATCAACCGACGTAAAATAAGGTTGTTTAAGCCATTTTTTCTCACCGCCTCACTAATAGACCCAGCCGTATATTCGGAGCCGTTAGAATTGAGTTTAAGGGCATCTCCATTGAAATCCCATGTCTCATATTTAAGAGGTGTCCAAAATCCTTGCCTTATCATCTCCTCCACCTGTATGACATGGATTAGGTTCTTGAAATATACCGGTCTCATACGAGTGATGAAATTAAGCTGGGAATATGACACCTGCCCTATCGACATCGTTTTAAGCCTGCATGGTGTAGCGGTAAACCCTATCACCTTTTTCGGTTTCAGTTCATTCATGAATGTCATGAACTCACTGCCGTCCTCCGGGCTATACCCGGCATGAGCCTCATCTATCAACACGTTCCTGATCCCCATCTCCTTAAGCTGACCAACAACCTTCTTGATAGACCCTAACGTGGCGTATATCATGTTAGACAGTTCTTTCTTTCCACAGGAAGCGGAGTAGATGGTAGCCGGTATGCCATACGACGTTATCTTGTTGTGGTTCTGTTGCAGCAATTCTTTTGATGGTTGTAAAATCAGCGTCTTATCTCCCATCAATCTAGCCGCCTCTGCTATCAGCAGTGACTTACCGCAACCTACAGGACCTACGATCAATACCGGATCATGTCTATCAGAATTTATGTAATCGGAGATACTTTTAACACACTCCTCTTGATATGGTCTTAATTTGTAAATCATTTGGATTTGTAGTTATCAAAAACGTCTTTTACGTACTCTAGTCTTATAGGGCATTCCCGACCATCATCCATCTTCACCATCAAAGTCTCTTTGGTCTTGCTTATGGCTATCACCTCTCCTACTCCTATCTGGGTATGGACTATATCGCCTAGCTTTATATTACATTTGATCATGGTCAAGCTTTTTATTAAATTCCTCTATCTTGCTCCTGTCTGTCTCCTTGGTCATCTTAGCCTCTTCCTTAAACATATCATACCCTTCCCGGATATTGTCGCCAACCATATTCTCTATCATCTCCCTTAGCTCATCGCTTCTTACGGCAAAAGATATCTGGAACGATTTACTTGTGCCTTTCATCAGGTAATCAATCTCCTTCTTACATTCTGCCATTAACCGATCCAGATTATCAAACTTAACGAACTTGGAGTTGCCATTGGCTTTTCTTACCCCATCCTTGAAATCCTCCAATATCCCGTTAAATACATCCGCCATACACATCATGGAATGTAGCCATACCAGCATATTGAATTTATATTCATTATCAGCATTATTCATCAAGCCTATCAAAGACTCACTTTTTGTCAACATGATTTTAGATTCTCGATCTACGATATCCTTTATCTCTTGCCGGTATTTCATGGCGCCAACGAAATCCATCTTAGAATAACATTCATTTGATTTCTCTACCAATTTCCTGATATCCTTTCTAGACATCAGAAGATCCAATACCTGTTTTTCTCTTTCGTTTTTATCCATAATCATTTATTTATTGACACAAATATAATTAAAGCCTAGATATTTACCTAGGCTTTTTAATAAAGTTAATCTTTTTTATTCTTTCTTTTTGACTCATCCCAATCCGATGAATACCTACATGTGTTTTGTTTGTGGATTGAGAAATCGCACCAAAAACACAAGGGCTTGGGGCGGGGTTCAAGGCAGGCTGGCTGGCGTCCCATGAGGTAGCGCTTCTCGTACTTATACCCTTGTTTGGCGTCGTCCCAAACGTGAGCTTGATAGCTATCTATTTTATTTGTCTCGAAATCATACATGTCAAGGAGAATATCGTTAAGCTCCTTGACCGATCTCTCTACTTTCTCCTTATCTACCTTCACGTTCTGATTGTCCAGCATGCGGGTAAAGAAATAGCTGCACATATCCGGCAATACCTTGTACTTTCTCAGTATGTAGAAGGCGTATATCGGATGCTGGAGATTGTGAAGCAGCTTATCCTCATCGAATAACTTTCTCCCGGACTTCCAGTCTATCGTATACATGGCTATCCTGTCTTTTGTCTTATACTCTCCACGCCAGTCCACCGATCCTATGATATGTACCTTATCGTACGTCACGCCATCCAAGGTAAGGGGCTTGGGTAGCTTATAGGGCAGGACGAAGTCCTCCTCCACGCCGGCCGGTCTCGACCCCCGGATCACCTTCTCCATTGGCGTAAGATCCGACCACATTTTCTTATAGTTGCCAGCAGCATCCTTCTCAAACAACCCCACAATCCATCTTATTAACCTAGCCGCATGTTGCATGGACTCGATCTGAGATTTTACGCTATCAAAAGGTATCTTCTCTATATCGGCGTAATAGTTAAATGCCTTACTCATGTCCTCATAAGAAGGTCTGCATCCGTTCTTGAAGAAATACTCCATCGTCTGGTGGATAACCGTACCATATGACGTAGCCTCATGCTTCTCCGTGGATCTGTGACCCTCCACGTAAGTCTTATACCACTTATACGGACACTGGACAAACGTGTCTATCTGCGAGTAAGAAGCGGCGAGAACCTTCTCTCCATTTATTATCTTACACAAGAGATGTGTCTCCGGGATAGTCATCATCGAATATATTTAAATCAAGTGATGTTTCGTATAAATCATATGCTATATTTTGAAGGTGATGGAATCCTTTGATATCAATTTTAACAACCATGTTACCCCATAAACGTGTGATACTTAAAACGTAATCTTTTGTTATTGTTATATCCCCTTTATTGCGGTAATCATGATTATCATAATCGTTAAATCCAATCCAATCCAATATCCTCTCATTCAAGCTTATTGGATAAACATCACATTCGGAAGTATACCACTTTATTGTGCCATTATCAATTCTGCGTTCGAGAATCAAACTCCCTTTGTCCTTATGCATACCGGTAATACATCCTATCCTCCATATATTACCATCCTTATCTTTCACAATATTGCCTATTCTTAACTCCTTAACTGAAATCATATTCTTCCTCCTCTTTATAATCGTCATCGCAATCATCAACAAGAGGGGTCTCTAACCCCTCTTCCCAATCATCATATCCGAAATCCATTATTTACCCTTAACCCAATCATACAACATATCCACAAAAATCCCTACAGTTAGTTCATCGACAGATTTATCGCCAAAGACATCATCCGGTATCCTTATATCCATCTTTTCTTCAATCCCCATCAATACCTCTAATAAATCAAATGGATCCATAGCTAGATCAGATGACAAATTACTTTCTTCTCTTACATCGTCAATTACCTCTATATTATTAATGTAATTGAACTCATGCATTTTCTCGAATATCTCTTTCCTCGCTATCTTCAATATTTCATCTCTTTTCATAATCCTCTAAATAATCATCCAACATATTTATAAGCTCTCCTACCGTCAATTCGTGATAAGGCTTGACGCCAAGTGCCTCATCGGGTATACATTTACCCGTTTTCTTTTCCACTTCCATTATGACTTCTACAAAATCAAGGGAATCAATAGCCATATCCGTATCCAGCTTATCCTCGTTCATTATCTGAGCGGCATGATCAAGACCATTAAATTCACCCATCTTCTCGAATATCGCCTCCTTGACTACTTTTTCAACTTCTTTTCTTTCCATACTAAATCGACATTTTCAATCTTCTACCTAATTCTTTTTTTATATCCGATATCCTTTCGATATCCATCTTAACATCGCCCGTGATGGCGTATTCCTTATCCATTCTCTTGGGGGGATCCGGAAGCCGGCTTATGGCGAACAACCATGCCAGCTCCTTGTTCTTGTTCTCCCTAAGATACAAGTCAGACGTCATGCCATACATTTTTATGATCGTATCGAATAACGTTGATTCCGATAAACTCATATGCACGCTATACACATTTGATGGTTTCCAGATCAAGTTATCCAATCTCATCGTATACTCACGTTTAAGATCTATGTGGGATATTACGGCCCTTACTATAGGTTCTTCCTTGAAGTTGGTGTTAGCCACAAACCAGATAAGCCTTTTTTCCACCTCCTTGATAGCTCCTGTATCCTTACCCGTATCGTTATATACCCCAACGATACGGTCCCGGATCCCCTCGACCTCCGGTGTCAGACCGGGTGTCTCTATCAGCATCAGCAGCGATCCTCCCCTTGGCGTTATCTTCCACTTCCCATTCTTCTGAAGCTCAATATAACCAGATGCTTTATAACTATCTATTTTCTCCTTTGGAATGGTGTTAGCCATCTCTTCTTTTTGCCGGATCATCAAAAGATATCCGACATCAGACATCGTTAATCCTGATGTCATCATCTGTTCAAAATTTATATACATATGTAAATAAGTTAAAATATTGACCTAATCTTTCTGGCTACCCTCTCGACTATATCGGGATGATCATTTCCGTTATATATATCTATTAGCGTATCTATTATATGTAACCTTATGTTTTTCTTTGATGAATGAAACCAAAAATCTCCATTTTTTCTGTTTACAGGTTTGAACATCTTCAGTTCTGGTATAAGATAACACGCCACACATGATCTTTCAGCAAGTGATAATTCAACCGCTGTCCTTTCTATTGCTATGCATATAAACGCATAATTATCATTCTTTATTAGATTGTAAGCTCTTCTCAACACCCTAAGGGCGTCTGCTTTCGATAATCTCTTTCCCTTTTTCATATTGTTTTACTGTATAAGATTCATTAGCCATACCAACCCTACCAACTGATATAGATTGATTTATAGATTGGTTAAGATGCCCTACAACCGACATCTTAGCCCTAACCGTATTGGCGCATCTTAGAAGGATTCGATAATCCTCTAACGCCCTCTCGTATCTTACGTCCACCCTAGCCCTTTTATCGGCGTCAGTCATGCTCTTGCATGTCCCGTCCTCCCTCAAACTTATAGCTATCTTATCCCGTATGATCCTGATATCATCCTCGGCTATCACCAGCTCGGCGTCAAGAACGCCCTTGTAAGAGCTAAGAAGATCCTCTACCGCCACTACCTCCCGCTTCAAGTTCTCCAATTCCAATACCATTGAGTTATCGTTCATTCTTTTATACTCCTGTACTTTATTGGATACCTCATCACAGATGCTCATGATCTCCTTCTCCCTGTCCCGGTTTATGATATACCTGATACTGTATTCGGCCATTTCCTTTAATGAGGATATGATCTCTCGTATGCCCATCTTGTTTTCGGTGGAGAAATTGGCTTTTAATAACATCTCCATCCCTTTTATGATGACAAGCAAAAAATTTTTTCTCAATCTCATGCTTAATAAGGTGTTTCGTCATGTACTACATTGAAATCATCACTGGGCGGTATATATTGTTGCTCCAACGGGATACTGGGAGGCGGGGGCGGCAGCGTCACCACGGTCGTGTCCGGCTTGCCGCTACCCACGGGGGCATCCGAGCCTCCCGGTCTTTCTTGGCGTACCACCCCTCCATCAGGATAATATCGCTCATATCCTTTCATGATATCTACATGTATCGCATCAATCTCCTCTAATGACCGTTGACGGACCTTTACGATATGATGGAATAATAATCCATCCACACGGAAGGATCGTCTTGACTCGCTCTTGAAACGTTCCAGATTAGGATACCATCCTTGCGGAAATTGCATGTATGAGGAGTACCCGTATCTTTTCGGTATATTTAACGCTACCATAGCCGTACATAACTGTCCCAATGTATCTGATTGATAAAAATCAGATTGCTTTGGCATATGATCCTTTGGATCCCGCCGTCCTTCGATATCACGATTGAGTTGGGATATTATAAGAAAGAAAATATTAGGAAAAGTTCTTTTAGCGATATTACACATGGTTATCAACGAGTCGATATTTCTTTTGGCGTCTCCTGAACCTTGTACTAGAGCCGTATGATCTATAGACACGAATACCATTTTCTTATCCTTGTTTATTGGCATATACTCATTCCATAGAAAGTTTTGAAGCTCATCTACGGTTGATGGTTTAGGGATGTATGTTATTCTGCTAGAGTTCTCTTCTCTAAGGCATCTCTGCATTTCTTTTACCTCATCTTCTGACATCTCGTTAAGGAGTATATCTTGTATGTCTTTCCCCATTTTTTTTGATAGTGAACGTAACATCAAATCTTCTGGGTTCATCTCAAACTCACATCTTAACCATACATAATCATCTGCCTGTGGATTGATATTGACATTCATCACATTGCTCATGATTTTTTGCGCCAGATAAGATTTGCCAACTCCGGGCCTAGCGCCTATAGCCACCGCATGTTGTGGGTAGAACCCGCCCAGTAACGCCTTGTCAAGATAAGCGTATCCAGTACGAGCCGGGAGAAGCTCTCCCGACTGATACTTTCTTATCCTCTCATAGGCATCCATGATAATCTCCTTGGATGACCTCCATATCCTATCCTCACTCATCCTCTTGCGTTTCTATCGCCAGCCGTATCGGATTTAGATCCTCTGTTAGCTGATCTTGATTTATATTTTAACCCCTTAGCCGTATGGCATAGATCCTTCCCCTTCCGATAAGCCTTACCCTTTAGCTTATCGGTCTTGTAGTTCTTGCGACCCAACTCCCGTCTCTTGGCTTTCTGCTCAGGTCTGGCGTTGATCTTCTTATCCGTCTCAGCCTTCTTCTTTCTGGCTTCCGGATGTGTTCTGTAATATTCAGTCGATCTCCCCATCCTCGTCCTCCTCATCATAATTATAATCCTCTACGATAATATCCTCTCCATCTAAATATGAGGCTTTATCTCCGAGTCTGCTTCTCATGCTCTCGTAAGGATCATCCCCATCTTTTATTTCCCACACACATAAGTGCGGACCTATTATATCAATAAGCATGTTGGCCTTATCCTCGCTTATGCCTTTTTCTATCATCTTATCTCTGCATTTGTAAAAACCACATGTCTTGTTAAACACTGATCCTCCTACATAAAACCCTGTCTGTTTGTGAATGAAAATTACTTTCATGTTCTGTCAATTTTTATTAATAATTATTTTTTGTAATCACCGTAACTCATGTCAGCGTCACACACCACCAAGTCAGTTACCTTATCCACTACATGGAATAGATGCTCCGGACATCCGTGGCATGCGCTACCGCCTATCGCTATCGCCTTATGCCTAGGGCAGTTATTCCCCCTCCCTCCATCATATATCTGTATCCGATTATCACTATATGTCTTGATATGTCTCATGATTTTAAGTAATGATGGCAAAGACATCTTGTAAGGGGATATATGCTCCTCCGGTATCATAAGCTCACCGGATAGTTCTTTGTAAAGATCATGTCTATCATGTCCTGTTTTTATTAAGAATACGTTGATCTCGGTCATTACCATATCCATAGACCTAAGGAGATCCGGCTTGGCTAACCTACCTACAGGTTTACCCGTAGAATCGGATCTCATCCAAGCCCCACACTTCTCGCACCCAACTTGCTTTCCCTCCACCGTATTTATCATAGTGGATGGGGCCTTGCAATACGGGCATACGGATCCGTTTAACATAGCTTTCTGGGCTAAAGATAGCTCTCTCATGCCTTTTCTTGTATTTTGACATTAAATAGATCACAGAATCTATTAAAATTCCTGTTCTCTATTCTCATATCCTCCTCATACCTGTCAACTGATTTGATGAAATCATTATAACAGTCCTCGCACATCCATTGATTGATTACTGCTACATAATAGCCCACGGATGTAGGTCTGTTACACATATCGCAAATACCTAAGCACCCATATCTGGTGAGCTTATCCATCATCTCCTGTCTTGTTATTTCAAGCACCTTGAATTTCTTGTAATTGTCAACTACCTTTGCCATTGTAAATTTGTTTAATAATAAAATAATCCGCTATATCCATTCCCTCATTTATATTGGGTTTTGATTCTAGAAAATTACTTATCTCTATATTCATCCCCCTCATATCCTTGTCTACCTTCTTTCTCCATTCGTTGAAAGCGTCGCCCTTATCCGGGTACAGGACTATCCGCCTCCTACCCAATGTCTCTATCATCTCCCTTTTCAGCATATGGATACCGCCACAGGCCATAAACAACCTACTAGGGTACACGATGTTACAGATAACAGCCGTCTTCTCTGACTCTACTATATACACCGGAGCGTCATTGGGATAGAAGTTGATAAGAAACTCCCCGAACAGGCATTGCCTAAGCAGGTAATCCTGACCGTCCAGTATATGCACCCAACATACATGATCCATGGGAATCTTTACCCTCTTCCCGTCAGGCCCGTAGTCCATTATCTTCCCGGTCCGCACTACCCAATTCTTATCCAGTTGCCAGAACACACAGCACTTACCCCAGTCCCCGAATCTCATCATCCCCACCTTATACAAGCTAAATGCCCTATTGGTATGATACGATCCGAAGATATTGGATAGATAATCCTGAAGATCGGATGTCTCGAAAGGATTAAGCGTCTCAAACATCTTGCTTACCGGAATGCAGTTGGCTATATCCGGATCCATAGGAGGTCTGTACCTCCTTAATACTTTGTTTGAATCGGTAAAAAGATCATTGTTCCCAAGTTCGCTCCCTGTTGGATATTTAAAGTAACCACATTTATTTTTATGATCACACACCCCAAACTGCTCTCCAACGATCTGACCGGTGGTTACGTCCACGTACGGCGTAAAACACTTATCCTTGCCGCATTGCGGGCACGTCAGCTTCCTCCTTGGTTTGCTATGATCCAGCTCATACCGATGAACGCTCTTATTGAACTCCCTAAATTCCATCACCCTCTCCTCTCATTCATGACTCTATATATATAGTCCCTCAGCGGCTCTTTCCTTACCAACTTATTAACATCAAACTCGCCTTCTATATCTAAGGATCCGATTCTTGATGTAACCGTATAATTAGTTTTCTCGAACTTATACTTTCCTTGAAGATATACTACGGTAGCCATATTCAATATAGGGTTGTCAGTCTGTCTCTTCAACTTATATTGGCTGGTCTTTGCGGTAGGATCACCCGGAGCGAAGTTATATATCTCCTCTATCTCCAATATCTTTCCATAGTTCTCTAATATCATTCTTCTATATAACTCAAGTTGGAAAGCATACTCGTCATAGAAATTGCCTTTCCTGTTTGATTTGAAGTCCAATATAGCGAATATCCTCCTGCATCTCTTTATCTTCTTTTTCTCCGTCTTAGGCTGACCTTTCTTGGCTCCCGTCTTATAGAACTCTCCTGTCTCGACCTCTATCTCCACCATCTCCGGCTCGCCATCCATCTCCACCACTGCGTCCACCGAAGAAGCTACTTTCAATCTCCTTGACCTCAACATCTTTTCGATCAATACAGGTTTTACATGTCTTTCCTTGCAGAATATGGCAAATGATATCAGATCCTCTATCAGTTCATCAATGTTATCCACTAATATCCGCTCCATCCTATACTTGTCTATTCTTAGCTTGGCTTCCTTGACCACCTTCCTGATCCATGTCGGGATCAGCTTTACGTTAACCCCGGTCAGATACAACCCAAATAGATAATGCATGATAGTACCCAGATCAGCCCTGTAGTTAGCGTACTCATCAGGATCCTTACCCTTGAGCCTCATCTCATTCTTCCACTTCTCCAAGGCTCCGGACGTATCACAATACCCATTGGCGATATTGTTAGTGGCTCCATCGTATATGATAGGATACCCATCAACATCCATCTCATAATACACACGTTTGCCGGCGACAGTCATTCTATATAACACAGGTGTCGGGATATCCTTTATCCATTCAGCGGCATAATACTGTTGCTCTGTCTCCAGATCATACTCAACCTCCATCTCCTCCTTAGGCTCGTTTTTAGGCTCTTCAACAGGCTTTTTCTCCTCGACCATATCTTTCTTCGGGACCGTTGATAAAACGTCTAATATGCCAAAGAAAGCGGTAAATTTAGGATCTGTATGATATGATCTTAATACTGGTAATGATGATCGCCAATAATATGACGACGCATTCTCGTCCTTTATCTTGCCTAAAATCTTGCCTAAAGCCGAACATCCTATCTCTCCATCATCCGCAATAGCCACATTGTGCCTCTCGGATAAACGAACTTTCATCTCATCAAACAATTCTTGATCGCTTATGACTTCTATGATCGTCCCATAACTATATACTGTGTCACTTATAGCCTTATATCCTAGGTCTAAAAGTAATCTTTGTTTTCTTCTATCCATGATAATAATCTGGTTTTTAATTTACCATCCTCCTCGACTTTAGGTGCGAGATCCCTCATCCGTCTGGCTGCCAACAGCCATACGTTGCCAAACTCGTCCAAGAGCCGGCTGAAATCCATCGTATCTAACAGATAATCGAATTTTGCATGCTCATCAACCGTCAAGTAGATAATGTTATCATTATCCTCGGCAACTGATTTATATTTCCGTTTAGGGTATAAGTGGCATATGTTGCTTACCCCCGGGCATGGTATGTATGCGCCGGTAGCAGATCTCCTTGTCATACTCAATCTAGCCACATGGGCGCCAAAGAAAACGGCTAGGCTCTTCCCCTTTGGCTTGGCCTTCACCCGTATCGCCGCCCTTTCCTTTGGCGGTAGCTCCTTGGCTCTGCACGCGGGACACAACCCCTTACTCCTTATAGCTACCATCCTCCCACATCTCTCACACGGCAACATCCTACCTCTCATGCCTTTTTCTTTTTATAACTTTTGTTGAACTCCATAAGGCTCATAGCCCTATACCTCTTAAGCCTATTAATCTTACCCTCAGTCCAATCTTGATCCTTGAAGTTGATGATCGTATCGAATATCTGAGCTAGTTCCCGGATATTAAAACTCCTGTTTTGTATCTTCTTATAGAACCCCGATCTGCTATATCCTAATTTAGAAGCTAGATAAGTTTTGTTAGACAATGTGAGGATACGATAAATCGTACCCTCCATTTTACTTATCTCCATCAACTTCTCGGCTATGGACGACGTGGTTTCGTAGCTAGCTTTACTGCCTACTATCCTCATTTTTCTCCGGATTCCTGATCTTACCATCAAACTCGTAGAAGTCCATCAGTTTCTTCTCTTCCTTGATACAAGTGACAACGAAATCTGATATGGTTCCTTTCATGCCTTCCTCGAAATTCTTTTTGGCATGATCAAGGTCATTGGCCCGAACGATGTAGTTAAACGCCTTGCGTTTCTCATTGTTCGATTTCTCGTCTATCGTAATATAATCAGCCGTGACCTTATAGAACCGGTCTCCATCCATGGCAAACAATTCCGCTATCCTGAATCGTTTGATATCAACGCTAAACTCACCGGATATGAATGGCTTCATCTCCTCTATGATTCTAGCCTCACATTCGGTATAAGAAAAGGCATCTACTAAATACTCTTCCTTTACCTTCTTCTTCATGCCGTTCTCGGCATCGGTCTCATAAGAAACCGTACATTTAAACCAATTGTGCATTTTAATCTATATTATTGTTAAACAAAGGATAATCTTTTATTCCTTCACGAATATATCTTTCCGTATCATCATCCACGCCATAAGCCTTCTTGAAAAATATCATAGCCTTATCCGTATCATTATCCACCAGTGGTAGATATTCCCTTGCAAAAAGCGACCTAAGATAGTTCATATTATCAATCCTATGTCTTATATCGGCTACTTTATCCCATATCTCGGCCCGAATTTTACTCATTTTCTTCATATTTCTCTCATATCTCTCTAGCTGGTCTTTATATTCCGCCTCAATCTTATCGTTCTTATCCTTGATAGACTTATAGGTCTCCTCGTCTTTCGTATCAAACATCGGAGTATGTTTGATATTAATTATATCCAATTTGCTGTATAGCTTTTCATTGGATACGGTGAAATCATATCTAGTCCTGTACAGATCAAAGTCACTTAAGAACTTAGCTATTTTAATAGCATCATCCTGATCAAGAACGGCTATATTCAATCCTTCTAAATAGTAGAAGAAATGGGATGGAGAAATAGGTTTACAGTCATATGTCCTCATGATTGGAGGCTCATCCATAAACCTGACACCTTCCTCCGCACATCTTATTACGATCAATTTCTCTACCTGCTCATCAGTAAGATCATATATCTCCTGATCGGTCATCTTATCAATTGTCTTCATCATCCTCATCCTCCGATATCGTTACAGCCTTTGTAAACTTTTGTTTATAGACCTCACCCATAAGGCAGGCGAAAGTCCTATCATCCATACTAGCCATAGTATTGGCCTCTACCATAAGATTCATCTCGATGTTCTTTACCAAGATTTCATAGTTATCATCATCTTCTTTATAGAAAATGACTTTACCACCATACTCGAAACCATCATCCCCGGTCTTAACCATATCGATGATCCTCTCTAACTCCTTTACAAATTTACTCTTTTTCATATGTGTAATTTTTATGTGTCTACAAAAGTAGACATTTTGTTTTTGAATTAAATTAAATAAACATTATTAATAGTTAATACGCTTAGGTGATTATATACCATTTTACACTAAAATCGTAAAATGGTATATAATCACCTTATCCTCCATATATCTTAAGCCCTTTTATATTGTATTTGCTTATATCCATACACAAATTACACCCTCCATGACAACAACACCACGAGCAAAAGGCTAGTCGCTCCTGCTCCGGCCTACCTTGAAACTCCACTGCCGCCCTATACCATGCCGGGGATAATACCCTGACCTTCTCCGGTACGGGCGGTGTCATGAGCACCGATCGCCGCCTTCCTTTGGCATCCTCCCTACCTCTCATCTGGATTATCTTTTAACAGTTCAGCTATCTTCTCATCCTTCAACATATTTTGCTTTCTCATGTTATCTACGATAAAGGCAGCGAACGCCATATCATACCTTTTCCTTAACTCATTGACAAAAGATTTGGCTTTTGATTCTACCATTGTCTCGATGTTTCTGTCTACAACTTTCTTCATCCTGCCTCTTATAAACTCGTCTACTGTCAACTCCTCATCCATATAATCTAACCTGAATCTATATTTCTTCTCGCTGGCGTTCTCGACAAGATCGTTCATTGATTCTCTCGCTATATCCTCAATCTTCTCTGATATCGGATTGGATATTTCCCTCATTAACTCATTCTTGAACTTTTCTTTAAGCTCACGTACTACGGCTAACCTGACCGAGCTGGTAAACTCCTCTTTCAACGTCGCTTCGTTGTACACAGCTTCCTCAAATACATCTTCTAAATTTAACTCTACTTGAATTTTCATATCATTATATTTTAGGTAATTATATACTTTCACATATTGCCTATCCATCAGCCACCCGTAAGGACTGCCACCAAACTCCCTGTCCATCCGCTCCGCCGCCCCGATGATCGCCTTTCGATTCCCGAACGAGAGCCACGAAGTAATGAACCCACTGACCTCCGCGTCCCTCCCGGAATACCGCCTTGGGAACTGGACGGGGTCACTGGAGATAAAGTCGGCGGTTTCGTATTTGTCCGCCATGCATTTCGGCATGTCTACAAATTTGTCATTCATTGTTTATCCCTTCATTTGTTCGCATGCCAACCTTTCAAGTTCCGGTGTAACGTTGGTATCCATTATGCCTTTCAAGCAAGGGCATTGTCGCCAGACTATATCATAAATCTTTGACAATTCAATCAAAGCCTCATTGTTTGATTCAACTGTCATAATCCAATTGTCCGGCGATATCTCTATCTCCCTGCATGGTATTTCTTTCTTGCCTTTTGGCATATATCCGTTCTGATAGTCTTTTACATTACATCTACCAAAATATCTTCCAGTGAGTATTCCGTTTTCGTCCGTCTCAAACAACCCTCCTATCCATCCTATCTTATGGATATTCTCCGTCCACGTTCGAGTGGCGAATAAAAACTTTTTTACAGGAACTTTTGAAAATGCATCAACATCATGGATACTCCCGTCCGGCTCTTTGAATATCGATGATTTTCTTTTATTCTGGCAACTCCCGTCTAAGTCTATTTTTCCCCATTCGCCATCATCAAATCTCAAAGGAGAGATTATATCAAAACTGCAAAGTTTCTTGACGAGATTGATTTCAAATGGTGCCGAGAATCCGCTGTTACCATGAGAAGAGAACAGCGCGACAGCTTCTATTACCTGTTCGCGCATCCATTTGTTAGGACCGTCCTCTTCTTTGCCATATCCGGCTAATTCCAATTCTCTTATCGCATGTTTACATAAATTACTGTTTGCGATAATATACCGAAGAGCCTTCTTGTTGATAAGGCTCTTCTTGCTCATTTTCTTTACAATTCTTCTACTCTTTTTCATGTTTAATGTTATTTAATATTTTAATCACCAATCTCCTCTATCATTCGTATTGTGCCATGACCATCTGTTTCGCGAAATCTTTGTACGCCACTATTTTCGCAGGTTTGCTCGCATTCGTATTTCCCCGATACCGCCGACCGGAGACAAGGCACCTGTATTAACACCTCTTCCCATGTTTATTCCTCCTTGTTATATAATTGCTTGTTTTTATATTCCAACATCCTTCCCATCCTCTTTAACCCAATTAACTGTATCGCAATACCAACAATACCCTGTCTTGGAATCCTTTTTATGAGAATGGGATCCACATGTGGCGCACCAATAATTATCATCCATATTGTATGTATAACTTTCATCCTCATGCATTTTGGCTATTCTAGCTACCCTATCCTCCAGCAGATCCTTTAGATAATGGCATTCGTAAGGTCTATCCTCTTCCTTTAATATATAAATATCGATATCCATCATGCTCCCCATCCTGTCCGTACACATACACTCGGCGGCATGGCGCACGTTCCCTTCCGGCATCCCCGGAACTATCTCCCGGATCACCGCCTCCATCTTCTGTTGGTATTCGGTGTCTACTTTGATCACCAAATCCTCTAATTTATCTATTAAACTCATGATCTTTTTACTTCTTTGTATATAACATCTGTACTGTCTTCTCTATCATTATCAATACAACAAGTATCCATACACTGATAGATACTATTATTAAATATACACCCATTGCAACTATAATCATCAGATTCAACCACCTCCAGCTCTATTTCTTTTGAACCAATATAGCATTTAAATACAGAGCATATTTTATGATACCCTATATTACTCAAAGTTATTTTATTATCTTTATCAAGTATCATCCGGGTAATAAATAAGGCAATTATATACTACTTTGCACTATCTCTAAAACAATAAAAGGACACATAACCATGTATCCTTTTATTATTCAATCGTTTTTCTCATTTTTCTTTCCCTTTCCTTCTTTTTTAACGCTCCAAGAAAGAGTTTTCCGAAAAAGAGGATCACGGGGATCTATTTTTGGATTATAGCCGAATATGTTATCGGCTATTCTCTTCATCTCCTTCTCAATATCTTTATGTATTACTACTTCTATGTCTTTCTTTTTTCTCATGCTGCCATATTCTTTAACTGTGAATACCTTAATCGGTGTCCGATATTCTGCAAAAGTACGTCGAATCTTTCACATTCGGAAAGATGTTTGGTATTATACCTAAAAGCTGATGAGTCCACGTATCTTTGCAGATGTTTCCTAGACACCCAATGATGGACACCCTTCAATGTTCTTTTTAGGTGTCCCCAGAATCCTTCGATCGTATTAGTATGTCTATCCCCAATGACGTAAGCGCCTTTCTTATGATAGACTACACCATGATCGTATAAGTTCTTATCCAAATCCTTATAGGCATACCATTCATCAGAGAAGATGGTAGACCCCGGACATACAACATCATTGATGATCGGGATCAAGGTTCCGGCTTTCGTATCGCTAACAACCTTAGCTATAACAAAGCCTTCTCGTTGCAGCATACCAAATACCGGAACCTTGTCCTTACAACTCCTGCCTCTTGCGTTTCTTACCTTCTTACTACTATGCCTATTCTTATTCAATCCCCCTATATAAGTCTCATCTACCTCAACCTCTCCGTTTAGACATTGGCTGGCATCTATATTGAAACAATTTTGGATACGTTGCAACATAAACCAAGCCGTCTTTTGTGTTACGTTAATGAACTTAGCCAACTGAACGGAAGAGACACCCTTCTTAGCGTTTATGACGATATAGCAAGCCAACATCCATTTCCTTAACGACACTTTCGTGTTCTCGAAGATCGTGTTTGTCCGGACGTTGAAATACTTCCCCGTATTCTTGCACTTGTATCGGTTTCCTTTGCATTTATAAACCTTTGAGTCTGGATCGTACGGAGACACGACATGGTCGCCCCATCTCTGCCTCTCCAAAAAATCAATACATGATTGCTCGGTAGGGAAGAACTTCACTAACTCATCAATAGATTTAAAATGATTCATCTCAAACATAACACTCTGATTTTTACTCTATAAAGATAATAAATTCGTTCAAAACCAGCAATCAAACCATACCCCCAATATAATCTCATTAAAATTGTTTTAGTTTTAATTAGGATTGTTTAGAAATAAGATTGCTATATTTGAAAATAAACTTTAAAATCTAATGTTATGGTAAAGAAAACAAATCAAAGACGTGATAAGACTACTCTTTATCAAGATTCTAATAATAAATGGCGTTGGCGAAGAACAGCTCCTAATGGAGAAATAGTAGGTGCGTCTACACAAGGTTATGCAAATAAAAATGATTGCAAAAAAAATGCAATAAGAAATGGATGTGATATAGATGATTAATCTTTAGGAATAAATCCAACAACCTTTTCGGTAGAAGCTCTTTGTTTTATAAAACTTTCAGCTTCTTCCCATGAGGTTGCCCATATTTCACCGGCATACTTTTTGCCATTGATTTGATACTCTGTTACAAATTTCTTTTCTTCTTTTTTCATGCTCGTAATTTTTAAAAGTTAATAAATATGATAAAACAAAAGCGGGACTAGCCTAAATCTAATCCCGCTTATCTTTTAATTTTACTGTTTAGTCTACTCATCCATTATTCTGAATAGCTCGAATGAGTAAGTATCCTCATGTGTTAAGCCATGTCCAGCGTCCCAGATCCCGTGATGTGTTAGGATCATATAAGATTTTCCTTTCATTTCCACGGTCCACTCTGAGTATATTGCATTATCAAACTCCTTATCAAAAACTATACTCATCGTATTTGGATCAAATTCATATGTGAATCCATCTACGCTAACAGTATTGTTTCTTCTATCAGTTGTTTTTTCATACCCAGTCCCGTCTTCAAAGAACGCATACACCATTTGTTCTTTGCCTGCTTCTCGAAGCCACATTCCTACGATAGAGGTATTATTACCAACTACATTTTCGACACTAAAACGATCGTCATCGTGGCAAGAAATAAGTAGGAAACATGATATCGCTAATAAGTATATGATACGTTTCATGATTACTCTCCTTTTGATATTACGCAAAATAGTATTACGATAGATTTATTTTTACAACATTAATATTTACAATTAGAACTCAATACCTATCTTGAAATTAAATCCGTCTATACTCTTACTAGAAAAATGCCCTCTAAAAGAATATCTCCTAGCTTGTGACCCATAACCTAGGGAAAAATTAACAGCTGATTGTTTTCCAAGCATATATTTTACACCGACAAAGGGATTACAGTAAAAACCATTTCCACCATAATCGCTAGTGACATCAATGGCATAACCAATCCTTAATCCTATAAAAGGAACTATCTGCCCATTGGCAAAGTTCCCTCGTAAATCTGCGAAAACGGGAATTAACGCTGATTCACTATCAGTGAAATATGATACTCCTGTTCCCGCACCGAAGAAGAAATACGGATTTAATTGGTATCCGTGAGATGTGGTAAATTGGATACATCCATCATCCCCCGTAGTATATCCCAAATCCAAAAATCCTCGATACCCTTTAATATCATAAGTCCTCTTAGGGCCTAATATTTTCTTAAACGAATAAGATGTATCCTCTTCTTTCCCTAATTTTTCTATCTCATCCATTTGATAGACAAAGATACTTTCGTCTCTGGTCTGTACTTTTATGGATTTGTTTGGTACTTGCTCTATGATAAGACCTCTGATTACACTACCGTTCTTTAGATAAACAACATCTTGTGTTCTCCCCTGTGAATAGGAGTAGGAAACAACTAAAAATAAAAAGGCTATCGCATATAGTATTTTTCTCATCTTACCTTGGTGAATTTAGTTTGTGAATTATATTCTTCTGTGTTAATATATATTTCCGTAGATGATATTTTGGATATCTCTACAAAAATCTTGTTCTCAACCCCCATCTGGGTTATGCTTAATACGACTTTGTAATTATTATTACCTCGTAGTTCCTCATACAATTTTACATCTCCTAAGGGTGGATTGGATTGATTGTAAAATGCGGCACTTTCTTGGGCATGCTTAACGAAATTCATAGAAGCGCCATCTAATCCATATATTACATTGTCTTTAGTACATTGAAATGTTAACATCCCTAGTCCATCACCATTTTTCCATGTACCTATCAACCAATCCGGTGGAGAGAGTTTAAACTCTGTTTGCGAAGTGTTTTTATCTCCATTTTCCCAATCCTCATTTCCATCATCTCCGCATGATGAAAATATAAGCATTATGTACATCAATAAGAAATACATAAATCTCACTTTTGTTACCATAAATCTATTGCTTTTATCCTCCCTGTCCCCTTCGTTCGGTGGTTTCTAAATAAAAGAAGCGTGGGGACTATTGGATGTTACCGTATTTGAGGCTCTGGACTGCCCACCACTCGATAACAAACAACAGCCCCACGCCTTATGATTGTATATAGTTTGCCCCTAGAGGTATAAATATAACAACATAGGCGTAGGAGGCATCTTTGTCTATTATCCCGAGTGGTTGAAATTGTCCAGATTTCAAATACGAGATAATATCTTAACGCTTCTACGTCTTTATTCTAATACGTGGGGCAAAGATATAGATATTTAGAAACGCAAACAACCCTATGACATACTTTTTAATGCTTTATCATAGGGTCGATCAATAAAAATGAGATTTGTCTATCTTTTTATAGGGAGGTGTAAACTGGTATATAATTACCTTCATTTAATGGTTCAACATACACATCCCCATTCTCATAATAGAGTCGATCTTCATACTGATTATGATGAAGCTCCTCACGTATCGCATCTTCATTATCAGCCCAATACTCGTACTCCTCATGCCATGACTTGAAGAAGTTATCATAACATTGTCTCATCAGATCCTCTAAAGAAAAATCCTCCGGATAAGTACACCATGCATTGTAATAATCAATTATAGGTTTCAGGAGATAATAATCATAACACATCCCTGTCAATGGGCAATTATCTCCATAGTCAAACATCACCCTACTATACTTGTGCCTGTATTTGTATTTCCCATCAATATATTTACCTGACGTGGAGAAATACTTGCCCTTGATAATATATGGCATAATATTGTTGTTGATATATCTGAACAGTAATTTACCGCATAGATTCTCAGGGAATATATCACGATGATAATCTGTAGGGTGTTCATAAATAGGATCCTTGTATTTAAACTCATAACTAAAATCATATCTCTCGTATCCAACTTCCCAATTATAAACCCTAGTATCTGTCATATCCTCAAAGGCTTTCATTGACTTTTTATAGTCTATGCCATAAGCATCCATACATTGCTCCATTACATTCCAGTGCTCACGCTCTATGATCCTTTCTTGTGAATCTTTTGACAGCTCATCAAACTCATACAGTTTTAATACAATCTTTTTCATAATCCCTCCTTTTTTAATATAATTAGATCCCTAACGTCAATCGAATGACATACGTACCTCCTTATGTTCACGCTTAGGGATGATCGTGGCTATTCTCACGAACCACCACAATCCAGATTCAGATATCATTCATCCTTTATCTTTACGAATGGGTTTTCTACATAAAACTCCACTACATCCTTAGATTTTATAGATGTCACTATACCGGTGGTATCCACAAATCCATCTGTTTCATCCATTGTCAAATCTTCTATTTTATCTCCCGGCAGAAAACAAAGATTATAGTCTTGATCAATATACATAATCATCTTTAACCTAACCATGTCATCAATGATGCCTTTCATTCTCTCCACGACATCCAATTGATCATTACTAAGCATTAATCTACTTTTTGATGATTCCACTAACCTTATGTCTCCATTCCTGTCAACTACAGTTAAGTCATTGAATTTATACACATCTTCACGTGTTCTGTAATATGTTTCCTTACAATAAATTTTTCCTTTATCATCTATTTCAACATCAAAATATTCCAACTTATCCTTGACAGCTCTTCCGTTTTTGTATTTCCACACATCACCTATTGGAATGAACCCATATAATGACTCAAAAACATCATATATTGATAGTCTTGTCTTAGGAATGCTCTCGCCCTTTTTAAAACATTCTTCGGACGAATAAAATAATTTCCCATCTAATGTCTTCTCAGTCCTACATCCTCCCCATGTTCCTACATATCTAACTACTCCATATGTAAAACTGATCAAGATCTTATCAATCTCAAACCACTTTAATCTTCCTGACATATCGTCAAAAAGATATCCACTCTCTAGATAAACCGATAAACATTCTCTAATTTCCATAACAATTTATTTTTTTTAATTAAACAACATCATTTGCCTTGATCACTATCCGTATCAATATTATGAACAAGCTCATATAGATCATAATCACTACACTCTGCTAAACATAAAGAGAAGACGTTCCTGTCGTTAATCAGGAAATAGCTATCTTCTAATATGAAGATAGATCTTCCTACCTCTAAAAAACAGTCCCATAACTCATTGCCTCTTTTATTGCCAAACACTTTCTGAAAAGTATGACGATCTGCCTTATTCTCGAATTTACGCATCCGTCTAATCCACTCATATCCGTGCCTCACTAAATCCAAGCCGCCGGCTTCATCGAAGCTCCCGTTTTTATCAATCCATTTATTTACATCTATCAACATACTCCCTTATAATATTACATTAAACAACTCGTTTAACCTATCTATCTCACTTAGGTATTCATCTTCTTTATCAAATCCAATTTGCGTCCCTCCCTCCAATCCAAAGGACAGGGTAAAGGATATGACCCAGCCCGATCCGTCCACGGCCTGCCCCTTGGGAACCCAAGACATCACCGCTTTCTTGGATATCCACCATCTCCCTATCTGAACGAAATCAGGATAGTTGTCCATTAAATACACCATCTGATTAGCCATCTTATTAACATCATCAAAAGGCACTATATGATACTTGTTTCTTATCCTGACCTTCAAGAAGGGGTTATCCATATTATATGCCGCAAATGCTGATATCACGGAACTAGGATATCTAACTCCTTTTATTATCACCCATTTCATATATCACCCCCTCTTTATATAACATAAATTCATTGGATAAAATTTATCCGCGCTCTCTTTCCCGTCTCCTCGAAAGTTAGCCAGCCCGCATGTCAGGATGCTCACAAGGTTATCCACCACCTCCAACTCGCTCGATTTGAACCACGCCAACTGGCTGTAAGTTTCACCTATCCATATTATACTCATTCTCCCGTCCCGACTGACCTCCTTCACCAGCCCTATATGGTTTTTAGTGTCCTTAATCACATTTAATTCGTCAATATTTGTAAGCCGAACAAAATCCATCGGCCGTATCACTTTATTCTCGTCCATGTCTTTATCCTCCTATATTCTTTTTATTCTCTCAATTTACGCTTAACCTCTTTAACATATTTAGTAGAATGTAGTCCCCTATGCAATCTTATAGCCCGATCTATATCCTTTTTAGGATTATGATGAGATTGATATATCTCGAACATTTCCCTAGCCTTGATAGGATTTGTTCTATCATCGTATCTATACCGCTTTTTCTCCCGTTTAAGACACAATATCCTATTAACCTCATCTACATACACCTTTTTCATCTGCCACCTCCCTAACGCCCCTGAAGTGGCGTTGTACGCCCGATCGTCATCCCTTGACTCCACGAAAGATAGGGCGGCCGCCAGCTTATCCCATACCCGTGCCTCGACCACTGCCGGCTTCGGGGCGAGGGGCATGCCTCCGTTCCCTTTTGGTGGTGTCAATATTATCATCGTCATCACAAGTAAGTATCTTATCACGTTCCCTTGTTTTTATAAAACTCCTCCCCGAATTTCACATTATCCACATAATCTTCCATACACTCATGAACAATTATATGAATATCCCCCTCCGTGTATGTTACCTCGGACATTAACCTCTCATTGGTCATCCACCAAGAATAACTATCAATATGCCGTATCTCAAATCCATGATCATGCAACGCATACATAACATTATATCTTAAATCCCTGTCCATCATCATACACTCGTACACGATATAGCCATTGATACTTTCATAAGACCTACCGAACGTATAAACGTACCTACCCATCAACTTATACAACTCCCTTGCCATAGGATTCGGGATCGCCTCATCCATATCAAAATCCCCATCTGGATCAATAACCCACTCTACATCCCGCTCATCAATACAAGCCCTAGGCATTCCTATTGTCCGTACATAAAGACGTGATCGGTGATCCTCGCTTAACACCGTCCCGATATACTTTTCCCCTTTGGCATATCCTATATTATGGTTGCCGGTTATATTAAATACAATTTCAGCTCCTATCTTAATTTCATCCATATTCAAGATGTTTGTATCATTTGTTATCTTTTTTATACAAAAAGAGGATATAATGGCATAATATTATGATATCAAGACACGAATGCGTTATCTATCATATTATCATACATATCCTCTATACAACGTCATTTATGGCATTATATCGTATATGATGCCGCAGGCCATAAATACATCTAATTAACCCTTTTTTAAGGGCTTATTGCCATTTAGGTAACTAGCTATGCCTAATATTTTCGAAATAAGGGCTTTTTTAGCCTTATACTCATCGTTTATCCCTATTATCGCATATCTGTATACCATCCCATCCTTCGACACCTCCACGCCCACGTATTTAGGCGCAACGGCATCCCTATGTAATACGATAAACGGGCTTTTGCCGTCTAGCTCATTTATCAACTGATTAAACTGTCGCCTCGTCATCTGATAGTGATATTATTTCCATGTTATAAATACGATCTCTTTTTACCCTTATCTTCTCGCACAGCTCATCGAAGCACCCATCTTCTTCTAACCTACCAACATAATATGATACATTCGATTTAGAGCTTCCTTGAAGATATATATTTCCTCCTATATTCCTTGAGAAAAAATTAGGTAAGATCATCTTTTGCCTCTTATCCTTATTATCTATGTAAGATATAACAACAACCCACAACTCTGGCTCCCGTTCTTTTACCGATAACATAAGATCGAGACCCGATTGACTATTGATATTCCTTCTGCCAGTTTCGTTATAACGTAGAATAATATAATCATCTGCGTTATCATTCTCAACCATCACGACTATAGGGCGATCTCCCTTCCCATTATCACATAATACTCTTGACTCTTTCCCGTTGCGGAGATACACCTTATCGTAATCTCCGTTTTTGTATATCTCAAAATCAAATTCTATCACCATATTATTTTCTCCTATTGATGTATTGTTGCGTACGTCCTTCCTCTATCTTCTCGAAATAAAACTTATTCCCATATAACCGAGTGAAGCAGATATTATACCCGAAATGTTCTGCGCGTCTGATCTGCGCGTAACCTCTACTGATGTCATTATTATCAATCAGCGTAACAAAACAATGTGATCCTACTTCTGTATTCAAAACCAGATTTTCCCAATCTTTTACCTCCATATCAAATCTCCTTAAATAATTTTTTGTTATGATTATCGCTATTATACCATTTATCAATATTATCGTACTGCTTTGGATAAACCCCATAAGACCTACACCACCTAGGTAACGGCCCGTTCAGCACGTCTAACGCCGTCTCAAGGTCAAACGTAGCTTCCTCCTTGACACAACACCCCGATCCACTTCCACAGCTCGGTATATAAACTCTACTATACGCTACGCTCATCCCATATTCCCCATGACTCAGATACCCGATGTTGGGTGAATCAGGGAAGGCGTAATACAACATCGTATAATCACCCTTACTCCAACCTCTATTATAAGTATCATCCTGCCATGCGAAAACCCTGCAACCGGCCTTCTTTAACTCATCAGCCGCTTTTCTTAAAATATTATCTCCCATATCATTTATATTTAAATTATGCCAAGGCGCCGGGAACCGACCCCGGACCATATCCGCACACGTACGATCATGGTATTCCTTCCGCCCCGCCAAGGCTTGGTTCAACATTAACAAACTTTCATATCCTCACACATCTTAAAAAAGACCTCTCTTATGATCCTCTTATACAAGATGTATATCTCATCATCATCCTCATCGAACTCCACGCCCCATGAACGTAATAAATATCTAATGTCGCAATCCGCTATATGAATCCTAAATATGGATGGAACGCTCATTATGTAATCCTCAAAAGCTTTCTTAATCCCATCCCTTTTGATATGTTCTTTATACTCATCCTTGAACACGTCAAGCATAAAAGATAGATATTCCCTATCATATTTAAACTGCTTCCCATAATTATCTGTATCTATATGATCCAGTATATATATTTCTATAGCGTCTCTATCGTATTTTGACATACTTCTTCCTCCTCCTTTTGATATTTTATAACCTTTTTCTCCCCATACGCTTTCGCTAACTGGATAAGTTGACCGGTAAACACCTTGGTACGGTGTTTTACGATCTTATCCACCAGCTCCGGGCATCTGGTTCTCCACCTATAATTAACCTCACCTTTAGCTTTCTTCTTATAATACCTGTAGAATGTTACGGCTACTACCACTTCTCCATTCTGCTCAAAAGCAACCAAATCGTAATTGTTGTAAGCTATTTCGTTCATCGTGTAATATCTTTTATAAATTCAATCACTTTCTTTGGCAGTGAATCTATATCCTTCACTCTTTTACCAAAATTGTACATATGGCTTCTATGCGGATAATAATCTCCCGCATACATCCCTACTCCTAATGGATGGAATGGATCTTCACTACATGAAAAAACAGGGTAATACACCATTCCATAACAATCCTTTATGTTTTTATTTACACATACTATAGTATATCTATCAGCCACTTCATCGCCAAAATCATATACTCTTACTTTTACTTTCACGCCATCTGCGTTTGTCATAATATTATCCATATGTTCCTCCTTTGTTGTTCACTATCCGACTAATCTATTTTCCTTCCATATAATGTGTATGTACCATACCATCCCCTATCCATATTTACCACCTCAATATGAGATATATGATAACAACCATTAGCTATTCTGCCGCAATCGGCTATCACCATAGCTATATTCCTATACCCAGAATCTATGAAAACACGAACCAACCTACCCCCGCTAAATATAGACACCTTGATATCGTCTTTCTCTTTTATAATCCTTCTCATATCATATCCTCCTATCAAACTAATCTATCATTTTACCATAATTAGTATATGATCCACACCACCCACGAGCCTCATTCGACACCCTAATATGATCAATGGGCTTATCCCCGACCATATTATTGGCGTACGATATTACATCCGACATACTTCTGAATCCGGAATCCTTAATGGATTTTATAAGCGTCCTATCATACCCGAACACCAATATCTTCACAATATCTCTTTCTTTCACAGTCCTTCTCGCTCTCATAACATTCTAGCCATAAAATAAACAAACATAAAATCCACCCTATGACCGGTTATCTCGAATATAACCCTACGCTTTTCTATAGTCTGTATATTATCTAACTGAATAGCTATGTAAGGATATTTCAGAACTTTCTCTCTATTGATGTTATTCAAAATAGCGTTGACATCTTGCCTGCGAAAATACATATTTACCCCTATGTAGCTGGCAACCAAAAGACACTCATCTATCACCCCATCAGTATCGAATAGAAATAACATATCATCCTTCTCTATAGTATATTCCACATCAAGAATCTTGATACGTTTGCTCCCGTCCTTCTTATCAGCTATAAGAATCGCTAGCATCTCCTTATCGGTCGTAAGAATATAATACGCCTCTTCTCTCGTAATATTATCCCGTAGATAAAGCAGCGCTTCATCTTGTAATTCCATAATCTCGTCCATGTTATTAGTATTTTATATTACCACGCCAAGGAAAAGGACGGAGACCGACAACCGCGCCTACCACGCCGTGACACCGCCGCCCGTTCCCCTTGGTGTTATTCCACCACCATCAACCGGTTTTAAATTCAACATTCCTCTACCTCTATCTCCATATGATCCTCCCAATCACATCTATCAACATCCTCACCATCCTCGAAATAATAGTAAGCCCATACCTGTACGCCTCCTACCTCTATATATCCATCACTCTTCCATTCTATCAACCCGTCTTGCCTTACCACGTTGGTAGGCTCAGCCCCTAACGACAGCAGATTATTTACTATACTACCGCCAAATACGTTCCTTGCTTCTTCTCTCGTCATATCACTATCAGATTTTTAATATTACACTACCGCCAAAGGAAAACAGGGACGGACGACCAGCGGGGCCGACCCCACGCCATCGCCGCCGCCCGTTTCCCTTGGTTCCCTCCGCATCACTCCCACGCCAACAGACAATATCTACCACCAATAACACTATACCCACCATCGCTCGCAACCGCTTTGCGTTTCCACTTAACGGTAAAGTATTACCCCCGTTTAGAAAGGAATCCTATTGATTGAAGATACTCCCATTGATTGGAAGGTATTTCTTTTGTTGATTGAAGGGGTTTTCTTTGTTTCCTTGGTTTCCCTTGGTTTTTCCTTGGTTTT